GTCGGTCTCGTAGGCGACCTCCTGCACGAAGTCGATGGCCTTCTCCACTAGGTTCCGGGCTACCTGGCGGAAGCCGACGAACCGCTTGACCCGGCGCAGCTTTGGCCGCTTCGAGACGCGGCGATAAGAGAGGACAATGGGCACTGTCCCGCCTTGCACGACGTTCTCCACGTCTTCTCCTTTCTAGCCGCACACGGCGGCGAGTCTCACGATGTCACCGAGCTTCTCGATCGCACTCGGCGGGGCCGGGATGTAGGGCGCGAGTGTTTCGAGGACATCCTCCCGGATACTCGATCCCCACATCCCGAGCAGGTTGCGGCACGCCCCGTCGTCGAGCCGCGCACCGCACTTGTGCCGCCACACAGCATCGTCGCCAAACTCGAATCCGCGCTCGCGAAGATCATTGCACAGTAGCTCGTAGTCCTTCGGATCTGGGGAAGGCGCCTTGAACGCCACCCCTACAATCCATTCCACGTCTTCATGAACGGGCGCTCCTCGGCCGCGATCTTGTTGATCTCCGCGTTGAGGTTTTCGACGTCGCCGAACTCGTTCCAGTCCACGCGTAGGACGCGAGTGTAGCGAGACATCGCGTCCGCGAGCATCTCGTGCTTGTCGTGGATGCGGCGGAGGTAGTCGAGCGGAACGCCGGACTCCTCGGTGCGGGCGCGGCGCTTCATCCGGTCGAAGCAGGTCTGGGGGTCGGTGCGCAGGTAGACGATCACGTCGGGGTAGCGGAGGAACCGCTTCATCGCCCCGAACGTGTCCTCGTAGATCCCCCACTCGGCCTCGGTCATGTTGCCGTCCTCGCGGACGGTCATGCCGAAGCAGCCATCGGCGAAGATCGTGCGGTCCTGCACGACATCGACGCCGTTGTTCACCAGCTCGGCCGCCAGCGTGTGTTGACGGAAGCGCGCCTGGAGCGCGTGCATCTGGAAGGTGAATCCCCAGCGCTTTGGATCGCCATAGTAGAGGCCGAGCAGCTCCTTGAACCTGCCCTTGATGGGCTCGAACAAGACGTGGGTCGGACCATCGTAGCCGGTCCGCAGGCGGGCGAGCATGTTGGCGCACTCGGTGTTGTGCGTCACCTGGAAGTTGCCGAGCAGGAACCGGCCATCACCGTCGAGCGTGAAGCCCGCGTAGTCGCCACGGCCTAGGGGCTCGACCGTGAAGCCAAACCGCAGTGGGTTCTTCTTCTGCTTGCGAGGCCGGGGCTTCTTCCGCTCGACGCGCATGGGCAGAAACGTCATGTCGCCAGAGACGGACATCCGGTAGTAGGGACGGTCGTAGCCGGGCACGGTCTTGATCGAGCGCACGACGCGCAGCCCCAGAGAGCGCGCGACGAAGGCGATGTCGTCGGCGAGCTGCTCACCGCGCTGGACGATCTCGAAGGAGCCCTTGCACAGGTAACCGTCGGTATCGAGAAGCCCGGCCAGCAGTCGAGACCTGACCTCGCGCGAACCGTACTTGCAGCGCGCGGGAATGCTGTAACCGTAGTCCTGCTGCTCCGGCGCCATCAGGTGTCGCAGCTTCTCCAGCAGCGGGTTGCCCTTCCCGTCGCACACGAGTCCGAACGTCGGACAGCGCTCGGGGTATTCGTAGCGACTCAGGCGACACCCCTCGGTCGGTGCGAAGTCGCGCAGGTAGTCGATCAGTTCCTCGTCCGGGAACGTCAGCTGGATGCCCTGGCTGAGATCCTTGCGACCATCCCCCAGCCAGAGCCCGACGAAGTAAGGATCGACCTCGGGCTCGGTCACTGGCGGAAACTCGACCGGAACGGTGAACAGCTTTTGCCGCTCCCGCCACGTCTTGTCGCGCGTCAGGAACTCGTTGAGGGGAATGTCGATGACCTCATCCGTCAGCGTGTCCACAACGGTCAGCACGTGCACGTCGTTACAGATCCATGACGGCGCACGCTTCGGCTTGATCTCGAACATGGGGCCGGTGCCGCGAGTGGTCGAGAGCACCTCGCGCGGCTGACTGTCCGGTCCCATGAGGCGCTGGCCGACCTCGATCCCACCGGCCTTGACGGTGTAACCGTCGTAGAGCAGCACCGGAGTATCCGGGTCGAGACACTTGCCAGTGCCGATGTTGGCCTCGATCCCGATGAAGATTCCCTGGCGCTCACGAAGGTGGGGAAGAGCCTGCATGATCGCGTTCGTGTCGATCTCCTGAATCGCCTGTACCTGGGCCTGCACCTCGGTCTCCTCTTGTTCGTTGGGTTGGCTGGACATGCTTTAGTTCCGATCCGTTCTATGCGTCATACCATCTGGGGTTTCAGCGGTTGTCACCCCCTAGTAGCTCTTCCGCTGTGAAGCGCTTTAGGCACTTCATGCACGTCGTCTTCTTGCCGGTCTCCCTCATCCGCTCGACGGCCTTGCGGGAGATCAGCTTGATCTCGCCCTTCGCCTTGCAGCCGGGACAGAAGTAGGCGCCCGAGGTCAGCGCTGACGGCTCTCGCGCGTCCAGGCGGGCGAGCCTCGCTCGGGCGATCTGGGCGTAGTCCTCGTCTCGGTCGCAGGTCACGAACTGGTAGCCGAGCTTCTTCGCGGCCACGAGCGTTGTCCCGGTTCCGCAGAAGGGGTCGAGCACGACACCGCCGTCTTGTGTAACGAGCCGGACGAGATACTCCATCAGCGCGAGCGGCTTCTGGGTCGGATGGCTGACGACTTCGTCCTGGTGATCGTCATGCTCGTCGAAGCTGTCGCCCTCATGGTTGAAGACCAGCTGACACGCGCGGCAGTAGGACCAGCGCTCCCTGGCTGCGGCCTTCGGCGTGTAGAAGAAGCGGCTGGCGCCCCCCGCGTCTCCATAGCGCGTTCCGTTCGACTCGTCCGGCCGCCCGTCTCCTCGGAAGAGCGACCTGTTCGAGTCGGTACCGAGCCCGCCGCCACACGCGGAGCCAGCGCCGTGCATCCCACCCTCGATGCTCTGTTCGTCCAGCTCGGCGACCGGGCAGCCAGGGGCGCACTCGTACTCCGGGACCTCCTCCTTGCCGTCGGCATCGGCGTATGTCTGGTCAACGCCGCGCTTCGTGCGCGCCTTCAGGTCAATGCGCTGCTTCGCGCCCTCCTCGGGCAGGTTGCGCTTCACGGCCGTTCCGGTGCGGACGCGTTTCGAGCCAATCAGCTGGCACTCGGGCAGATGGGCCACGATCACGTTCGAGGGCCAGCGCCCGGCCTTCGACTCGCACGCGATGTTCTTGAAGCCACCCTGGTGGCAGGGCGAGCCGCCCTTGCCCTTCGGGTAGCTCCAGCCGGGGTTCGGCCCGATGCGGCCCGAGTCGACGTTCAGTGCGCCAGTCCCGTGTTCGAGCACGTGCTCGGCGTAGGTTCCCTTGAACGGCTTGCGGGCCAGCACGATCGGCTCATGGCTGGGTTTTAGTGCCGTGCCCCAGCCCTTCCAGGCAGCGCCCTCTGGCGTGGCGGGCTCATCGCGGATGACACGAGGCGCGGCCTTGCCACGGTTGTTCCTCATGCTCATCCCATCGGACTGAGTGTGGGTACGTACCCGGCCTTCGCCCTCGCGCAGCTCGTCGTTGGCGAACTGGAGCGCGAGCGAGTCGGACTTCCCGGTCGAGACCAGGGCGTCGATCGCCTTCGAGATGTTGTGCGACTTCGGGAAGCCGCTGCCTGTGATCCAGTCGATCTGGTCGTGGACCTCGAAGCCCGCGAACCGGATCGCCATGACACCCCAGTCGTAGGTACGCGCTCCGAAGAAGCTCAGGAGCCAGCCGCCCGGCTTGAGGACCCGGTAGACTTCGCGCCAGACAGCTGGGCCAGGGACGAACGCGTCCCACTTCGAGTACATGAAGCCGGGGCCGGACGCCTCGTACTCGCGACCTTCGATCCAGGCGCGCATGACGTCGATCGGGTCAGGCTGGTGCTTGCCCAAGCCGTACGGAGCATCCGTGCAGCAAGCGTCGATGCACTCGTCGGGAACCTGCCGCAGATACTCCGCAGCTTCTCCAACTCCTACCGTGTTGAGGTAAGACACCAACGCCCCCGACAGGTCTACTCTTCGTCATCCCCCGAGCCAGAGTCTACCTCGTCCTTCAGACGTTGAGCGATTTCTTCAAGACGGCCCCGCATTGCTGCGCAAGCCGCGTCGAACTCGGCGATTACGCCATCGACGATCTCGGCCGCCTCGCCGATGACCGGCGCGCGCATCTCGCGTCGCAGCTCGGTCGCACGCTGGCGGATCTCCTGAAGAACTCGCTCCTGGGCGCCGGACCGCAGACGGCTGTAGGCGTCCTCGACCTTGTCGAGCTTCGCCTGGAGCTTCGCCATGCGTTTGATAGCCGCATCGGCCTTCTCTCGCTCGGCCTCGGCTAACGCCTTCCAGGCGTTGTCCACGGTCTCGAGCGCCTCCTGGGCGCGTGGCGCGTTCTTCGCCACCAGGCTCTCGCCCGCCATCTGAACGGCGTCCACGAACCAGTCGGCGCCACATCGGGCCGCGCCCTGGACGGCCGACGACCATCCGTCGCGGGCCTTGAGGACCGGAACGCCCCACTCCGATCCCAGTTCGTGCGCCTGCCTTGAGAAGTTGTGGGAGACAGCGACCGTGCAGATCACGATCGCGTCGGCCCGCTGCGAGCCGAGCTTGCCTTTGCCGCTGTTCTGCGCCTGCTGGTCGATCAGCTCGATCTCGAACGCGTTACGCGCCCAGATGGGGATGTTCTTCTCCTTGCCTCCGACCACGAGCACGCGGGGGCGAGACGGACTGTTGGACATCACGTCCTCCAGTGACGTTCTACCCAGCGTCTGCCACATCCCGGCCGAGATCGGCCAGCGCTTCGACCGCGTCAGCTGGCCAGCGCGGCTTGATCTCCCTGGTGTGCAGCCGTTTGTCGGTGACCTCGACGACCTCGGCCTCCCAGCCGCCAGCGATCAGATCCTTGAATTCGCGAACGATCTTGGAGAACCGCCTGGCCCAGGCCACGTCCTCGAACCGCGTCGGCCCCTTCATGCGCTCTCGACTGACATCACGATCGTCGAGCGTGAACCACGATCGGTTGGTGACTCGGCGCCCATCCTTCCATCGATAGCCGATCTCGGTCGATGAGGCCCACTTGATCTCGCGCTTCCCGTTCTTGCTCGTACGAACGAATCGCAGCAAGATGAAGGACTCTGTCGAATCTCTGACTGTCTCGCGTTCGATCATGTCTCCTCCGCCAACCGGCTCAGTCGGGTGATCGCATCGTCTGGTTGGCTTGTGATCTCCACCTCGCCGCAGACCGGCGGCAAGCCGTAGGGAGGCGGGAAACTCGTGTGGACTAGTTTGCTGCCTGGGCCGATCCCGACGTAGGCCAGCTCGCCGTGCAGCTTGCCCGGATCCGGGTTGACCGGCCCCTCGCTTCCGCACCGCTTACATCGCCAACGGAGCGCACGTTCGCTCACGGGACCTCCTCGGTCAACTAACCTCAGCCGCACTTCTCGTCCTCTTCCAGCCGCTTGACGATCCACTGGCAGACGTCGCCGTTGTGGCGGTAGGCGTCGCCCGATTCGTGGCGCAGGATCAGGCCACGATCGCATAGGCCATCACGGCCGAGTTGGGGATCGCGAACCTCCAGCAGCTTGCCCTTCCGTCCCTTGCCGGGCCACCGGAGCCGACCGATCTTCGTGTCGGTGTTCGTGGTCCAGGGCCGAAGGGTCACCCTCAGATCGGGCCAGGTCTCCTCGATGAAGCGAGCGAGTACCGAGAGGCGCGGCGGGATCGGCTTGATCTTGAAGCCTGGCATCCACTTGGCGCCTTGCTTGATTTGCCTGATCAGCTCTTGGTCCACGTGCTCCTGCTCTCTTCCTCCAGCTCCCTGAAGACCCTCCTAAACGCCTCTGCGAACGCGGGAACCTCCTTCTGGACTGTGGCCGTGTCGGCGATCCCGGCTCCCCACAACACCAGGAGGCGTTGTTTCTCGGGCAGATGCTTGAAGACGCGCTCCATCGGTCCCACGAGCGTCCACTGCCTCACGAGTACCTCTCCCACAGCTCAAGCTGCCGTGACGCCCGGCCGCGCTTCGCTCGTCGCTCCCGCCGGATTTGCCGGGCGAGCGCATCGTGGAACCGCAGCGGAACGAAGGTCGTGTCCGAGTCGCGCGCCTGGTCGCCGTAGCAGACCGTGATCGGCTCCAGCCGCTCGTCGTCCTTCTCGTTGCTCACGATGACCGCATGGACTCGACGAAAGCCTTCGCCATCGATCCCGATCGCGTGCTCGTACTGGGTCACCTCTCGGTGGCTCTCGTGGCCGAACACGATCGTGCCCCAGCGCCCGTCGTAGATCTCGGCCCAGAACACGTCACTCATCCTGGTGCCGGACAGCTCGTAGTAGTGGTCGTCGAGGTAGCGCGTGCGGAGCATGTAGTCACCGGCGATCTCGGGCGTCGCCATGTGCGGCGTGACGCCGCCGTGGACGCAGAACAGGTCCAGCTCGTGGACTACGATGTAGCGCGGGAGCGCCTCCATCCAGTCAAGCTCCTCGCGGGTGAGCTGGCGGTAGAGCTTCTTGTCTTCGGGCGCCGGGATCCGATCGCGGCCCGGCTTCGGGATACGGCGGCGGGTTCGCACGTAGGCGTCCTCGTGGTTGCCGCTGATGACCTCCAGTGACCGCAGCGCGCCGGACCTGGCGCGGAACTGCCAGGTCATCGCGATGCGCAGGCACGCCTTGGACGCGGGGCCTCGATCAACCAGGTCGCCCAGGAGGATGATGCGGTCGACACCGCGCTCCTCCAGCTCACCAATCATCTCAGCCAGCTCGGTCGCGTGTCCGTGTACGTCTCCTATGATCCCGACCCTCACGCTGCCTCCACGAGCCGCTCGGCCAGGTTGGCGAGGTAGGAGCTGTCCTCGATTCGCTCGATCCAGTCGGCGGGCACGCCCTTCTGGCCGCCGAGGCCCCAGTAGGCTCCCGCGAATGCGCCGGAAATGCAGCCGATCGAGTCCGAGTCGCCGACCGTGTTGGCGCCGTAGCGCACGGTCTCGACGTATCCCTCGCCACGAGCGTGGGCGAGCAGGAAGCAGTAGAGCGAACTGGCCAGCGCCTCGTCACCGTGCCAGCTCTCGCCGAGCGCGAGGTCGTGTGCCCCATAGTTGACCATCACACGCTCGGGGGTGATCTCACCGGCGAGCGTCGCCTTGAGAGCGCGCGGCACGCGATCGAGGAGGCTGAGGAGCTTCGGGTCGTACTCGCCCAGCTCCCAGCCGCACGTCTCCATCAGGTCGGGGAGCAAGAACTCGGCGGTAATGTCGCCGCCGGTCACCTTCCCCCGGGCGAGCATATGAACCGCGAGCGCCCCCAGCTGCGCGGCCTGCCACGCTGACGGGTGGCCGTGCGTGCAGATCGCCTGGGCCTTCGCGATCTCCATGATCGTCTCGGGCTCATCGTAGACCAGGCCGACCGGCGCGGTTCGCATCACTCCGCCGCAGCCCTTCGAGTGCTTGATGCCGCTCTCGAGCCAGTGGGCGCCGTTCTCTAGGTTCCGGCACCCGCCCATGCACGTGTTCCCGGGCGCGCGGCCCGACTGGTCGGATCGCAGCCACCTGATGAGGTGCTTGACCACGACTGGCATCACGAAGTGGGGGTCGGCCATGTCGGCCGTGCAGACCGGATGACCGAGCAGCTCGGCTGCCGCGCGCTCATGCTTGATGCTGGCCGCCGCGTCAAGGAGCCCCTCGGCGATGGCGATTGTCATGCACGTGTCGTCCGTGAAGCGGCCGTTCGTCTGAACCAGGTTGCGGATCCCTGCCTGGCCAAACCGGCGGCGGATCCCCTCCATCCCCATGAACTCGGTCGGCGCGCCGAGCGCGTCGCCGCACGCGAGTCCGTAGATCACTGCCTTGCTTCGATCGGGTGTCATCATCTTCAACCTCCATCCCTCCCAACAACCGCAGGTCCCTTTCTCACAAGGTTCTACCCAGGGGCGGCCCGATGCTGTCGGAGGGCCTGGGTATAACCCCTGGTGGCGCAGCAACATCGGATTCTTCCGTGAGAACTGAGCGCGGTGTTGTTGGGAGGAGTGAAGGAGGAGTTCAGTGGGACTCAAGAAGGTCAGCAAGAAGACGCTCGCAAAGAAGGATCTCTCGGACGGCATTCAGGTGCCCTGGCACCTGTGCCTCGACTACCTGCTCGCTGGGCGGGCCGTCGTGACGCTCGTTGACGTCGCGACCACCAAGCGGCACACCTACTTCGTTTCTCGCGCCACGGACGACGAGAAGCAGCCGGACGGCACCGTCAAGGAGGTCGAGAAGGACCGCTGGTTCGTCCACGTGTTGCACGGCTCGGGCGACGGGCGGCGCTACTCCTACATCGGCGTGATCGACGACGTGCACGGCGTCCGCCGGTTCCGCACCACGAAGGGCACCAAGAAGGCCGCCGCGACTGCCGAGAACATCAACCTGATCGGCGATACGACCAAGTGGCTCGTGGATGGTGTCGAAGCCTCCCACAAGATCAAGTTCTGGCATCGGGGCTTCTGCGCGCGCTGCTGCGCGGCCCTGACCGTTCCCAGCTCGATCGCGACCGGCTTCGGCCCCGACTGCGCGAAGATGATGGGGATCGCGATGAAGAAGGTCTCGCCCAGCGTGGTCGAGAAGCTCGCCGCGCTCTCGCCCGTCGAGGGCGAGCCCGCGCCCGCCAAGAAGGAGACGGTCAAGGAGCCCGAGGGGCTCGACGTGGCCGGAGCCGTAGAGAAGGTGCTCACGAAGCAGTTCGAGGCTGCCGCGCCCGCCGAGGAGCCCGAGGAAGACCCGACCGCTGTCCTGCTCGCGACCGCCGTGAAGCTCTCCAAGATGACGGCCGCTGAGGTCTACGAGTGGCTGAAGGCGCGCGTCAAGGTCGAGAACGGCGAGATCGCCGAGCTGCTCACGCTCGACGACCTGCGCACGCCCAAGAAGGACACGGCGTGAACCGCCACGCAAGGAACACGCTGGGGCTCGCTTCCCGAGAGGGAGGCGGGTCCCAGCACGAGAGTCAACGTACCTACCAACCCGAGAAGGCGGGGTAGAACCTACCCCAGGAGAGATGTCCAGTGAAGCTGCTCTTGACGAGCTACAAGTTCTACGACGCGATCATGGAGCAGGTCAGCGCCGACCTGGCCGACTGGCTGCACGATCACGAGAAGCGCTGGAAGACCCAGGTCCGCTGGGACCTTCCCGACGACGACGCGTTCCACGCCGAGGAACTCGTGGGCGCCCTGTCGGCGCTCGCGGAGGCTGCCGAGACAACCGCCAAGCGCGGCAAGGCGATCGACCGCCTGGTCGGCGAGATCCGGGCCGTGTACCCGGCGACCGAGGCTCCGGCGACCGAACCCGACCTGGGCGAGCAGATCGAGGCGATCCTGGGCGGAACGGACGACGACCAGGCGGTCCTTCAGGACATGCTGGCGCAGGCTCCGGCAGGTGCGCCGACCGAGATCGTCGAGTCGGCCCTGCGCGATCTGGTCACCGAAGGTCAGATCCAGGTTGTTCAGACCACGGCCGACGACCAGGTGGCCTCCCAGGAGCCAGTGGAGGCCCACCAGGAGCCTGAAGAGGTGGTCGAGGCCCCGGAGGTCAAGCCGGTCGAGAAGGCCCCCCAGAAGGCCCCGCAGGCCGTGGAGCTGTCCAAGCCGGAGCCGGTCGCTCCGGCCGCGCCCCCGGTCCAGAAGCGGGCCGCCTACCTCCTCGCCGACCTGTTCCGAAACCTCAAGGTCGACGAGGCGTAAGCCCTTGATCTTCGAGAACTTGACGAGCTGGAACACCGAGGATCTGCGCCGGGTCATGGACCTGGCGCTCTCGGTGGTCAACGACAAGGGAGAGAAGGTCGGCGTCCGCGTGGACACCCCGATCGTGGCCCGCCACTACACGGCCCGGTCGGGGCTCGTCTCGGCCAGCTTCGACCCCAACACGCGATCGGCCATCCTCCGTCTCCGTCGGCCCGGCCGGGTGGACCTGGAGGTCGTGGACGCGCTCGCGAGCGTCATGGACGGGGCGCTCGGTCGGATGCCGCGCGAGATGGTCGAGCACGTCTTCCTGGGCGGACTCGCGCTGGTGCGCGGCCGGTCCTACCAGGACGGCTGGACCAGCTGGGCAGCCAAGGACAAACCGCCGCCGCCCGAGCTGGACGAGATCCAGGTCCGGGCATCGCGCACCAGGCACCGACGGTCGCCCGCCTGGCTCCGTCGGCAGCTCGAGGCCGCCGAGAAGGAGATGGACCGGATCAACGCGAGCTGGCGGTCCGAGGTCGGCCTCCAGCAGCGAAAGATCGACGCGATCAGGGCGAAGCTCGCCGCGCAGGAGAATCCGTCGTGAAACTCAAGAACGAGACGCGCTACAACGGCCGCGACATCCGAGGTCTCCTGCTCGCCTGCGCCCGAGAGCGCGGAATCACGCTCGGGAACCGGACCATCACCGTGGTTCACGCGCCACTGCGCAGACAAGCGGCGGCCGGAGTTCGGAACACGCTCAAGCTGATGCGACCCGAGCGTCTGCACGACAACGCGATCGACGCGTTGGCCGGGGTCAGCGCTGACGAGCCTACGATGCCGCCCGGGGCGTTCCTCGACGTGTGCTCGATCATCGCCTGGTTCGTCTACGGTAGCCAGACGTGGTTCGACGAGCTTCCCGACTGGGCGGTCGGCCGCAGCGTGCGCTTCAAGCGGCAGGAGCCGAAGCAGGAGCGTCCCACGGGAATCGAGTACCACCAGAAGAAGCTCGCGGCCGAGCAGGCCAAGCTCGCCGAGTGGGAGGCCAAGCTCGAGCACGCCGAGCGGTTCGCACAGCGGTGGCGCAAGAAGGTCAACAGCCGCCGCGCGACCATCCGCCGCCTCAAGCGCGAGCAGGGGCAGATGGTCGAGCCCGGCGATTTGTAGGGCACCCGGTCACCAGACGAAAGCGAGGGCAGCCCGCACGAGCGAGCGCCCTCGTTTCGTCGGATCGGTTGGGCGGTTAGCCCTAGTAGATGCCCTGGACCTTCGCGTTGGCGTTGGCCGCCGACGTGGCGTCGTGGCTGTGACGACGGGCGGTCAGCCAGCCGTTCCAGGTCGCGCCCTCGACAGTGATGTTTCCGGCGCCGGTCTTCATGTGGAGCTGGAGCTGGTGCTCGCCCTTCGCCAGGCGGACGGTGCGCTCGAGAACGAGCGCGTCCTCCTGGTCGGCGACCGAAGGCATCGACTTCCGCACGAGGCCGTCCGCGAGCGGGGCCATGTCGGTGCCGTCCATGAAGAACGTCGCGTCGATCACGCCGTCCACCGCGCTGTGCGACAGCGTGAGGAACGCCTTGAGGTCGATGAGCATCTCGTCTTCCTCGACGGTGAACTTGAGCGATGCGATGAGGCTCGCGCCGGTGGTGTAGTTGAAGGCCGTGATGCCCGTGAGGACGACATCGGCAACGATCGGGGCTTCGCCGAGCATGATTCTCTCCTCGATGATCTCTTTGTCTGGTTTGACGCTTTAGGCGTGGAGGTTCAGCCCGACTGGCCTACGGCCTGCCGGTGTCCTGCTGGTTGAGGCCGAACTTGTAGTTGGCCGTGATGACCTGGTCGGTCAGGGCACCACCGCTGTTGTTGTAGAGGCTCATCCGGATGAACTCGCCCTCGCGGAGGGTGATGCCCGGGAAGCTCCGCACGGTGGTCGAGACCGTCGCGTGCGGCTCGCCCATCAGGTCGAGGAACGCGTCGCTGGCGGTCGGAAGCACGTCGGTCGTCTCGTTGACGATGAAGCGCACGTGGCCGGTGTCGGTCGGGGCGCCCGTGGGATAGTAGGCGGTGGCCGGACCCTGCACGCCCTTCTGCGCGGGAGGGAGGATCTTGCGGATCTCGACAGTCCGGCAGTAGACGTTCGCGAGCTTCAGCGTGGCGGGCAGCTCGACGGTGCAGTGCCCGGCGCTGAAGTCGTCCCGCGCGGGCGGCTCGACCACGTGATCGGACCCCTCCGCGTAGGGAACCTGCGCGGGCGTGGTCGTCTGCGGACGCGGAATGTCGAACGACGTCAGCGTGGTGTTCGGGAAGGTCTGCGTGACGACCTTCGTTGCCTGAATCCTGGTAACGGTCATCTCTTGCTCCTTGGAGACGGAACCTCTACGTCAGGGTGACATTCTAGGTCCGTCGAGTTGGGGGGTCAAGCCGATAAGAACTGGTCTTCCTGGGTCTTCCGAGGGTTCTAGTGGACTCTACGTGGTGTACTCGAAAGCCGCCACCAGCTCGCCCGCGTGGATGCTCATGTACTCTGCGGTTGCACCGGAGGTGCCCCCGGTGAGCGTCTCGGATGCGGTGAACTGACCGCTGACCTGGCTCACCTTCAAGAAGCCATCGCCGACGAGGCTGATCTTCGCGGTCGCGCCGCTCGTGCCGCCTGTGATGATCTCCTTCCGTTGGAATGGACCGCCAGTCACGGTACCGTGGTTGACCTTCGAGTCCCGCTGGCCGTTGGCGTTCTCGATCGAGACGGTCACGAAACCGTTCATGCAGTCGCTCGACGCCAGCGTCGCTCGCGCAGCCGAAGTGCCGCCGAGGATCTCCTCGCCATTGGTCATGTTCCCGGAGAACGTGTCGCACTTCATTGTGGCCGCCTCCTGAACCGTCGCTGTGTTCGAGGAGGTCTGGCCTGTGATCGTCTCGCTGTCGGAGAAGGTGGGCACGGTCGGATCGGCGTTGAGAGCGGCCGATGCGCTCGAGGTCCCGCCGGTGATCGTCTCCCCGTTCTGGAAGTCGCCGGTCACCGTCTTGATCATCAGGTAGGCCGCCTCAACCTGGGTGACCACGCCTGTCGCTGAGCTGGTCCCGCCAGTGACGGTCTCCCCCACCTGAAACGGGCCGCCGGTCACGGTACCGTGCGCCAGCTTCATGTGCATCTCGGCCACGAGGAGCCGGACCTTACCAGCTGGCGTGTCGCACGTCAGCGAAGTCGCGCTGCCCACGCTCACGCTCGTAGCCGCAACCCCATCGACCTTGACGGTCGGCGTCTCGACATCGAACGCGTGGCCCGTCAGCTCGATCGAGGTTCCGCCAGCTGTCCCACCGCTCTTGGTGGCGCCGAGCGAATCAACACGCGGCTTGCTCACGTTCGTGAAGTCGATGTTGCCATCGCTCGCGGCCGGTGTGCCGTCGTCGTGGACCACCGCCTCGCCGCCGCAGGTCGCGCACGTGAACTTGTGAGGCCCTGGGCCGTTCGCGTCGTCCTTCCACGCCTGGCAGAACTGCTCGCTCGTGATGTGGGCCGGTCGGTTAACCGTGAACAGAACGCCGCATCCGTAGGGGCACGAAAGCTGAATCTGATCGACTGCCATGTCTCTCTCCTGAAGCTGATTCTATTCTGACTATCGACGAAGCTGCCCTAGCCGGTCGCGTAGAAGATGCAGATACCGTCTTCGCCCGTGGCCCCGGTGCCTCCAGGTCCGCCGTCGTTGCTGCTGAATCCGTCGCCGCCTGCTCCGGCTATGCCCCCAGAACCGCCGTTAGCGTGGATATGCGAAGCGTCTACATTCGTTCCTGCCGTATCGTAGACGACGCGAAGGACTCCCCCTCCGCCACCACCCCCGCTGCCGCCGCCACCACCGCCGTAACCGCTGCCACCAGCGCCGTCGCCGTCGCCTCCGTCGCCTCCGCTCGCGCCGTCCGCAGAGATCCGACCTGTGGCATTGATGTCGAGGGTTCCGCCGACAAACACGTCAAGCTCGCCACCTCCAGCGCCAGAAGCTCCTCCGCCGCCTCCGCCTCCGTAGGAGCCACCACCATAGGGAGCATCACCGCCATCGCCACCATCACCGAGATCAGATACGGTCTGCGCACCAGGGGATCCGGCAATGCCTCCCGGCCCCACAGTGCCGATAGGTGTAGTCCCACCTTGTAGCGCACCACCTCCTCCTGCTCCGCCCCCGCCTCCGCCTCCGCCGAACAGCAGACCGAGCGAGTCGCCTCGGTCGTCGGCCAGGCGCGCGGCCCAGGTCGAATCCAGTGCTACGACAGCGGTGCCGCTTCCGCCGGTTCCTTTGGAGGCGGTTGCTCCAGTACCACCAGCAGCAAGACCGGCGCCGTCCAGGTTCGAGCTTCGATTGGAACCGTCTCCACCATCTCCTCCACCCTGCGCTGAAGGAGTACCTCCGATCACCCCGCAGCCACCTCCACCACCAGCACCACCAGCGGAGATGCACCCGATCCCGTCGCTCCCGTCCGTAGCGTCAGCGGCTTTGGATCCACCTCCCGTCGATCCACCCGTGTACTGCCGCCCGGCGGCGCCAGCCGTTCCAGCGGCTCCGGCTGTTCCTCGACCATCCGCCGTGATTGCGCAGCCCGCACCAATGTCGCAATCTTCCTGCACGAGGACTACGAGCTTGCGGCGAGCCGTGGCGATCAGCTTCGCGCTGGACGAGATCGTGAGGCTCCGGTAGTCCTTGCGCCCGTCAGCGTTCGCGTCGGCGACGATGCTCACGTCTCCGAGACTGCCGTCCCCGAACGTCGGACCCTTAGCCGCGCTCACCCCGTCATCGAGTTCGGTCGAGGTTGCGAACCCGCCTAGTCTGATTGCCATGTGACTCTCCTACGCGGCGTACTCGAACCCGTCAGTCAGCGTACTCCTGCCGGTCCAAGATCCCTCACCGTTCTCGATGGTGACGTCGACCGCTCCGGCGGCGTGAGCCGGAGTGTCGCACTGAAGGCTTGTCTTGGTCTGGTTCTGGATGTTTGTGGCGGCGACTCCGTCGAACTTCACCTCGACGTCGTCCAGGTCGAGGTTGTAGCCCTGGATCGTAACCGTGTCGCCGCCCGCTGTCCCCCCGGTTGCCGGATCGATAGAGTCGATAGCTGGCGTCGGACCATTCCAGTCTGGGTCGCTGTACCAGCCGTCGATCCGAGCCTCGTCGGTGTACTCGACAGCCGTAGTTCCGGCCGGAGGAGTCCACGGGGTCACGCCATCCCACACCGTGATGTTCTCGATCAGGCCGTCTGAATCACGGACTATTGCGTAGTTGCTCACGGTAATCTCCTAGTCGTAGACGTAGACGACGACTTTACCGGCGGCCCCAGAGCCGATGGAAGTCGAGCCACCACCACCACCACCGCCAGGTTGGGTGCCGTTGCCGCCGCCACCGCTGCCGCCATTGCCGCCGTTCACCGAGGAACCACCTCCCTGTAAGCCACCACCTCCCCCACCGCCGCCCCAAACAGAGCTACCGCCGCTGCCCGAGCCCACCGTGTCCTGGAAGCCGCCGCCCCCACCACCGCCAAACACAGAGTTGGCTCCGTTTCCTCCAGTACCGGCACCTCCGGCCCCGCCATCCACGCTCCCGCCTGCTCCCCCAGAAGGGCCGGACGCCCCGGCGGATAACTGGGCGCCACCGCCGCCTCCCACCGCCTGCGGGCCAGGCGCTCCAGAAGACCACGTGCCGCCTCCACCGCCATAAGCCGAAAGGTGCGCGCCGAATGTGGTCGTCCCTCCAGTCCCCCCAGTCCCTCCTCCAGGCCCTCCTCCTCCAATGGTCACGGTCTGGTTGCCTGATATGTCACCGAGGTTCATCCTGCGCTCGACGTAGCCTCCACCGCCTCCTCCAGACCCGCTACCTGGTGAGGTACCGCCGCCCCCGCCACCGCCGCCCCAAGCGCGGATCAGAACGATGCTGCCCACGGTAGGCTTGTTCCAGGTGCCGTTGCTCGTGAACTCCTGCACATCGACGGGGTCGGCCTTGTTGCCGACGTCGGTCTGAAGCGTGCCGATGTCGGAGGCGTTGTCGGAGATGTCACTCGCGTTCTGGGTAACATCGGCAGCGAGTCCGAACTTGCTGACGCTGATAACCATGTTAGCTCCTATACCTGGAAGACGGCTACCCAACCGTCTTCACCTGGTCGACCGGCGGCACCATCGCCGCCGGTTGCCTCCGAGCCACCGGCACCGCTCCCAGCCGCCCCGAAACCACCGCCGTCCGCAGTAACATCAGTGCCAACTACCAAGTTCGTTCCGCTACCAGCGTAGACGACCAACACATGACCTCCGCCGCCGCCAGAGCCACCTCCGCCACCACCTCCGCCGCAGACAGGATCACCACCAGCAGACGAGCTGCCCCCAGCACCGCCGTCTCCGCCGTTGGCTGAAATCCGACCTTGGCCAGAGGTCTCGATCTCCAGATCACCTCGACACCAGACTTCGAGAAACCCTCCACCAGCTCCTCCTCCTCCTCCTCCGCCACCCGAGGAGAGAGTGCCATCACTTGGCCCTACGTCTCCGTCCTCGCCGTGACCTACGTCAGCCCCGGTCTGTCCGCCAGCGTCTCCGCCGTCAGCGTCTGCGGTCGTTCCAGTGTTCTGTCTCGAAGCACCAGAACCACCTCCACCTCCGCCACCACCCTGTCCTTGGTGGAACAGTACTCGATTCTCTAGCCAGTTAGTCAGCATCCGAGCTTTGATGGTACTGTCGTATGCGGAGATCGCGGCGGCCTGGTTACCTGAACCACCAGATCCAACGCCGGTCCCTCCAGTGGAACCTCCAGTGCCGTCCAGAATCACTGAGGATCGAGACCCTCCGTCGCCACCGTCCCCACTAGTTCCGACAGAGCCTCCCACCCCTAATCCGCCACCACCCCCGCTGCCGCCGCCAGCAGAGGCCGTAAGACCATCGACGACGTCTGCCGAATCACCGCCCGGATCACCGGGATCTGATCCGGCAGTATCACCGCCAGAGCCGGTGCCTCCTGCACCCGCAGCCGAACCACGACCGTCAGCATGGATCGCTCCAGTACCTTTGATCAGGATATTCCCGAGCGTCTTGACGACCAGCTTCTGACCGGCAGTAGCTGCTAAGTAGTAGCCCGTCCTAACAATCAGGCTGTTGTAGTCCTTGATGCCGGACGTCTCTGTGGACGCAGTCGCTCCGGGACCGATGACGACATCCCCGAGAGAACCGCTGCCGAAGTTGAAAGCGGAGGATAGGGCGATACTCTCAACAGGCGTCTTCCCTTTGTCAATAAAGCTGGGCATCGTCCTACTCCTGCTTCACGAACGGTCGTCCAACGCGAACCCACTCGTCGGCGTCCACGGTGATCTCCATGACAACATGGAACCGGCCATCTCCCGAAGGTGTCGCGTCTGTGAGGTCTGTGTCGGTCAATGTGATCTCAGTCCTGCTCGTAGGTCCGGTTGTCAACGACGACGCCCCGTACTGGTTCGTATCACCGTTGCCCTCCGTGTAGACCTTCAGCTGATACTCACCACGTGTGCCGGTACTCGTGTAGCTGGCCTGAGCGCCACTCGTACCGCCGTTTAGCGTCCCTGTGAACGAGCCGCTAATGTCGACCATCCAGAGGTGAAGCGAGCCGACCTCGACAACGACCCCGCTACCAGTCGTTCCGGTAACGGTCTCACCGACCAAGAAGGGTCCGCTCGTGACCGAACCGTGAACGATCTTTGTGGGAGCCTGCACAGGGATCTTGATCTGCTTGACCGTCGTCTGGGTCAGAGCCATACGCCCTGCCCACGAGATGTTCACACGGTTCGATGAGCCGCTCGCAGCACGCCCGTAGAACCACTGCTCGAAGTCAACGTCGAGTTGGGCAGGCTCCTTATCCGCGCTGGCAGAGCCGCTGATCTGAGCGAAGTCCGTCTCGCTCAGGTAGCCCTCCGAAATGGAGATTACGTCGAAGCCGGTCGATGGGCCGACGCCGGTCACGACCGTGGCGTTGATCACCTGGAAGACGTCACTGTCTGCCGTGTCGTCGGGGTCTGAGAACGCCCGCCGCGCGAGCTTGATGACCAGTGTGTCGCCAGCTCCGATGTCGTTCGCGCTGATCGAGCGGATCACAACAGAGCGGTACGGATTCGTACTGGCCGCGCAGGTCAGGATGAACTTCTGGACCGCGATCGTGTCCACGTCGTTGCCCGAGACGTCGGCAATACTGCCCTCGGTCTCGAGAACGACGTCACCGCCCGTGCCCGTGTCGAGGGCGTAGGTCAGTCGAATGTGCAGGTCCGACATCCCGTCCCAGTGTTCGGGCACCATGCACTCGAACTTCTGCTCGTTGTCGGCCGCTCCGGCACTGTAGTCCAGGGTGTTGAAGTTGCCCTTGGTCCCAGACGCCGGGGCCGTCTCATCGGTGTCGGCGAAGAGCTGGATGTGCTGGAAGTGGTTCCGCGTGCCGACCTGGCCGGTGTAGGAGAAGTCGAAGCCGATGACCTGCCAGTTGCCGGTGTGGTCGTCGTCCCCGTGATCGGCATCGCGCTTCAGGCGAATCTGGATCGTATCTCCCGCCTGGAAGTCGACTGCGTCGATCACGATCGAGGCTGCGCTCGTCCGGTCCGGGTTCTGGTCCTCGCGAACCGTGAGCGTGACCCCTGCGGCCGTGTATGTGCCCGTGTCGATGGAGTTGTCCGACACGTCGATGATGTCGGCTTCCCACTCGAGCCGGATCTGGTTGTTCGGCGAAGAGACGGACGTCGCCATCGCGTAGGTAATGCTCAGGGTCAGGTCGCCCGAGTCGTAGTCGTCCGGGACCTTGAAGTCGAACTTGACTCCGTTGTCGGTATCTGGATCGAAGTCGAGCGTGTCGAAGTTGCCCTTCGTCCCGGCCGTGGGTCCGGTACCCCAGTCCTCGACAAACGGGATCTGCTTCGAGATCGTGCCGGTGACAGACCCGCCGCCTCCCCCACCAGGAACCTCGCCGTCTTGGATCAGTCTCGGCATGATCTACGCCCCCACGATGAAGAAGACGAAGCTACTGAGCCCAGGCGGCGGCCCTGTTCCGGCTGCCCACTGGAGCGACACCGCCTCACCGGCCGTGACCGGGTAGCCAGCCAGCGGCGTGTAGGCTTGCGGGTTCGTACCGACCACCGGAAGAGGGAGACCGAACGGAGCCGGGGTTGCAGCAACAGTCTTCCAGAGCTGGAAGATGTTCGAGGGATCTGGGGCCGTCACGACCCAGGCACAGCCCACAATGAAGCCGGTGATCGGAACCGGGTGGTCAGCTGGGAAGCCGGGATGCGCGCCGCCCCAGGGAATGCGGGTTGGAGTCTGGACAGCCGGGCCGGTAAAGTCCAGCGGAGTCATCGGCGTCGCGTCGAAACCGAACCCGATCTGGCACGTGGCGACGCCGGGGAGCGTCGTGTGCTCGATTAACGCGTGCTCGGCCTCGGTCTGGTAGATGTCCATGTTCCGCGACACGCTACACCGCCTTCAGGAAGGGCCGCCCCACGTAGAGGGTCTCGCCAGCGTCGATGTAAGCCTCCACCTTCACGATGACTCTCTTCTCTCCCGTGGGCTGGTCTTCCGACAGGTCGCTGGAGCCATCGATCGTAACTAATGTCCTCGAAGTAGGCGCCGTCTGCTTCGTCCCGTAGGTGCCCGTGTACTGGTTCGATCCGCTGGCACCGTCCATGCGCACGTCGACCAGGATCTCCGATCCTGAGGTCCCCTTGATCGGGATCTTGATGTCGCTGATCGTCGTCTGTCGAGTATCAAGCCTAGCCTCGTAGTAGGCATCCACCCGTCCACCAGCGACCGTGGACTCGAACTCATCGTAGACCTGGAAGTCGGTCGCGTCGTACACGGTGTCCGCGTCCACACCGGAGGTCGAGATGATGTCAAAGACGCCGAAGCCCATCTGGCTCTGCGCCTGAATCGCTTCCGTCAGGGACTCGTTCAGAGCGCCAACGATGCTCGTGGCGGTGAAGCCGGATAGCGCCTCCTGGCCGGACTCGTTGAGCGTGATGGAGCTGCCGCGTGCGCCGAGTGTCAGATCCACACCGCTGGGCGACGTAAGCGTCAACGCACCGGCCGCAGTGAGCGTGAGGGCGGTATCCCACGTGACAACGCTGCCCTGGGCGATACCGGACTCGTAGTTGATCAAGAGCTGGTCGCTTTGCTTCCTGATCTGGAAGTTGCTCCCAGCGTCCGACGATCTCCACGCGCCGTTGTAGTAGGCGTCGAAGGAGACGTCCATGTTGTCGTGCTGCCACGTGAAGACCTGCATCAGCGGATAGACATCGGCCCCGGTGACGAACGTCTGGTGCGGTCCGTCCGCACTGGCGTCGCTGCCGTTGATCTCTAGCTTGCTGTATGCGGTCGTACCGGGAGCGGCAGGTCCGATCGCGACATCGCCGCCAGCTGCGATAGTCGCCCTCGTCGTCGAGGTGGTCTTCAGGACGATCGCGCCCGCTTCGCCAGTTGCGATCGTCAGATCCCCGGTACCTCTGTGGGAGATCTCGGAGTTCGTGTTCGGGCCACCGCCGTATCGTCCGATCCTCAGCCCGTACGAGGAGTAGGTGTCGTCCCCAATCAGATTCAGCCAGGCTTCCCGACTGCTAGACGAGTTCACGCCAACGGACACAGCGGCGTTCGTGGCAGCGGTAGCCGACCCGATCAGCAGATCGCCGCATCGGAGATCGGTCAGCGCTGACAGTGCCCCCGTGGGAGGCGTCGTCCCCCCGCTGGTATCGAACAGGCCCAGCTCAAAGCGGTCGTTGACCTCGTTCCAGAGGATGAGGGCGTCGTCGCCGGTCACACCGCGCTCGAATGCGACCCCCGCCTCGTTGCCGTCGTTCCCGTCGTTGAGGATGATCAGCTCGTCGGAGACGGCGAGGTTCGCGGTCGAGATCGTGGTCGTTGTGCCAGAGACCGTGAGGTTGCCCATGACCTCGGTTGTCTGGCCGCTGCGGCCCAGCTCGAGCTTGGTCGCATTGGTCCCGCCGATGTAGACCGTGCCCTCGGTACCGCTGGTAACTCCTCCAGCATCGATAGTTATGTTACCCGAGCCGCCGGAGGTGCTGCCCCCGGCCCCTGAGGTGAGCGTGATCGCGCCGCCGGTGCCCGTAGCCCCGCCCTGGCCCCCAGTCAGACCAGCGGCTCCCCCAGCTCCGGTCCCGTTGCCAGCTCCGGCCGTCACACCGAGCGCTTGCCCAGCTGTGTCGGTGGTCGAGGCCGCGTTGCCGGTCAGGCCGCCTGCCGCGAGCCTGGAGCCCGCGTCTGTGACCCAGCCCACGTCGATCTCGGCGTTCTCTCCGTCGAGCGCGATGTTGAAGACCTCGCCGGAGCTGTAGACCCCGGCGAGCGCCTGGCTCTGGTCGAAGGCGAACCGGGCAGCGCTGGCCAGGCCGACGACCAGGTCCCCGGTACTCAGAGCCCCCGAGGTAGTGCCGATGTGGAGCCCACCTGCGAACTTGTCGGCGACGTTGGCCTTGCCGATCGTCAGACCGGCGTAGTTCGTCCCCCCTCCGAGGGTGAGCGAGGTGACGTCAGCGTCCTCGTAGAGGGAGACGGCTCCCGAGGCGCCGCGCTCTAACGTCGCGACGTTGGTGAGCGTGTCGGTCGGCTCCAGCGGAGCCGAGTAGCCGTCCGACGTGTCCGGTCCGTATGGTGCGCGAGTTGCCATCAGAACACGTATCCCATCAGGTCAACGTCGGCGAGCTGGGAGGTGCCCGTCGCCCCCTCATCGACCCCTAGTCTAATGGATACAAGGGAACCGACGCGACTACCTCCTCCATCGGCCGCGAAGACGTAGGCCAGGCCGGACGCGGTCAGACCGTAGAGGCGGCGAGGGGTGAAGATGTTGTCTTCTCCCGTGTTCGTTCCCAATCCCACCTTGGCCGGAACCGAGATACCCGTCGCCGATTTGCAGCGGATCACCAGGTAGCGGATGATCGCCGTCTGGTCTTCCCCTGCGGTAAAGAGATGGTGAATGCCTTCAGCCGTGAGATCAACGTTGTCCTTGCCGCCGATCTTGCTAGTACCGATGGCCGTGAGCACCGATCCAGGTGCCAGCATCTTCCCGGTGGGGTCAACGTCGGCGTCCAACTCGGCGCTGACGGGAGGGCCTTGCGCGTAGTCAACTGCGCCGACCGTGTCGACCAAGGTATACGCCGGAGGCCCTTGCGCGTAGTCGACCGCACCGACCGTATCCGCCAACACGGAGACGGGAGGCCCTTCGGCCCAGGTCGACTCTAGAGCACCGCCTGCCCTGGATCCGGCACCACTAGTCCGAGACCCGTCTGCAAATCCGCCTGCCCTGGATCCGGCGTTGCCCACAACCTACTCGATGTAAGACAGAACCTCGAACCGTCCGCCGATGAAGGCGCCGTCCGTAAAGAAGTCCCAGGTGATCGTATAGGTCGTAGCTCCGTCCGCGCTCACGTTGGTGACCGTATTACCGCTCCTCGTCGCTGACCCTCCGGTTGCAGACCCGGTCAGGGTGCATTGAGACGTGGGGGTCTCCTCTTCAAGGGAGTAATAGAACTTGACCGTCTTGGTCCCGCCGCCCCAGGCTTTGAACGAGATGGTCAGCCCGCCAGTGCCTTGAGCGAGACCTGTAATCAGGACGTTCGGTTCGCTGCTGGTCCAGGCACGCTCGCCAGCCGTCTGGTTCGCGTCCGGCATGGAAAGCTCGCCAGAACCGAGCGATGTCCCGTCGCTCATCAGCGTTGATTCGCCTTCCCACACATAGTGCAGGACGGCAGCCGAACCGTAGTTGAGCGAGAAATAGAAGTAGACGTCTGGGCTCGTGGGATCTGTGTCGTTGTCCTTGACTACCCACCACCTGGGGTAGTCGGTTGCTTGCATACTACCCTGGCGATACGCGCTTGGGACCACAGGGTTGGTGATGTTCGTCTCGGTGAACGTCGAGCCGCTTGGCGCCAGTTTGAAGGCATAGAGCCCGCCGGTAGACACGCTGGTGCTAGCTCCGCGCACAATACAAAAGATGTTCGTCCCGTCTGACCAAGCCGCGTAGTGGTCTCTGTTCGGATTGGAGCCGTTTCCTCTCAACAGACCAGTGCCTACGACAGTGGACCCGATGTTCTGAACCGCAACGAACGCTCCCGATTGAAACCGCCAGAGGGTGATGTAGTCCTCTGCGTTGTTGATGGTCCTGGCCCCTATCACGTAGAGGTCGTTGTTGAGAATTACGAATGTGCTGGCGGTGCCTCCGCACGTAGAGCCAGATGTGCCTGGAAGCGTGTGGACAACTGCGACGCTATTCGCAGGATCCCAGGACATGACCTTGGGTGGATTTTGAGAGCCAACCATCCAGAAGAGGTCCCGCCAGACGAAACACCCGCCGATGTAACCCATTCGGAAGAGATCCCCGCCGATCTCGTCAATGCCGGTGTTGTTGTTGCTCCACGAGCCTCCGAGAGGAAGGCGCACGTCCCAGATGTTTCCGGCCGACCGGCGGTGCAGTCCGATCAAGGTAGGAGTGCCACTCACGTTGATGATGTAGAGACCTGTTCGCCTCTCGTCGTCACCTGTGTCGTAGGAAGGAACTGCGTAGTCGGAGTCCCAGTTGCCGGTCCCGGAGTTGTACTTGTAGATCGTGTTCCACTGCCAGCAGTACAGATCACCGCCAAACTCCACAACGCTGTTGCAGGGGAAGACGACTGCCCCGAGATCTTCCAGCGTCCCGAAGTTGTTCCCTACCTGCGAGAGCGTCTTACCGTTCAATGCCCGGTAAACCTGCGGACTGGTACCTCCATACCTGCGAGAGCAAAGATAAGGTGGGGCAGCCATCGTCTACTCCTCGATCCTAGCCCTGTCCGGTGTTCCCTGATCCGTGGCGTGCATTTTGACTCCACCAGTAAGAGTGATCTTCCGCCCCATTACGGTCGCTTCTACTCGATCCTGGGCGCGAGGTTGGCGTACTGACCAATCGACAGCCCGTCGGAGAAGAAGTCCCAGCCGACGGTATACGTAGTTGAACCGTCGGCGCTGATGTTCTCGACCTGGTTCCCGTTTCTGGTTGCGCTGCCGCCCGTCGCCGTCCCGGTCAGGGTCGCCAGGGCGGTCGGCGGACCCTCCTGCCCGTTCACGTAGATCTTGACGATCTTGCCGGTATCACCGCCATACGCCTTGAACGAGATCGTCATCCCGTCTGAACTCTTCGTGATGCCGGTGATCTGGACGTTCGGTACACCCTCGGTCCAGACGCGCTGTCCTCCGCCATCCTTCGACTGCGATGGAGCGAGCCCCCATGCACCGATGGCGCCCACATAGGTCATCAAACTGCTAGGACCGTTCCACTTGTAGGTCACCCAAGAGTCTTGGTCGCGACGACCGTTGATGAAGAAATATGTCTCTGGGTTGGTCGGGTCCGTGTCGAAGTCTTGGAAGACGTGAATGCTGGGATGGTGAAGGCCGCTACTGGAAGACTGGAATGGACTGACCGACGTGGTGATCCTGACCTCGTCGGTGCTCATGTCGATATAGTCGCCCGTGGCGTCGTACTCGTAGATTTCCAGGTGGCTGTAGAGGTCGCCCGAGCCCGTCAGGCGGCCCCACACGAAGGCGTAGAGCTTGCCATCGATGTCTACCAGTTCAGGCATCTTCTCGTCAGGACTGTTCGCATAGATGTGCTCGACACGGACGCCGCCCGGGTTGGAGTTAACGCCGATGTAGGCGAGGCCAGACGAGGTCCAGCCTGCACCGGTGAAGCGGTACATGTGGGGCTGCGTAGGACTCGTGTGGAAGTACAAGAGCATGTAGAGAACGCCCTTGTGCACCGCGAAGGACACACCAGATGGCGACAAGTTCTGCGTGCCCAGTGACGACCCTGAAGGATCCCACCACCAGACGTAGGTGCCGCCGCCGGAGCTAGCGCAGAAGACGACGTTCCTGTAGATGAAGACCTCCGACTGACTGGGGGATACCACGGACAAAGGCAAGGTGGTCTCAGACCACGAATCCGTGTTGCCGTTGTACATGAGGACCACGTTGGCGCCGTAGAACCCGATCAGTGAAGGAACACCGTTGATCTCGATGTGGTACAGGCCGGAGTGGTCGGAGTTGGGCGTGCCTATGGTCGTGGTGTGCGCAACGTCCCAAGAGTCGGTTGCGGTGTTGATGCTGTAGATGATGTTCTTGACCCAGACGAACACCTTGTTCCCAAACCGGACCATGTGGTTCAGCGGCTTCCGCTGATACTGGTAGTTCAGCCCGCTCTCGCCTTGGGCCGAGCCGATGTCCACGTTGTCGTCTGGGATCTCAGACAGCGCGGTTCCGGCGAGCAATCGGTAGCCGGTGGCCTCTCCGCCGCCGTTTTCGAGCCGAGCGAACAGGACAGGCGGAAGCGCCATTACTCGATCTCCTCAACGGTCGCCACTTTTACCTCTCCGGCGAGCGCAAGGACGATTTGATCGTCCTCCGCTAGATCAGAAGCAGCCTTCGTAGCTCCGCCCACGAGTGTCACCAGTGTGGTGTTGGCGAAGTAGACTTCGGAGTCGTCTACGTCAACGAGAGTGATCTTGATCGCCATCTCGCCTAGACCTCTTCGACGTCGGTGACCTCAACCGGCATGTGCCCATCGGGGAAGATGCAGACCAGGTCCCCGACCTCGATTGACGAGGCGGCCACGAGCCCCCCAGGCGTCCGCACCTGATCGCTGGCGGTCATCTCCGCGCCGCCCTCAAGAGTGAGCTTCCAAGCCATGTCTACACCGCCCCATATCCCAGCACGTCAGCTGCCAGGGTCATCGAGGTCCCCACGGCTGCTTCATCGATGCCCAGCTTGATCTCCTCACCTGCGTCGGCGATTCTCCTGATCCCTCCCTGTGGGAACTGGAACTCATCGCCGTCCGCGAGCAGCCCGTAGCACCGCTGCGACGTGAAGATGTCGTCGGCGCCCGCTGCGATTCCGACCCCGGCCTTTGGCGCAGTAGTGATGCCGCTGGCCGCCGTACACCGGAGCACGACCCCGATGACGACCACTTCCTCGCCGGTGGGCACTGTATAGAGGGATGTCTCGGTCTCCGACAGCGCGTTGATGCCGGACACGGTCTCGAGGACGAACGGAGCCGCCACTGCTTGGCCGAACGCCCTCGTCCCGTACCGCCTGAGCAGCTTCAGGGACGACATCTGCTAGCCTCCCTACCCCTGGGCCGGTGCCCGCGCCTTCTCCCAGAAGAACTCGCCGGTCTTGTCGTCCTTCGTGATGGACCGCCCCAGCTCGAACTTGCGCTCCTTGACAAGCGACTGGTTCTCCTTCGCGCTGTCCTCGATCTCCATCGTGAGGATCCGCTGATTTGCGACGCCCAGCTGGGTCCGCAGCTCGACGATCTCCTTCTCCCTCGCGAGCAACTGGGTGCGCAGCCGATTGGCGTCTTCCCTGGCCTGGTGAAGCTGCACTCCCAGATAGTCCAGCTCGGTGGCCGGGATCCGATCGTCCGCTTCCTTCTTGTCGGATCCGTCGTTGTTGCCCCCAATCTTGGGGACCTTGGGACCCTTGGGAGCGTTGTTGGGAATCGACTGCAACCTGCCCTGCTTTCCTCGGCTTGGCATGTCTCTCTCCACTGAAGTTGAAGAACCCAGGGGGCCGGTAGGATCGCCTCTGCCCTACTCGGCCCCCAGAAGAAGCCTAGTCTCCTAGACGACGACCCGGGAACCGAAGTGAATGACGCACTCGAGCGCCTCACCATCGGTCGTGGCGCCGCCCGCCTCGGAGTCGTTCGCGAATCCGACCTCGTAGACCGTATCACCCGTCCCAGACGGGGCGACGTTGGTCACGCGGCCGGTGACGGTCGAGAGGTAGATCACCTCGCCGGGGAGGACGTTGAGCCCGACCTCGAAGGCCATGTTGGTCACGCCGCCCAGGACGACCTCGCCGGTTCCGGCCGCGCCGACCGTCTTGACGAAGCCGATCACATCCGACGTGGCGACCGCGTCGGCGTCGCACTCCGAAGCCGTGTCGAGCGCCGACACGTAGCACGGAGCCCCGACCGTGAGCCCGGTCGTGGCGAAGGTCGTGGTGATCATGGTCGCGGCCGAGGACGTGCCGCCCGCAACCTCGTTGATCGCCTCGATGATCGTCTGTGCCGTAGTAGCGAGCGCAGGCCCGGTCCCAGCAGCCGTCAGGTAGTACTGGGTCGTCCCGGAGGTGAAGGCCACACGGCCAGGGTTCCCCTTGGCTCCGGCACCGACGATCGCTCCTGCGTCCGCAGCAACGATCAGAACGTCGCCACCAGCGCCCGAGGTCGAACCGGCGTTGTTGCCTGAGACCCCGCCAACACCAGACGTGATCGTGAGCGCGCCACCCGCGCCGCCATCCTGCGGGTTGTCGTCGCCCGCACCACCGACACCGGCCGTCAGACCGATCGCGCCACCGACACCACCAGCCGCAGCCGCATCGGCCGCTGCGCCAGCGCCAGCCGTCAGCGCGTACGGGTTACCCGCCGTGGTGGACCCGGCCGTCTGGGTCTCGTTGAGCGTGATGGTCCAGTCGAACATGGTCCAGGTGGAGTCGCCATCGGCGTCCACGCCCAGTCCACCGGTTCCAGTCTCGAGCGCGATCCCGTTGGCCCCGACGTTGTTGCCGATCGTTGTAGTGCGCTCGCCCTGGCCGCCGATGTTGATCGCCTGATCGACGTCGTCGGCACCGATGCTGATCGTCCCACCAGAGCTGTCGATGGTGACCGCACCGGCGGTGTTGACGTCGAAGGCGCCGCCCGCCGTAAAGGTCATGGCTCCGGTGCCGCACTGGATCGTGGTCGCGCTCGCGCCCGTCGTGCTGCCCAGGGTGACCGTGTGAGCGTTGGCCGTGGTTCCGAGGTTCAGGCCGCCCGTGCCGCACTCGATGGCGGTTGTCGAAGCGCCAGCTGACGCGCCAACCGTCACGGTCTTGGCGTTGGCGGCGTCCACGCCCAAGCTAACCGAGCCAGTGGTCCCGCTGTCGAGGACCAGGTTGCCGGTCGTGGTCGTGACGATGTCGAGCCCTGCGTCCGCCGTGATCGTGGCCGCGCTGGTCTCGATCCCGGTGCCGTCGAGGCTGAGGACCGCACCTGTGGCCGCGACCGTACCTGCGCCATCGAACGTGACGCCAGTGCCATCCAGCAGCAGGTTGAGGATCTTGAGATCCTTGTAGCCCGCCGTAGTCACGTCCGAAGGCGCGCTGTTGGCTCCGTTGTTCGAGGCGAACAAGCCCAGCTCGAAGCGATCGTTCGTCTCGCTCCAGAGCCAGATCGCGTCGTCCGCGCTGGTCGTACCGCGCTCGACCACGATGCCGGAGTCGGCCGCCGCCTGGGCCGACGAGTCGCCCCGGAGGATGATCAGGTCGTCCGCAACGGACAGGTTCGTGGTCGAGACCGTTGTGGTCGTTCCGTTGACCGTCAGGTCGGTGATCGTCACCGTAGCCGGGATGTTCACAGCGGTCCCGGTAGCACCGATCGCGATCGTGTCACCGGACCCCATGCCCGTGCCGATGTTCAGCGCGGTCATGGTGGCTACGGTGGCGAGGTTCAGGGTAGTCAGGGAGGTCATCCCCGAGTCCTGCCCGATGTCGATCTGCGTGACGTTGTCGGCAGCAGCGCCGCCGAGCTGGATCGACGTCGAGTTCGTGTCGTCACCGATCTTCATCGCTCCAGCGGTGGACCGGACGATGCTGCCGATGACGGCATCGTCCGTGTCCGGGAGCACTTGCATGTGCGCCCGAGAGGTGCGCTTGACGAGAGTTGCAGTTGCCATCTCCTACCTAGCCTCCCTGGGTCCTGATGAGTTCGCCTTCCGCGACGACCTCAGCGTTCTTGAGAATGTAGACCACGGAGAGCGTGTCCGACCCTCCGTACTTCCGGGTCGCCCCGGACCAAGTGTCTGCGGTAACCGGCGTGTCGAGCGTCACCTGGTAGCGAGTGTCCTCGGCGGCCGTGACCGTACCAGCCCGCCATGAGTGGGTCTTGTCGGCCCTCACATCGACGAGATCGTCCACGTCGTAGTCTGCCATGCTTCCTCCTACAGCACCTCGAAATCCCTGCCGGGCTCGATGAACAGCTTCGTGGTGCTAACAGCATTCCCGACCTCACGCAGCGCGTGACCTGGCCCTGGGTAGTTGGGGTTTCCGGTGTCGTCAACGCGAACGATCTGGCCCGGCGAAGACGCCAGGACGTAGAGCCCACCGACCGTGAGGCCGGTGAAACCGTCCATGTCGCCGTGGAGCCTGACGCGGCACTCGCCAGCGCCGGGGTCGTCGATGGCAATCACTAGCCCAATGGCGGTCTCGGCGGTCGTGATCGACGAGGCATCGGCCCGGTCCACGGTGCCGTCGCTCTTCTGGTAGACGACATCGCGGATCTGCACTCCGCCCGTGTAGTTCCGAATGACCTCGGGCAGACCGGCTGCGGCAGAGCCCGACTCGATAGCCTTGTCGATGGAAAAGACCATAGTCCTACTCGTGCCTCACCCACGGGCGGCTCACGTAGAGTTCCTCGGTGTTGTCGAGGTGAGCCTCGACAACGACGTGGTAGATCTCGTTCGCGGTCGTGGCCGAGAAGTCGCCGGGGCTGGTCAAGACGATCGGAGTAAGCGTGAGCGGCGCCGCCACGGGCGATCCGCCGCCGCTGTTGTCGTAGATCGGTGTGGCCCCGCCCGTGGCCGTATAGATCTTCAGCTTGTAGCGTGGGCTGGGGCCGACTCCCTTGATGAAGATCCGCACCGACTTCAGACCGTTGGCCTGATAGGCCGCGATCCGGCCCTGGTAGGCGACGTCGAGCTGCTTGCCGTTCGATGTAGCGTAGATGTGGTCCATCGCGTGGAAGTCGCCGCCGAACGAGGGATAGGCCGTGTCACCGAAGATGTCGATGTCAGCTGGTTGGCTGAAGACGCCCAGCTCGAGGAACTTCTCCTCCGTCTGGACGGTCGTAAACCCGCCCTGAGCAATGTTCGTGAAGGTGATCGTCACCGCAACCATACGGAAGTTCGCGGGCGAGTTGCCCCCGACCGCCACTCGGCGAGCCAGCTTGAGGGTGACGAAGTCCCCGCGCTGGAGGGCCGTGGGCGTCAGCTCCCTGATGATCGTGGACCGATGAATGTTCGTGTTCGCCGGAACCAGGAGATCGGCGTTCACGATCCCGATGGGAACAACCGCACCACCGATGGACATGATCTCGCCCTCGGTGGCCATACGGACGGTTCCGCCAGCGCCGGTACTCATCGCGTAGACGACGCGCAGGGCCGGTGGCGTGATCTCGTCCCACTCGTCCGGGATGTGGAAGGAGAACTTCACCTCGGTGTCGGAGCCGGTCGGGAACTCCTCGGTATCCGTGTCCGTGCCAATCGTGCCGGACGTTGGAGCAGGCTCGTCGGTCGAGCGGAGCGCCTCCACGTGAATCGTGCGTGCGCGATTGGTGATCTCGCTCTTGTAGCGGACCTGGTAGGCAATGAGCTTCAAGGCCCGGGTGTCGGTCTCGCCGCCCCACGTCCCGATCCGCTGCATGAAGATCTGGAGCGTGTCCCCGCGCGTCACGTTGGCGGCCGGGATCGCGAAGATCGATTCCTGGTCGATGTTCGTGGTGACCAGGGGCGCGAAGTCGTAGTCCACGGCTGAGAGAAGCGTCGTGCCGCCAGCGTCGATGTCGTGGACCTCGGCCTGCCCTCGCATCCGCAGGTTCCCGGCCGTGCCGACACTGTCCATCCGATAGACGACCAGGACCGTGAGATCGCCGCCCGCGTAGTCGTCCGGGACCACGTACTCGAAGCGCTGGCCGGTGTCCGACCCGGCCGGGTGGTCCAGAGTGTCCGTGTCGGTTCCGGTCGTCCCGGGGGTCGCGGGCGTGATCCCCGACGCGTTCCTGACGAAGACGGGCGCGTAGGTCGCGTCGGCTGTCAGCGCACCGCTACCAGTACCAAGCGAGGCGAGTTTGCCGAACCCGTCGATCGTCATCGTGACGCCGTCGACCAGCACCTCGGCGACGCCAGCGGTGATCTTGAGCGCCTTGTCCTCGTCCATCGTGAGCTTGCCGATGGTGCCGCCGCCCGAGCCTGACGTTGCGACCGGCACCACGATCCCGATCTGGTTCCACTGGGTCGCGTCCGCGTCCCAGGCGTACTGGAGATCCTCGGCAAGGACGAGGTGCTGCTCGCCGGGATCGAGGGAGGCCAGGGCTCGGCTGATCCCGAAGTTCCTGGTCCCCGGGTCGGCGGCCGGGAGCGCGGTCAGCGACTTGTTTCCGTAGTCCAGGTCGTCGGGGATCGTCCCGTAGTCCACGACCTGGCCGTTCGTGGTCGAGCCGTAGAGGCGGTCGTTGTCGCCGTCATCGGGGATGAGCTTGCGGATCACGACCACGTTGGGCGCAATCGAGGTCAGGTTCGTGTGAACGGCGGCTCCCCAGTAGGTAGAGTCCGTGCCGATCTGGGACGCCAAGTTCGCGTGCGAGGTCGGAACATCGCCGCCGATCTGCACCTCGAACGGAGCTGCCGCTGCGGCCCGCCACGTGAAGGTCTCGGCGCCATCGGTGTCGTTCTCGATGATGAGCGTCTGGCCGTCAGCTGGGAGACCGGAGAGCGCAAAGACGATCGCGGGCTGGATCCCGTCGTTGACGCTGTCGAGTTGGGTCGCGGTGAGCAGCACCTCCTTCCAGCCAGCCTGGCCCGCCGCAACCTCATGCTTGTAGGCGACTTCCGCGTCTCGGCCGGGATCGGTGAACTTGACCACGCGATCGACCGTGGCGGGCTCGTCCCAGTCCATGATGAGCTTGCGGATCGCTGACGCATCTTGCAGCTCGACAGTGGATTGGAGCCTGGCGTCGGTGAGGGTCTTGTCGCTCTGGATGTCGAGTACTTGCTCAGTGGGGAAGGGCGGCATCTTGCTCGACTCCTGTCCGTCCGCTACGAACGGGCATTATACAAAGCGCGTCCCGGCGTGCCCTTCTGTCTATCAGGACGGGTCGATTGAGCGCAGCTCCGCCCGGCCGTCCTCAACGACCACGTAGGTCATGTGCTCCGGGCCGAAATCGCCTGTGTTCACCAGGATCTTCTCGCCGTGCTCCTCGCGGGTCGTAGGGACGTGGGTATGGCCGATGAGGACGATGTCCCCGTCGAGGTCGGCCGCCGCCTTGCTGTGGATCGGGGCAACGTAGCTCGACCGCCCCGGTCCTCGCTCGGCATACGAGTACCGGAAGCTCCTGGTGATCGAGACACCCGGGCCAGCGAACCAGCGGGCAACGCGGTCGGCCAGTCGAGAAGCCCACGCACCGAACCTGGACGGAACACCCTCAAACTCGTCGTAGGTATCTCCGTGCGCTGCGACAACCCACTTCCCGCCCGAGCTGAAGCGATAGTAGGGCCAGACGGTCTGGAACGAGTTGAGGTAGCTGAGGCCGCGAAACGCGTCGTCGTGATTGCCGGGAACGTAGGTGACGGTGCACTCGGCTGCCTCGAGCACCGCCAGCACCGCTGCGTGCATCCTCGCGATCTTATGGAAGGGCGCGGCCCACAGATCGAAGACGTCGCCCAGGAGGACGATCTGCCCCCAGTCGCCCCGGTGGATCAAGTTGCAGAGTTCTCCGTCCGCTTGGGGGAGGCGTCCGGGGGCTCCGAGGTGAAGATCGCTGACAACGAGGGTTCGCATGGCACGCTCCGAAAAAGCTCGGAACGCTCCAGCACGGCTGACAATCCCGCTGGCGATACGTCGTCAGGGCGGAGCGCGTCTTGGGGTTGGTCGAGCCGGAGTTGCACCTCGTTCAGCCACCTTGCCACCAGCTCAGAACAGAACATCTTCTCTGGGGTATCCTCCACTGGGACCGTCACGCCATAGAGCTTGGCGACGATGATCCGCAACGCGAAGCTGAACGCGCCCTTCCAGTCGTAATCCGCGCCCAGGTTCTTCCACATCTCCCGGAACGCGGCCCTTCCGATGACCTCGTGCTGCTCGACCATCTCGTAGGCCGCGACCGGCCGGTTCAGCTTGTCCCACCGCGACGGGTGGACCAGGCCGATCCCGTGCGCAGTTGCCTCGAAGACCATCCGCTCGCCCTCGAACAGGCCGCGTCCCATGATGTGCAGGGACGCGTGGCTGGCCGGGTAGCCCGTCCCGATCTTGATCAACCACGAGGACAGGTGGAACGACCTGGGGGTCGAGAGGACTACGACGATCACAACAGGTCGTTCGGGTTCGTGGTGCTTCTGCGGCCGAACTTCATGCTGAACTGGGCGACGATGCTGCCCGATGTCTCGCGGTGCAGGAAGAACCGGCACTTCCAGTGCGGGAGGAACTTCTTGCCGCGAACGTTCGGCGGGCAGCAGTTCTTCCCGGTCACCGCCGCCAGACCGAGTCGGTTCGCCTGGCGGACGAGCGGCATTGCCACGTCGTAGAGATCATAGGCGCCGTCTGGAGCCCCCGGATTGGCGACCGGCGTGATCGACGGATCCTCGTCCGGGTCCCAGTTCCAGTAGCCGGTCTGCGGTGTGCTTGCGCTCGGCACCGGAACCAGGCCCGTGTTGATCTCACCGGCGGTCAGCGCTGACCCATCCACGTTCCAGTCGCCGTCGTTCCCGGGCGCTGGCACGATGATGTTGAAGCCCATGCCGGTGGCCACCTTGTTCGCGTTGCCGTCGTGCGTGCCGGTCCGGTCCTCGGGCGCACTCGCGGGAGCGTAGGCCATCATCGATGCCCAGTCCCCCTTGCCGATCGTCCCAATCACGCCGATCTCGCCACCGACGATGTACTGGTGCGTGAGGTACTGGCCGTCCAGCGTCTCCGTCTTGGGGCCGCCATCGTAGGTAGCCTCGATCTCGATCTGGTCACCGGCACCGATCAGCCCGCCACCGAGATCGTCGAAGGCCCCGGTCAGGTAGAGCAGGTAGCTCGGCGGAATGACGTCCGGGTTGAAGATCGGCGTCTTGTTCGTCGTCTGCGGCTGGTTCCAGACGGTGCTTTGGTCGTCGTTGACGATCTTCGTCACGCCCGCTTCGAGCAGAACGGCGCCAGAGTGCGAGCCGATGATGCTCTCGTCGCTGGCTGGCGAGACGCCCCCGTACAGGATGCCTTCGTCAGTGCTGTCCAACTCGGCCTTGAACCAGACGGAGCACGCGGCGCCCGACGCTGTGATGTAGTCCACCGCTGTCTTGATGGGCGACTGGCGGATGTCCTCCAAGAGACGTGGGATGTTCACCTTCCCGTTTGGGAAGTCCGTGGCAATGACGAACGGGTATTCGGTTGAGGGCATTGAAACTCCTGCTACGCCACCGTTCCAAAGAACGGACTGTTCCACCGCTGGAGGGCGGGATACCTGAGTACGATGATGACGCTCTCTGCTGCCTGGAGCGTGATGCCGTCGGGGGAGATCCCGCCGTTACGGCAGATGGCCGAGACCGACCGCGTCCTGACGTCCGCGACCCCGGCGATGTGGTGGTAGCCCTGGTCGGCGCTGCCATTGCGGCTGATCCGATGATTCGTGAGCAGCACGGCGGAGGAGTCTTCTGCGATCACCCCGGACTTGCGGCCCGATCCAGTCGTGTCGCCCGAGATGCGCATGGACTGAATCACCAGGTACTCCCGCTCCTCTGACGGCGCAGTTGTGGTGATCGCGTTCTTCTGCACGTAGGACGTGGACGTGGTCGTCGTCTGCGCAGCCTCAAGGTCGTACTGCACCAGGTCCCACACGTCTTCGCGGAAGGTCATCAGCTTCCGGTACCTGTGCTGACTACCCTCCGTGCCCGAGGCGCTCGACGTGAACCGCAGACTGATGGTCTGCGAGCCGCTACCCAAGCTCTCACGATACGCTGTGGAGAAGGGGCTCCAGCAGTCTCTCGCGTTCGAGTAGTGGACGCCGGACGGCGAGTTCGGGTGCTGAGTGCTATCGGCCCCGAGCACCCAGATCTGTGCTGTGCTCCCGCCCGGAGCTTCCTGGATGGACGCCTTGCCAAACACGAAGTAGTTGCCAGCGCTCGACGGCGTGAAGGTGAGAGCCTGGATCTGCTGATTCACCCCCGTGGTCTGAACGGTTGAGTTCGACCGAGCGAACTGGAGATCGGCGCCATGTGGTAGCCGGGCCGCCACCACGCGCAGCTGGCTGACGTACGTGGTGCCTGCGGCGGCCCGGAACTGCGGCTGGATCACCTGGTCGCCCGTGACCCCGGTAATACGGTCGAAGATCAAGAACCCCGCGCCGTTCGGCGTGGTGGTCGGATCTACCTGATGCCCCCAGTAGTCGACCTCGGACCCGTCGATGAGCAGCCGCATCTCGGCCGAGGTCTCGGCTGTACTGGACGAGCGCATCACCCCGCTCACGAAAACGAGCCACACATCCTCGTCGCGCGTAGGTGTCACCGTCAGCGACGAATTAGGTACGTCCACGAAGGTGCCACTGCTCGTGCTCTGCTCGGTCAGTGCCTCTGTCTTCAGGATGTTGGAGGGCTCGTCAGGCTCATCGGGCGGCTCCACCATGTAGGTCAGGTAGAAGCTGTACCAGAAGTCGCTGAACGAGCCGCCAGCCGGGAACGTGCTCGGGTAAGCGGTGTTCTCGTTTGAGGAAATGCCGCTAGACTCGAACCTACCTCGCGCCGTCTGGAAGTCACCGGCCCCGGCGGAACTGTTCTGGTAGACGACATCGAATCCGCTGTCGTTGCCCTTAACCGCGATCCAGGTGACCTCGTTCGCAGCGAGGTCGATGTCGCCAACGACAGACAGCGTCAAGAACTGATCGGTAGCGGAACCGGACGTGAGGCCGAAGTCGTAGACCAGCGTTGCGCCGGACGGATCGTCAAGCGCGCCGCCCTGGTACACGGCGACCCGGACCTGGTTGGTGTGCGGCGACCCGACGTAGACCGAGACCGAGGTCAACTTCATGTAGTCGACGTTGGGCGAAGTCCCGCCCATCGCTCGACACCAGTCGACCGACGTTTCCGTCGGATTGGCAGTAGTTCGTCCCCAGGTAGGCATCTAGCTGAAGTCCAGGCTCGCCACGCCGAAGTAGTTCGTCCCGTCGTAGTAGAACGTGACGATATCGATGGCATCGCCGCCGTTTGTGAGGTTCGGCGCCTTGCCTTTCGCCCATAGCACGGAACCCGGCCAGGTCGCGTCGTGTCCGCCGGTGACATCCTGTACCAACTTGAGCAACAGGTTGGTAGGCCCGGCGGGCGCCGTGAAGGAGAACGTGCAGTCGGCTGTCATGGTCACACGTTGCTTCTGACCGGCTGTCCAGTCGATAGTCTTCGTCGCGCCGCTGTTTCCGTTGTTGATCTCCGTCTTGTAGGCGATCCGCTCGACGTTGGAGACAGCGCCGTCGTCGTCAATGACTACGTCCGACCCCTGGACCACCTTCCCCGTCGTACCGTCAAACCTAGCAACAGCGTTGTCCGTTGCTGACGAAGGTCCAGCGACATCGGCAGTAACCCATCCATCGAGCTTGGCTGAACCGTCCGCCTTGGGGATCGCGTTCGCGGCCGGGGTTGCCGTGGCTACTTCGTCAGTGCCGCCGTTCCGGTGGCTACTCGCGTGCGTGTTCGGATCTCGGGAATCTGCCGCGTCGTCCAGCGTGACGTTCTTGTCTGGAACAGAGACTATCCTCGTTGTACCTGTCGTGACCGCCCCAGCGTCTAGCCGTAGTCGCTTCGTTGTATCGACAGGATCGCGGACGAGTTCGGTCGTGTCGTCAACCGGAAAGGACACTGTGGACTGGGCCGCAAGACTCTGCGCCTTGGTCTGGTCCTCGCCGTCGATGTTCAGCAGCACCTGATCGCTGTTAATGTAAGCAAGCAGTTCGGGATCGTTTTGAATTTCTGTGACTGTGTTCCAATCCGTCAACTGGACTTGGCCGGAGGCTGGAATCACAGTGTCTGGTACTGACAGCAATGTCAGCAACAGGTCACCGGCCGTCTGATTCTTAGCGATGATCGTAGTCATACGCTACACCCTCCATTTGACCTTGAACCAGCCGATTACATTGGAGGTCGTATTAGAGCCCGTATTGTTGCCGGGAGCGAGAACGTCCTGGGCCGAGAAGTTAGCGTTCAGTGACGAGTCAACTCCCTTGTTAGCGGTCGAGGCGACTGTCACAACGACGCTTGCTGTCGTATTGTTTCTAATCGCAAAGGTTGCAGCATCTGAATCATCCCGGTGATAGCCCAGGGCGACAATTGTTCCGTCATGCGGCATAGTCAGCCCCCGCGTAGCAGAAAACGCAAGCCCGTTGATACCGCGATAGAACGAGCCGCTAGGCGTGTCTCCGTTGCGGCCGAACTGGTAGGCGGCCTCGGCAACCGAAAGCCACTTAGCTCTCGTCGCGTCGTATCGCATTTCCTTGTCGAGCGCCGTGTTGTAGTAGATGTCCCCGTCAACAGGAGACCCGGCTGGGTCACTGGCCGATGCGCCGAAGTCCGTGCGCGGCACCCTTCCCTTGAGCTTGAGCGGGGTGACGATCCTGGCATCGTCTGTACCGGTATCCGTCTCGGCCTGAGTCGCAAGCTCGGCAATACCAGCGCGCGTTTCTGTAGCCGTTCGACCAGCTAGCTTGAGCGGAGTAACAGCACGCGTATTGTCCGTGCCGGTGTCGGTCTCGGTCTGGGTGGCGATCTCGATAGCGCCCTGCGCGCTCTCGGACGCGCCCGGGAGCCAACCTGGGTTGATCGTGGGCTGAACCGAGCCAGAGACGGGAATCGTGTCCACAGCTGGCGTCTGCGAAGCTGGGAGCTGGATCAGCGGTACCTTGCTGCCCGAGTTGAGCGTGGCCAGACCATTTGCGCCGCCAGGCGTCAGCCCATCCTTCAGGAGCTTGCCGGACGTGTCCGCAAACTGGGGCACGTTGTTGGTAGTCGAGCTTCCCGGCCCGACGACATCGCCAGTGGGCAGACCGGCCACGATCTCGTCGATGGCCGCCTGGACCTCATCCGCCGCGAGGCCGGAGGCCGTGTTGTCGTAGAAGTCGCCCTCGTTGGTCCAGTTGCCGCCTGTGTTAGAGACGGCGAAGTCCCCCACGACCGAGCGCGTGGTCAGGTCACCGGGGTTGAGGGTGATCGTGGGGTTTCCCACCAGGATGGTGTTGAGAATCCTGATCCGATGCCCGGCGCTGGCCGCGTTCAGCGCAGCGTAGCTGACGCAGTTCCAGAGCGTGTAGCTCCCGGCCAGGTAGGTTGTGGTGCCGCCGATGAAGATCTCGCAGAAGTTGAAGTTGCCGCCCCGCAGGGTGTAGTTCGACGCGAACCTGGTCCAGTGCGCCTGGACCACGTCCGGGAAGCCGCCGCCGGAACCATCGACGATGCTGCGGTAGATCTGCATCAGATCCATGTTGAAGTAGTTGCCGCCATCCACGCGGCAATGGTCGAGTCGGCACCAACCTCCGGTGGGAGTTCCTCCCGTCAGCTTGCAGTTGTGGAAGATGGTCCACTCGTTCGCGGCCGAGAAAGCGAGACTGGCGACTTCGCACTCGCGCACGAGCCCGATGGTGGGGTCGCCTGTGCCGTTGAAGCTGACCGTCGAGGTCAGGTTGCCGGTGAGCCTCGTGGACCCTTCTGGCATCCCCACGATGACCACCCACGGGCGCACGACGATGTTCTCGCTGTTCGTGCCGGTGATCTGGATGCCCCACCTGTTCGTGGAGGACGGTGTTTGCGTTGCCACGTAGGTGTCGGCGGCGGCCCATGTCTGGTATCGAACCCCGACCAGGGCTGGCTGGGCTGGATCCACCAGCACGAGGTTCGGGGGAAGCCGGTAGGCGCCGGAGGCCGCCAGATTGGTGAGCAAGGAGCCGTCCAGCGCCGGTAGTCCGGCGACACTTCCGCCAACATCCACAACCTCGACCAGGTTGCCGATGTTCGTGCCCGCGACCTTCTGCTCGGCGGCCGTCAGGCTCTCCGCCTTGGTCAGGTCCACGCCGTCGATGTTCAGGAGCACCTGGTCGGCGTTGATGTAGGCGACCAGCTCCGGGTCGATCGTGATCTCGTAGGGCGCGTTCCAGTCGGTCAGCTGGGCCTGGCCGCTCGCCGGGATCTTGGCATCGGGCGCAACCAAGCGCGTGAGCGCGAGGTCGCCTGCGGTCTGGTTCTTCGCGATGATGGTCGTCACGCTACGCCCTCCACCGGACCTTCACCCACGCCTGGACCCCGGAGGTGGTGTTCCCCCCGGACTGGTTCCGCAGGGACAGCACGCTGTCGGAGGCGATGTCCACGTTCAGTGCGGTGCTCTTGCCAGACGCGGCCGAGGACGCCAGTGTAGCGACCGAGGCCCCATCGTCCATCACCTCGAAGGTTGCCGCATCCGTGTCCGTCCTGGTGTAGCCCATTGCCACCACAGTTGCGTTGTGCGGCAAGAGGTACCCCGTAGCGCCTGCCCCGGTGACGGCCCCGATACCACGGTAGTAAGCCCCGGCCGCTGTTCCGAAGAAGCCCGAGTTCGAGAAGGTGCACACCTTGGCCTCAACAGAGACCCACTTCGCGCGGGTGGCGTCGTAGCGCATCTCCATGTCGAGCGCGGTGTTGTAGTACTTGGAGCCGTCCGGCGAAGTCCCTGCCGGATCGGCAGCAAGCGGTCCGTAGTCCGGCCTGGTGTCGTTGTCGATCTTCTGCCAGGCGGTCCCGTTGAAGATAGCCCAGTCGCCCACGGTCCACAGGCTGACACCGTCGAGGGTCGTGGTTCCGCCGACCGCGACGATGTAGTATTCGCCCGGGGTGCCAACACCAGAAGCGAGCGCGGGAGTATTCGTAGAAGCGTCCCACGTGCCTTTGTAGGTGATGCCGCCAGCGCCGGGCGCCGGGCCAACGGTCCAGCCGCCCAGGCCGTCGCCCTTGAGGACATCGTTGAGCGCGGGAGATCCGCCGATCTCGGTGGTCGGGTCGATCAGGATGCCAGACGGCGAAGCAGGATCGACTGGAGTGCCGAGCGTGCTGTAGCCGGGTCTGCCGAGACTGCTCATGCGAAGTTGACCCCCAGCTCGTAGAGGAACCAACGGCCCACCAGGGTGTCCGAGCCTGAGGCCGGATTCCTACTCACGATGAACTGCGCATCGTCACCCGGGCTCAGGCTCAGACCAGCGAGCGTCGTGGAGAACGACCAGCTCTGCGCCAGGTCGTTGGGCACAGCGAGGATCCCCAAGGCAACCGGACCTGACCACGCGCCAGCTCCCACCCGCGCGTGCAGGCGTACAACGACGTCACCGGCCACAGCGGGAGCGTCCCCGGCTCGGCCCGGCATCCTCACGACCATCGTCGTCACGCCGGACGGGATCTGGAGCGAGAACCCGGCGCCGGTCTCGCCGGAGTCCACGAAGGCTCGAGCTAGCCCGGACGCCGAGTAAGGGGAGTCGGCGACCACCGGGGCGTTGGACGAGACCGGCCACGTGCCGCCGGGCACCTGGAGCATGTCCGCAACGAAGATGCGCTCATTGCCGTGCACGCCCTGGAGCGCGCCAACGGTGAAGCCCCCGGGGCCACGCTTGCCGATACCGCTCACGGGTCCTCCTGACGCTACCAGGCCCAGAAGCGGAAGGCGGCTCCCGGAGTCCCCTTGAGGTAGATGGCCTTCAGCCGCCGGAAGTCCTGCACCAGCGACTCACCAGCCTTCACGCGTCCGTGGTCCGGTAGACCGCCGGTGTCTGGCGCGACGCGGAAGTAGATGTCGGATCCCGCGTCGTTCGCCAGCATGATCGAGTGGCTCGTGAACGGGTTGGTCGTGTCCAGATCCTCGAACACCAACACGTTGTCGGTGTAGGTGCCAGCGCCCTGGATCGTGGAGTCCACGAAGTAGTTGTAGGAGCGAATGCTCGTCTCGCCTGTGCCTGCCATTCAAGCCCCCTGGGATCTACTGCCCCAGCACCCTATCGACGGTGCCCCTGTACTGGTAGTTGCGGCCGTCCTGCTCGAACGGAGTCCGGCCGATGTACTTGATCGACGACTGACCCCTGCCAGCTGACGAGTGCTGGACGATCTCGTCGAAGGTGAGTGAGACCTGGACCATGCGCGGGTGGCCGTTCGGGAACCAGGACTCGTAGGTGATCGGGGCGCTGCGGAGGACCACCAGGATCGCGTCGTCGGTGCCACCGAGCAGCGAGCCCTCGAGCACGAGCCAGAGCTTCTTGGGCGGGCTGGCTAACGAGTTGAGGCCGCTCGCCTGGGTCCCGTAGTCGGCCATCATGAACGAGCGCAGGCGCGAGAGCGCAGCTCGGATGTCCACCGTGTATCGGTCGGACGGCATCATCCCGATGCGAGCTAACCCCTGGTTGATGCTGGCCTGCACGCTCAGGCCGCCGCGCTCCTCGCCCATGTCCAACTCGGCCGTGAACTGAGCCGTGAAGGTGATCTGTCGGCCGCTCCCGCCGATCCACTGAAGCAGCGGATGGCTCGCTCCCGGAACCTGCTTCTGGGCGTACTCGACGTTGTAGGTGTCGTCGAGCGATTCCGGCCAGTACTGGAAGACGAACGTCTCGTCGCTGATCGCGCCCGTCCTCTTGTTCCCGGCGATGCTCACCATCTCCGGGAACATATAGGCCGCGCGCGGCTCGCCGTCGCGGAAGATGTCCTGCGTGTCGCTCAGGCGCGTGTTGATCGACATAAGCCGAAGCTCCGTGCCCCATTATGCGCCCCAAGGCGGGAGAGCACCAGGACGCGCCCGAACAACAAGGGACGGCCCGAGTACCCCGCGAGCCGCCCCAAGCTGTCCCAAGACGGGATGAGTCCTACCCTTCGGCCGCGCCCCCGGTCTCCGGGTCGCGGGCGAGGTCGCCCAGCCTGGTGACCGCGTCGTTGTTGATCGCGTAGCCGTCCTCGCCGCCCTTCGCCGCCTTGCAGATGACGGGCATCATGTAGCGGACCCCCTTCTTGAGGATCGGGTCGATGAGGCTGTCCGGCAGCCACGGGATGTCGGTCTCATCGATCACGTAGTCGAGGATCTGCTCGGCCGCCGCAGCCTTCTCTGCGCCGGTCATGCCCTCGACCGCCTCGACGATCTCCATCACCTTCGGGACGATCTCGAAGAGATCGGTCCACTGCCAGCCGTCCTCGAACACCTCGAGCACGTCCTTGGCGTGCTGCTCCACCTGTTCGATCGTGAACTCTGCCATCGTTCTGTCCTTGAGCCCGTCAGCTCTCAGAGGGTCCGGTGGCGGCGTCTCCAGCAGCGTCGAGAAAGGAATCGACCGCGCCCGCGATCCCTCCTCCCACGGCCCCGGCTGCGCCGCCGGTGAGGGCGTTGATCGCGCCGGACACGAGTCCGGCCGTGACGCCCTTGATGATGCTGATCGCGATGTCCTCGAGTGTGTCGAGGACGAGGTTCACGGTCTCCATCAGGAAGCTCGCGGCCTTGGCATCCGCGACAACCTTCGCGCCCAGGCCCAGCGTCTCCATCGCGCGGACCTTGGACTCGTAGACCTGCGCCCACTGCCGGGCCTTCTCGGGATCCGTCTGCACGAGACACTTGACCTTGGCGTCGGCCGCGCCCTTGAACAGATCCTCCAGCTCGTCCTTGTGAGCTGCCTCGACGAACTCGCCGAACTTCGTCATGAAGTTGCCGCGAATCCGGTCGGCTGCCTCGACGAGCTTCGGCTCGGCGATGGCGATGACCTGCTCCTTCAGGTCGGGGGTCGGGGCGGACTCGTCGCTCACTGGTCACCTCCGCCCTCGGCGGCCTTCTTCTCCTCGACGGCGCCTGTCAGACAGTCGTCGCAGAGAAGGATCGTGGCGTCCACGACGTCCAGCCGTCCCTCCTTCAGCTCGGGGATGATCGCTTCGGCCTCGACGGCCGCGTCCAGCGCCTCCGAGTAGCCGGGGCGGATGTCCTTCTCCAGGTTGTCCTTGATCTTCTCGATGGACTCGACGTAGCTGTCGATGCTCACCATCGTCACCGGATGACGATCGCAAGCACAGGCGCTCAAGAACAGAACGCCCACCAGCACCGTCATAGCGAGAACTCGTCTCACGTCTTCCTCCTCCCACAGTGGGCTGATTGTTGGGGCCGAACAGCTTACCCTACTGCCCAGCCGAGAATCCTAAACCGAGTGCCGCGCGCCAGCATCCCGGCGGCCTTGACCATACCGACAGCGCCCTGGGCAGGCACAACCAGCCTCTTCACCGGCGTCTCGCCGTTGGTAAAGACCATCTCCCATTCGGCCTCGGGGGCAACCCACGTAGACCGGGCCTGTGAGCAGTTGACCTTGGTGCCATCTGGGATCCCAGGCGACGCGAGCTTGTACTCCAGCTCGGTGCCAGGCGGCCTCGCGATCGTCTGGCCCTGTGTGACCTCCTCGCCGTCGATGTAGTGCTTCGTCACAGGTTTGGGGGTCAGCTTGCCGTCCACGACCCAGTTCTCGGCGAAGACTACGCTCACGTGACCTGCGCAGTGCTTCATCTCAGCTGGGCATGGACAATCGTAGGCGATGTAGCCGACGATGTCCGGCCGGTGCTTGGCCCGACTCGCCCGAAGCGTCGTCGAATTCTCGTGCTTGCAGTCCGGGTTGGAGAGACCCTCGCAGCCAGGCGAGCAGTCACAGGGCGGCCAGCCGCCGGGCGTGTGGGTCTCGATCGAGGTCAAGGCGCCGTCTGCCAGGTATCCGAAGTAGTGCCTCATTCGCAGGCCCCCAACCATAGCTTGAAGTAGATGTTTTCGGCCGCGCCGATCAGGCGACCGTCGATCCGGCCCGTCGAGCCGGAGAAGCTGAGGTGGTCGATTCTGATCTCTCTCCCCTGGTTGAACCCTCGCAATCCGGCGAGGCCGCCCCAGACGTGTCGGATCGAAGAGATCGACGGGGACACCGAGCTGAAATCGACCGTGAACGACTTCGAGACCGTCGGGCCAGGGCCGACCCACAACGAATCCTTCTCGAACGGGTTGCAGTTCGTGAAGCCGTAGCCGGGGTCTCCCTGCGGCCCCGTTGGACCCGGGTTCGAGTCAGCCCCCTTCGGCCCCTTCGCGCCGATTACCGACACCTCGGCCACGCCCAGACCAGCGTCCGAGGCACCGCCGTAGACGAAGTTGAGCGTGTGGTAGTCGTTGCCAACCGGCGTTCCGTTGTTCTCGACCGATCTGAGCGAGCCCACCTTGCCGTCTGGGGCTGCGAGCAGCGCCTTGCCGGGCGTGGACTCGGTCGCATCGGGCACCGGCGGCAGCTCACCGTTCCGCTTGAGGAGCAGCCACCCATCGAAGATCGACCTGTCGGCGCGGTAGAAGGCCGGGAAGAGGAACCTGATCGAGCTGCCACCCGGCATCGAGTGAGCACCACCCGACACGGTGAAGAAGTTCAGGGTGTACCGACGGAACGGCGGATTGACGACGGGAATGGCCGGACCTCCAGGCGTCCCGCCTTGGAAGGCGGCTCCCAGCGTGGCGTTGTTCGCGTCGTCGATCTCGGCGATCTCGTACCACCTGTCGTCGCCAGGCGGACTCGTCGCCTTGACCAGGTCGCCCTCTTGGATGGAGGCGAACGGGTTGCCGGTCCCATCGACGGTGGTTGTGCCGTTGTAGAAGTTGATCGTCCCGGACACGTTGCCGGAGATGTCGGAGCCGGGGGCCGACTCCGTGAACACGAGACTGCCGTAAATCGGCTCCCGGCTGGTCGAGTCGACGACCCGCTGGCCGGTGCCTCCGTCCACGACGAAACACAGGTTGCGGAGCGTGTCGGTAGGGTCGGTGAGCGCGCCCTCGTCCGTCTCTGTTCCGCCGGGGACGACGTCGATCAGAGGAGCGAACTCGCGATTCGTGGCCGCAAACGAACCGGACACATTCGTCGCTGTTCCGGCCACCCCCGTTACCAGGTTGCCGACGAGGAGACTGAGCCGGTAGCCGAGTCGGTCGGCCATCGACGGACCGACCAGATCGGCTTCGATACGATCGGCCAGGCTCGGGTGCGGCGCGGGCGTCGTGTGCGCCGACAGCCGCGCGTCGGTAACCTCGGCCCGCGTCGAGTTGCCGATCTCCAGGTCGGTGATCGCGTCGTCAGGCATGAATCCGACCACTTGCCCGTCGAACGCGATCGGCGGCTGACGCGTGTCCGGGAAGTCGTACGTGACCGTAAGGTCAGCGCCGACCTTGTCCACCTTGCAAATCAGCACCTCCTGTGGCCCGGAGGCGGTCGTCGCCCTCGTCAGGATCTTGGCCTGGGTCGCGATCTTGTCTCGGTAGTCCGCCCTTGCGATCACGTAGACCGGGAACACGGTGTGTCCGTTGAAGTTCAGGTCCACATCGTTGGCCGTGAAGAGGTCGACGTTCATCTTCCTGGTCTGGGAACCGACCGACAGCTTGGAGAAGTTGTGGTTCGGGTCGGTGGCCAGCACCAGGATGTCGGAGCCTGGCGTCGTCTGCGGGATGAAGCCCAGATACACACCTCGCGGAAGGGCGAGCGCGCGCACGTTGATGGCATCACCCGCGAACGGCTCCAAGAAGCGAGTCTTCACGAACTCTTCGGTGAAGTCGTATGTAGGGAAGCTCGCCATTTACGACCCCGCCGATGACAAGAAGAGCTTCGCGCGCGTGTCGTTGCGCAGGGTGATCTCGATCCGGCCGGTGCCTGTTCCTACGCCGGTGATGTCGATGATCTCGATCTCGTCCGGCGTACTGGTCTCGAAGACGCCATCGTCATCCCACGAGGCGATGCCGCCGCACAAGGCCCTGATCGTGTGCCCCATCCCCGTCTGGAAGCTGTAGGTGTTCGGGCCACCCGAGTTGTAGCCGGAGCTGGGCAACCACCCGCTGAGTTCCCAGACGTTGATCTCGTCGAATCCAACACCATCCGGCCCGGTTGGTCCTGGGGCTCCCGGGATGCCGGGGTCGCCTGTTGGTCCAGTCGGTCCGATCTCGCCGACTGTGACCTCACCATCGCCGGTCTCGATGACCTGGCCGCCTCCGTCACGGAAGTTGATCGTGTGGAACGGTCCGCCAACCAGCGGTGCACCCGCGTTTTGGATATTGATCGCGCCCAGCTTCGCGCCAGACTGAGACAAGAGCACGCGGCCTCGCTGCGTCGTAGTCGCGTCGGGCAGCGGCGGCTTACCGCCCGGCATGTGGTGAATGAGCCGCTGATCGGCCATGCCTGTCTCGAGCGGCACAAAGGCGGGGAAGATGAACCGGATGGTGGTCGCCGCATCAGCCTCGGCATCGATCTCGAGCGTGCCCGAGATCTTCTTCAGCTCCAGCGTCCAGCGCCGCTTCGTCAGGCCGCCCGACGCGGCGTTTGGCCCCTGGTACTCGTCGACCAGCTCGATCAGCTCGTCAGAGAAGATCGTCCCGACCTCATAGTAGAGGCCGTCAACACCCATGATCGTGTCCCCAACCTCCAGCTCTCCGACCGCCTGGCCGTCCGTGATCGACACGGCCTTCTGGGCGTTCAGGAAGTTGTAGGTCCCGGTGAGCGTGGATTCCTCTGGGCCGGTCACGCGGCCGAAGATCACTCGCCGAGTGTCGTCATCGTCGAGGAGCCGGTATCCGGTCACCGCGTCAAGCACCACCGCGATGTTGCGTACGTCGTCGTTGGGCGACGAGACGGCCCCGCGCACACCCTCGGCGCCCTGGCCGTCGAGAGTGATCTCGGGCTTGTGGAGCCGGTTGACCTCGGAGAACGATCCCGAGACGTTGACCGAGGTATCGCCCGACTCGACCAGGTAGTCGTTGCTTCGTAGCGCCGCGAGGATGAAACCCAACCGACCGCCCATCGAGGGCGCGCTCTGGTCGGCAGCGAGTCGTTCGGAGAGCGTGTCGTAGACGGTCGAATCCAGCCCGATCCGAGCTGCGGCCATCTCGTTGACGATCTCGACGGCCGTCGCGAGGTCTTCGACAGATCCGGCGGGCATGAAGCCGAAGTCGACACCGTCGTAGGCCAGCGGCGCATCCCGCAGCATATCCAGGGAGTGCGTGTGGCCGGACGCCATCTGCACGACCCCGGCGACGACCGTGTGGGAGTGGCTGTCGTCGATCGAAGAAGTGCCGTTGAGGCTGGCGTCCAGCTCGACCGTGTGGGAGTGGCCGAAGTTCAGCACAAGCCGGTAGGAGATCGTCATCGCCCCGGCGTTCCCGGTCACGATGCAGACTAGCACCTCGTCGTGGGCCACTGGTCCAGCTGACCTGGTGATGATCTCGGCCGAGGTCGGCGCTGACCCGTCGGCTGTGTACGAGGCTCGCGCGATCACGTGAAGCGGGAAGTCGCCTGGAGGCTGACCCGTGAAGTCCAGGGAGATGTTCGAGTCCAGAGCGACTGTCAGTCCTCCCGGATCGTCCTGAGATGCTGTCTTGAGGAGCGAGAAGCCCTCGGCGGCGTCGGTCACCAGGTTGAGCACCGGCGAGGCCACGGTTGGCGTGAATCCGACGTAGACGCCTTTCGGCATCCCCCCGAACTTCTGAACGAGCGGCGCCGACTGCCACTCGTCGGAGTAGTTGAGTAGCGCGTTGCCCAGGGTGAAGAACTCGACGGGGTAGATCGCCATCAGTCAAGCCCCGCAGCGTTGAAGAGGAATCGGATACCGGCGACATCCGGGTTGCCGAGCGGCACATAGCCGGTCACCCGCAACGTCGTAGCCGAGATCTTCTCGAGCAGCTCGATCTGCCAGCGGTCGTCCCCATGGTCGTCGTTCGGGTTCCACTTCGAGAGCCCCGTCGTTCCGAACAAGATCTCCGAGATGCTGTGAGTGGCACTGAAGTCGTGCGTGTCGGTCCAGGTCGTCCCTGGCGTATACCCAAAGTAGCCCTGGGGTACGTTGAATGTCTCTACGATCGGATAGGTTCCAGGGTTGTCGCCGGACGATCGCTCGAAGCCGGGTCCCTGATCGCCCTTCGGACCAGTTGGTCCGACCGGCCCGCCAGATGCGTCTGGCCCTGTTGGCCCGGTCGGCCCTCGCTGCGTGATGTTGGCAACGCCGCTCCCGCCATCGGATGCGCCGTTGAAGTTGAGCGTGTGGTAGAAGCCGTCCGGCAGCGGGTTCCCCGTGTCCTGAATCTCGTTGATGGCCCCGGCCTTCCCATCACCCGCGTTGGCGGCTACCAGCGCGCGGCCTGAGATCACGGTCGTCGCGTCGATCACCGGCTCGGCGTCCGCGTTCCTGAAGAGGTACGGCAGGTAGTCGAACTGCGACGTCTCCATCGTGTCCCAGAGCGGGAAGAAGAACCGAAGCGTCGGGCCGCCGTCGAGCGCCAGGCCGGACTCGGCTCCGATGCCGGTGCGAACGTAGAAGGAGAGAGTGAACCGCCGCCTCAGCAATGTAGCCGACGAGCCGGGGGTGGCAGCTGGCGTCGAGATCTGGATCTCGTTGGTCACCGTGGTGTAGTTGGCCTGGACCAGCGAGGCCGCCTGGAGGTTGACCGTGACTCCGGTCATTGCCCCGGTCGTGTAATTGATCGTCCCGGGTGCGGTCAGCGCGGCGCTCGTGAGGTTCCCGGCCCCGTCGTCGATGATGACGTCGGACCCTACACCGTCCACCACGACGTCGATCGAGACGGAGCCGGGGATGATCGCCGTTGGGTTCGAGAGCGGAGTCGTCGAGAGATCGTGCGGAGCGGGTGAGCCGCCGATCGTCGCGAGCAGCTCGCCTGTCACGGTCTGGGGAATCGCGGTCACCTCGTAGTAGTCATCGGCCGTATCTTGGACGATGTCCCCAACCTCTACCTGGTTCGGGAAGTCGGTTCCAGCTCCGCTGACCCGATCGCTTGCGGCCACGAACGTGAGCGTGCCCGTGAGCACGACCTCGGAGAGCGTCAGCCGCCCGTAGGCCGCCACCTTGGCAGTGTTCTGGATCCGGCGCTCGGTCGAGGTATCGATAACCATGCAGACGTTGCGCTCCGAGTCAGACAGCGCACCCGGCGGCACCAGAACTGGGAGTGTTCCACCCGTGATCGCACCGTTGCGGTCCTCGGAGGCGAACCCGGGGATGTTCTCGACAGGCGAGGACGATCGGTAGAGGGCCGAGAACGACCGGCTCACGTTGATACTGCCGGTAGGCGCAGACGGCAGCGTGATGTCCTCGCTGACAATCGTCCGCAGCTCTTTCCCCAGCCGCTCGGCGATGGCCGGACCAGTGGCGTCGGCGTCGAGCCGCTCACGCAGGGTCGGGTGCGTGAAGCCAGTCAGATCGGTTCTGGCGTTCTCGACCTCCTGCACCAGGGAGACGGCGGCGATGAGATCCTCGACCGACCCCGAGGGCATGAAGCCGTAGCCGAGAGGCGCCCCGGCGTAGGCGTAGGGGTTGCTCCTCTTGGCGGGCAGCGTCACGTCGATCGTGTTCGCGGCCGTGACCTCGCCGAGCAGCAGCTCGGTCGGATCAGTCGCGGCCCCGACCTTGGTGAAGACCTGGGCTGAGTGCGCCAGCCCCAGCGCCCCGTTGGCCTTGAGGACCACGTTCACCGGGTAGCTCGAGTGACCGGTGAAGTCAAGCGTGATCGACTCAGTGGTCACGACATCGAGCGCGATCAGCGGATCGTCGGACGACGTGAGCCGAGCCTGAGAGACTCCGTAGGTCGGGTCCGGCGCGAGGGTCAGCACGTCGTTCTCGAACGTGGGGATGAAGCCGTAGTAGACGCCTCTCGGGATCGCGAGGAATTTCCGGTTCGCGGCCTCCGAGACGTACTGCTCCCCGTACCGGAACTTCACGTTCTGCTTGTTGATCGTGCTCGTCGGGAAGACAGCCACTACAGCACCACCTCACCAACCCTCGCGTCTCCGCTCTCCACGCCCCTGGTGCCGGGACTGATCGTCGAGCCTGTGCCCTGTGCGAAGAACGTCGTCAGCTGGCCGGTGATCTTCTGCTCGTGAGCCACGATCGATGGATCCAGCGGTTCGATGAGCGGAATGTCGTACGACTGTCCGAACCAGCCGCCGGTAAAGACGAACGTGGGCTCGTCCTCCTCGCCTGAGGGCGGAGGTCCATCCCATCCGAAAGTGTAGACGCGCCTGACCGTCGTCACACCGGGGTCCGCTCCGTGTCGTTGTCGATGTTGGTGAACAGGGCGCCCGTGTCCGCGTCATTGCGGTACTCGTAACGGTTACCCATCGTTCTGACGACCTTCCCGGCCGCAGCCGCGTTCGCGCGAGCCAGGGCTGTCTGGACGGTGACCGTCCCGTCCACGAGGTCGCCCAGCGCGATGAACGCGGCCCGAACGAACACCTCGGACGTCCGGTCGTACGTGGCAGAGACGATCGTGTGACCGGCGTCATCGTAGACGGTGTAGACGACCGTCACGAAGTCCTGGGCAGGCATGTTCTCCGTGTCGACCGTGTAGAGCCCGGTGGCGCGGTGGACGAGGTCCACGGTGGTCAGGAGTGCCCCGGCCACCGAGTAGATGTCCGCCTGCGGGTACTTCGAGGTGACCCCGTCCGGGAGCTGCAACGACAGCGGAAGCGTGTCGCCTTGTCGAATCAGGGTGCTCATTCATCGCCTCCTAGTAGGGCGGCGTATCTTCCGGCGGACCACCGCTGGCCGCGATGGCCCCCTTCTCCTTGGTCAGCTCATCCCCCCACACAAGGAGCATCTTGCCTTCCTTCTTGCGGACACCCAGGTCTGTGCCGGGCCACTCGTGGTTGCTCGCTCGCAGCACGATCTCCAGGCCCTCGTTGAACTTCCTCTCGGCCTCGGCCACTGCCCTGCCTCTCGTCTCCATGAGCAGCTTGACGTGGGCCTCTCCTAACTCGTCCAGTTCGATCTTCGGCATTTGCTCTCCACCTCACCTAGCGTGCCAGAGAGCGAACTTACCACCATTCACCGACCGAGTGCCTCTATCTTCCTAGACCCCGGAGATCCGGGAGACGATCCGCATGTTCATGTTGGGGTACGTGCCGGTCAGGTCGGCCCAGGCGTCCCAGTAGAACTGGTAGCTGCTGCCTGCCGGGGTTGTCGCGAGCTGCTCGTTGCCGTCATCCCCGTCGCCCTGGGTCATCGGCGACCACTCGTCGCCATCGACCGAGTACTCGCCGAAGATGTCCACCGGCCGCGAACTGGCATCTCTGACGTCGTAGTCGATCACGACGCGACCGTCCCACGGTTGCGCGACGCCAGTAATCGAAGTCGTCGGCTGGAGGTTCGTGAACGTCCGCAGCGCGCCAAACCGCTCATCGGGCGGCATGACCCGATGGGAGAATGTCGTTCGGACGTTGATCTCCGACACGCCATCCCACGTAGCCAGCTGGGTGGTGGAGCTACTGTGAATCAGGATGTTCTGAACCTCGTTGACCCGTCGCCGGTCGTCCTGGTAGAGCGTGAAGCCGCCGTCCGAGATGCCCTGGATGGCCGAGGGTAGCAGGCTGGTCGTCACGTCCGTGAAGGCGAAGACTGGGAAGGCCGCCGCGTCCGTCTTGACGAGCTTCGAGCCAAGCGCGGCCGAGTAGAGGATGCACAACTCATCGACCCTGTTGACGAAGAGCAGCGCAGGTGGCGTGTCCGGTACGATCGTGAGCGATCCCAAGCTCGGGATGCCGGTAGCCGAGAGCTTGGTCCACGAGGGCGGGGCGGTTGGCGCTGTCGGCTGCCACGCGGTGTCGAGCTGGTAGAGGGACAGGGCTGTCCCAGGCTTCAGGACGTAGAGGTTGTTGTTCCAGAACGCGAACGAGCCGACGGGCACCTCTGGACCGTCGAGGTTGCCGTCGTCCCCGTCATCGAAGGCGGCCGACATCGTGTTGGTGATCGGGTTGTAGTAGGCGATCCCGCTCGCCGTGGCGTACCACATGACCTGTCGCCAGGCGATCGAGGCGCAGCCCTCCGAGACCGTGGGCTGCACAGGGGCGCCGAGTGCCACCGGCGCGTCCCACGTCGAGCCATCGGCCGTCCGCTTCACGATCAGACCATCCACGCTGGCGGAGTTCTGCCGCCACACGCTCATCACGAGGTAGTCTTGGACGACCTCCAGGCTGATCGGAACGACGGTTCCCGACACAGGAGGGAAAGCGGCCGATGGAACGTCGGACCACGAGCCGCTCTGGTATACCGCGACACGGGCCTCGCCTGACGAGTGGATGTAGAGCAGGTAGGGATCGCCGTTGTAGACGGCGATGTTGTTCCTGGTACGCCCCGGAAACACCGTCGTCGTGAGCGCTCCGGGAATCGCGATTCCAACGTCGGCCACGACGTTGTTGATGGTGTCGATCGTGACGACCGTGCTGGTGTCTCGCCTGAACGCTAGCGCCTTCGCCATCTAGCTCTTCCTCTCCGCGAGAGCGCCGAGCAGGTCAACTGCGCTCTCTTCGTAGAGCGTCTCGTAGATCACCTTGCGCCTGAGCGCCTGGTATTCATCTTCGCTGAGATCGAGAATCGTCTTTGCGAGCCAGCTCGTTGACACGAATGGGGCAACTCGCTTGGCGTATTCCATCCTCGCCATCGTCAGCTCGCTCATACCGTGTCCGCCACGACAGCGCCGGTCCACGTCTGGCTGGCTGCGGTCAACATCGCGACGATTGGGCCATTCATCCACATTCCGGCGGCGTGGTCGCCAGCCTCGATGCTCTGTGTCCACGTCTGACTCGACCCGCGTAGGCCGTCGAACACGATCCTGTCGATCTCCACGTAGATCGGCTTAAACCGCAGCAGCCGCTCGGCCAGACGCGCGGCCACATCGGGGTCGAAGTCCTGCGAAGGGTCATCTGTCGGATAGAAGATCAGCCGCAGGAAGTGGGACCGCTTCTCGTCCTTGACACCCAGGTACTTGGGCCACAGCGCGAAGCGGTCGTCGTACTCCGCGTCGAGGGGCACCACGTCGGTGACCTCGCTGTTGTAGTACGGGATAAACACGGTCGGGTCGACCGGGGTCAGTGCGGCGCTGGGGTCGGCGCTCTCGGCCCAGAGCGGAATGATCTCGACCAGGAGATCCTCGAAGGCAGCGAGGATCGTGTAGCCCAGGTCGGTTCCCTTGTGCAGGAACAGCTGGGGAGCGTTGAGCACCTCCGAGCGCTGAAGCCGCTCGTTCTTCGTGGGATCGAGCGTGATCCCCACGTTGTAGGCCAGCATCGGCAGCTGGTCGATCGGACAGGTGACCGCGTCCCACAAGCTCGGGAAGATCGCCCACTTGGCGAGCAGCTCGTTCAGGAGCGGCTTGACGGCCTCAATGATCCCCCGGAGCGGCTCTGGAACGTCGCTGCCGAGCCCGTCCTCATCCCGCGTGTCGTCGGGGAGGATCCGCCAGGTGACCTCCTCGGCCCAGTCGCCTCGGCCGAACCCAGCATTGACCGAGTACGGGCCGCCGCCGGGGACGCTGAACAAGGCGCCGCCGTGCGGATGCCCGAAGGGGTTGTGGCCGTAACCGATTCTCGACGGCTTGCCCATGACTAGACGTTGATCCTCCGATGCGCCACGAAGACCTCACCAACCCCGGTTGGCGTCACGAGTGTGACAAAGCCGGTGCCGGTATCGAGGGTGTAGTCGTCAGGCTCGACCAGGATGGCACCGCCACGGAACAGGTCCACAGCGTCCAGCACAGGGGCGGTCACCAGCATGTCGAGCAGTGCCGTGGCCGGGGCTGGCTTGAGCACGAGCGTCGAGAGGTGCGAGTGTCCCAGCGTGAGCGAGATCGGGTCACGGGTCTCGCGCAGGAGCACGAAGCGCTCGCTGCCGTGCACCGTGGGGATGACGAGCGTGACGATCCCGGTTCCCAGGTTGATCGTGTAGTCGTCCGGTGCGGCGAGAAGCTGGCCGTTCCGGTAGACCTCCACCTTGATCAGGTCTGGGGCAGTGATGCCCGCATCGAGCGTCGAGACCCCGGCCGATGGCGGCTGGATGATCAGCGCTGGCTCGTGCTGGTGGATCGGCGTGATGGTGGAGGGAAACAGGCCGCCACCGAACAACTCCCCCTCCTGGCCGTCCTTGAGGCTCAGGCCATTCTGGAAGTAGAGCTTGTCGCCCACCCGGGCGCAGAACAGTCGAAGATCCGGCAGCCGAGAGCCCTCTAGGAAGATCCGGTTGCTCCGGTAGAGCGTCAGCTCCGTCCTGGCCCTGAGCGCGCGCGGGAGGAGGAAGAACAGCACCTCCCCGTCTTGCATCTCGACCGAGGCCCCGCCTGCGATGTAAGCCTTGAAGGCGTCGGAGAATCCGGTGACATCGATGTCCTCGGTCCAGTAGACCAGGCCATTCGGCGGCGCCCCGGCGACGTCCCAGCCGACCGAGCCAGTGGAGAGGAACTGGAGCTGACTGTTCTCGGCGTTGCTGTAACCGATGGAGTCCAAGGCCAGCGACCCGTCGCGGGACGTCTCGTAGTAGGGCTCCTCGAACTCCGAGGGAACCGGGATCGAAAGACGCGGGGTGAGATCGGCCATCTCGATTCTCCTACTGCACCGTGACCGCTGGGATCGCGCCCATCGTGATCACCTCGAAGTCCTCGATCTCCAGATCGCCGAAGCCGTTGACGCGGCCGAGCGACTCGGTATCGCCGGTGATAGCAGCATGGCTCCAGCTCACCCCGGTGATGCCGTTGATCAGCTGGTAGATGTCGCTGATGCGAATCGACTCCCCGTAGGCCCTGCCCAGAAGCTCGTCCTCTAGCTGTGACCGTACCTCGGCAAGCACGGTCTCCTTCTGCTCCTGGCTGCTGTAGTCTTCGGTCGTCGTGATCGAGACCGTCAGATCGACCGAGAGGAGGTTGACCGACCCGTCGGTGACGTGGACCTTCGCCGTGCTGACCGCCTTCTCGTCGAGGAAGACTTCTAGCGCCTGGGCCAGCCCGACCGGAGCAGTCACGTAGCGCCCAACGTCGTCCTCCGCGAGGATCTGGGCCAGGATGATCTCCGCCTGCCCGTTCGACGCCAGGACCCGGTTCCAGTAGTTGTAGAGCCGGTCGATTGTGTCCTGTGGGACCCCCGCATTCGCCATCTCCTCGAGGATCGTGAGGGCCTCGGCGTCCTGCTCGACACTCCTGGGTGTGGTCGCGCGGCCGATCGCCACGCTGCCCCACGTCGGGTCGGAGAAGGAGTTGATCCATCCGTCCAGGTCCACCTGGGTGACGGCTCGCTGGGCCGTCTGGAAGACCAGGGGCGCGTTCACCTTGATCGCGTCGATCGTCTCCCGGTCAGACCCGGGCGTGGAGGGCTCGTCGTGGACCAGGATCGGCTCGATCAGGGTCGTACCGGCCACGACCGGCTCCATGAAGGCCGTCACCGTGTTCGCGGCCACGGAACCGCCGGTACCGCTCGTCACAAAGAACTTGAAGCGCAGCTCGGCGTCCTTCAGTGGAATGTTTCCGGCCACACCATCGCCCATCACCGCGCGGGGCGGCGAGAAGCCGTACTGGAACTCGAACTGGTTGGTCTGCTCGAACTCCATGAAGCGGTTCTCGTCCCACTCGACAGCCGACACGAAGAGCTGCGGGCTGTCCTGAGCGATCGAGAACCCATCCGGGACGTTGGTGATCTGGAAGATCTGGGCGGGCTCGCCGGTGGAGACGAAGACCGACTCGAGCGACTCGCCCTGCCTGGCGTCGAACTCCTTGGGACCCGACTCCCCGACATCGAAGATGGTCTCGTCCACGACCTCGAAGATCAAGCCGCTCGGCCCCTGGAGCTTACGTCCCTTCTCGATCGTAAACCGGCTCGGGGCTGGGGCAGCTAACGTCATCGTGATCCGCACGGCAGGTGGAACGGCCGCCGCAGGCTTGTAGCCCAGCTGGCGGGCGATTGTGACGGCCGCAGCTCGCAGACGCACGTCGCGCAGGTTGGTGTCGTCCGCCTGCCGGTCCCCGTACCAGTTCATCGTCGAGAGTCCGAAGGCGAACATCTCGATCAGCTCGATGCCCTTCTCGGACGCGACGATGTTGGAGGAAACTTCGGGGCCGAAGCGGAGCTGGAGGAACGAGATGATCTCGTCTCGGTTGGTCTCGAAGTCCTTGCCAAATAAACCCGATCTGACGAGATCCCGTGCGGTCGTACTCAGCGAAATGCCGTTGCTCATCAGCGCGCCCCCGCCGCGTCAAATGGAACCTGCGTCCGTCGAGCGTCGCCGATCGACCCACGCTGGCGCCAGATGACTTCGAGCACGATTCTACTCTCCTCGGTCCTAACGAGAATCTCGTCCACCACAACACGGGGCTCCCACTGCTCGATCGCCCGCCGCGCCTCGACCTTCGCCCGGAGAGCCGTGGCCCGAGACACGTTGGAGAACAGGAGTCGCTTGAGCCCGGAGCCGAACAACGGCCGACGAACACGCTCACCGATCCCGGTCTTGAGGATCGTGTTGATCGACACTCCCAGGAGGTCGATGTCTGTGGCCGCCTCCGGGTAGCCTCGGGAGGTGAACCTGATTGGCCCGTAGAGCCCTTTGATCGTGGCCATCAGTTCCCCCTCAGCGCGTCGGTAGCCATGAGGTTCGGTATGACCGGCTGGATCGGCTTGCCAGTCGGCGCACCGCTGAAGCCGAGCAGATGCGTGTGGTTCTCGGCCCAGACCAAGAACCGCTCATCGACGAGCCGGTACTTGACCCCGTTCGCGCCCACGAAGCAGGTCGAGGACCCGAGGGCCGAGATCAGCTCGACCCCTGCGCCAGTCACCCGCCACGGGCCTGTGGACGTGTGGATCGAGCCCCCATCCTGCGACGTCTTGGCCCCGGCGAACGTCTCATTCGCGACCCCGCCGCCTGTGATCTGGGTCGGCGCTGACCCCGTGCTCTGCATCGTCAGACCGTTACCGGCGAGCGTCAGGAGACCGGCGGCCGTCACGGTCGCAGCCCCGCCAGCCGTGACGTTCGCGGTCGTTCCGGCCACCACGTTCACCAGCGCGGCTGCATTGACGTTCACGCCGGTCGGACCCATGTTGACGATGTTCCCGTTCGCGTCCTGCACGTTGATCGAGGCAGGCGAGTCGAAGAACTCGGCCTTCTGCTGGCCGGTCGTCTGCACGGTGATCTTGCTGGGGTTCGTCTCGATCTTGATCGTGTTCCCGTTCGCGAGCTGGAGGACGATGTTGTCCTGGGCGTCGCTGATCTTGATGAAGTGGTCGTTCGCGGACCTGTGCTCGATCGCCTCCTGGCCGGAGATGTCGATCCAACTGGACTGACGCCCCCCGAACGACGCGATAACGATCTGCTCCTCCCCGCTCTTGTCGGAGAGGGTCATCTGGTGGTGCTTCTCGGCCTCGGTTCCCGCCTCTCCCTGGGCGCCGGTCCAGACCTGGACCTTCTGCTCGCCAGCCTTGTCCTCGAACAGGAGTCCGAGACCCGCCTTCGTCTTGATACCGCGCTTCGTGGGCTCGCCGCCCTCGGTCGCGAACTCCTTCGGCACCTGGGCGCCGTTCGCGCCCTTGTCCTGGTCCCTGTTCCCCCACCAGGACCCGGAGAACCTCGGCACACGGAGGTCGCCGTAGTCGAACCAGACCCAGACCTTGTCGTCCTTGTTCGGGGGGAAGAAGATACCCTTGTCCGGCCCAGCGAAGTCCGAGCTGGGGTAGGCCCAGATACTCAGCTCACCCTTGCGGCCGGTCACCGACTCGCAGCTGACCCTGACTCGGCCCTGGCCCTGCGGATCCTCGTTGTCGACGACGGTCCCCTGATACTTCGAGTAGTGCCTGCCTGTGACGTACTCCAGGCCGCGATCTCGGATGTTCTTCACGAATCGGAAGAAGGGACTCATCAGCTGTCGACCCTTTCCTGCGGCTCCGGGTCTACAGCCTCGCCCCCGCCCTCCCTCGTGGGAGGATCCTGCCCGCCCGTGATCGGAACCTTCCCTGTTCCGGTGTTCTTGTCACCGCTCGAGGACTCTCGTTTCAGCTTCAGATCAGTGGAGTAGCCGTCCATCCCGATCCGGTGCGTCACCTCGATGATCCGGTAGGCACCGCTGAACGTCTCGCTACCGCACAGCACGCGCACGATCATCATCGGCACCAGATCCGGGTGACCGAGGACCGTGGCCGTTGCCTCCGTGTTCATCCAGGTGTTCCCGTCCCGGACAGGCTTTTTGGCGTGCTCATCGCGGTTCGGGATAGCATTAGAGTTTGATTTGTGCGTACCGACCGTGTTCCCCGTCATGGCCGGATTCGGGGTAACCGCTGTCCCCTGCTGATCTACCTGGTAGGTGGTTCCATCTGCGTTCCTCGCACCGGCCGCATTCAGCTGGCCGGTGTGCTCCTCGTCCGCCATGTCTAGTGGATCGAGCACCAGTGTAGTGACCTCTCCCGTATCCGGGTCGGCGTACGAGTGCGTCATGCCTCGACCGGCCGGAGTCGAGAACAAGGTCTCCAGCGCCCTCGTCGAGAACGCCTCCATCGGGATGTCGCGGTCGTTCTCGGGCGCCTGCATGAACAGCAGGTTGTAGGACGCGTCCACCTTCTTGATCGTGTTCATGTCGCCCACGATCACCTTGTCACCGAGCACGAAGAACGAGCAGCGGTTCGTATCGCACAGCTCCTTGAAGAAGAGCCAGTCACTAGAGTTCTGCTCGAGTACCTCCGGCTCCTCCTTGTTGAGCGGCCTCTGTTGGCGGAGCGGCGAGTCAGCGCCGACCTGCGATACATCCAGCTCCAGGTTGGTCTTCCTGGCGAGGTGTTCGAGAACGGCTAGATCGGTAGCGAACGTCCCGTTCTCCTCAGCCCTAGCAGCAGCTCCCGAGTTCCTCGCGTAGCTTGTCTTCGCCTGCCTGGCAATTCCGCTGCCGCTGAGGAGGTCCGTGCCGTGGATTGTCACCCGAATGTCGGTGCCCGACATATCGAGACCCGGCTTCGTGATCATGAAGATGTGCTTGTCGCTGGTGAGCTTCTTCGCGGTGGGCGTGCTCGGCAGCCAGCCCCACTCGATCACCATGACGCCGTTCCTCTGGATCGCGCGGTCATCGACGATCTTGACCGCGTCGGCGAACGGCGGCTCGAGCGTCACCGTCGCCTCGGCGAAGCCGCCGCCCTCGAGCCTGATCTCGATCGATGGGGAAAAGCTCCGCAGCCAACTGCTGTAGTCGAACTCGAGCGTGATGTCACCGCTGCTCGTCTGGCCCTTGGACTCCTCAATGGGCTGACGCTCGTTGTTGCCAACCTGCTCGCCATCGACGTTGACGTTCCCCTCGAGCTGCTCCACGGTGAGGAACTTCAACGTGAAGAACGGCGCGAAGAAGTCACCTGTACCTTCGGCGCCGGAAAGCGGGTTGTAGCGCCCGTCGCCCACTAGAGGAAGCCCCTCTCACTGAGACTGAGCCTGGTCGGAACCTGGATACGGAGGCCGGGAAGGAAGTCGTTCGGCCAGAGCCGCATGTCGTTGCGGAGCATGATGAGGTGGCCGGTCGCGTCGTCGCCCAGCTCCTCGTCAGCCAGGCTGTCTGGGCGGTCGAGGTAGTGGACGACGTACTCGTGGTCGTCCGAGTGAGGGTTGAGGGCCGGTGGGCGCGTCTTGTCCCACCAGATCACCTCCTCGTACTTGACGAGCGTCGAAAAACGCAGCGGACCCTTTGGGTTTCGTCTGATCGGACTCGCCATTACATCTGCGCCTCCTCAACAGACGCCTTCCGAGCCATGTGCTCATCGATGCCGTTGCCGACGCCCCGGAACACGACGCGCACCTTCTGATCGCCGCCGCCGCGCCCCTCGAGCTTCCTAACCAGCGCGGCCCACGCCTCAGCTGGGATGCCGCCCGCGCCCGCGCCCTTGCCCGCGCTATCCGCGACCTCGCCCGGGGCCTTGCCCTTCATGGCAGCTTCCAGGCCACGGCGCTTGGCCTCGGCAAATCTCGTGATCCCCTCGTCCAGCTCGATCTCGCCCTTGGCGACCGACGATGCGATGTCGCTCAGGGACTTCTCCATGTGCGACCTGAGGCGGCGCTCGGCCTCGCGCATACCGGACGCGCTGAGAGCGGTACCCTTCTCGGCCAGCTCTCGGAGAGCCTGCTCCGTGTGGCTCTTCGCCCGGCGGCGGAACTCGGCGGCCTCGCCGAAGTTCTCGTTGTTCTCCTTGCGCTTCCGCCTGTTCAGCTCCAACTCGGCGCGCGAATTGGCCACTTCCGTTTCGGCGATGACCTTCTGGTCGTCCATGAACTTCAGCGCCGACTGGTGGGCGTCGTCTAGACCCTCCTTCATACCGGCCACACCCGACGTCACGGCCTTCTGCTCGGCCGCAATTCGCTGCTGCGTGGTCTCCCAGTCGGCGCCCAGCCCGGATATTCTGGCTTGCTCGTCGGCGGCGGCCGTCAGGGACGCGGCCATGTCCCTACCGAAGCCTACGGCACTGGACCGCACGCCACGGATAGCGGTAAGCGCCTCCAGCGCCATGTCCGACGCCCCGCGTGGTCCGTAGTTGTATGCGTAGTCCAATAGCTTCTCAACAGCGGTGAGCGCTCCGCTAAGGATGCCGTTTTCTCCCAGCAGCATGTCGGAGATGGCCTTCGCGGCAGTGAGCCCGGCCACCTTGATCGCCGCCCAGCCCTTCTCCCAGCTTCCACTGAAGGCATCGACAACGAACTGTCCGACACCTTTGATCGCCACGATCGCGTTGGAGATCTTCTCGAACGAGCTGAGAGCGATCTGCGCGACCGACACCCACATGCCGCCCATGTGCTCGAGCAGGAACTTGCCCACGGTGATGCCGAGGCTCTTGATCTCGAAGAACGAGACCTTGAAGCTGAGTCCGATCCCCCCAATGATGTCGCTCAGGCCGTGCTCCCAGATGTCGCCTAGCTCCGGGAAGAACTTCTCAGCAAGCCAGCTGGGGATGCCAAGCAGGATGTTGTCGAGGAAGGTACCGAGAGTGACGATGGCCGTCTCCACAGCGCCTTGGAAGATGTCCAGCCCGGACGCCTCGGGATCGGAGAGCACCTTGCTCATGCGATCCATCCCGTCCATCACCGCGTCGATCCCGGAGACGATCAGCCCGATCGGTCCCAGGATCTTGAGGAGCCTGGGGCCAATCGCTCGCAACGCCCCGGCGAGCTTGGGGAACCGGCCGAACAACTTGCCGATCGCATTCAGCTTGCCGATGGCCCCCGTAGCACCACCAGCCACGCCCAGCAGCGTGCCGAACGCTGTCCCCAGGAGCAGGACGCCTTTGCCGACAGTACCCAGGATCGGCGCAAGGGCCTGACCCCACTCGCGCATCCGCTCGCTCTCGATGAAGTCCTTGATCGTCAAGCTGAGACTGGCGAGCGTGTCCTTCGCCCCACCGAAGGCGTCCTTCAGCACGTCGATCAGTCCGGTCTGCGTGAGGAACGCGATGCCGAGCTGCTTGACGTTGAACCACATCTTCTGTAGTTCCTTCGTCGTGTCGAGCATTCCAGACGTCAGCTCGTCGAACGACTGGACTCCGGCAGCAGTCCCGAGCGCGCGACGCCGTTCGGCTTCCTCCTGCTCGCGCACCATCGCGTTGTAGTCCTCGGTGTGCTCGATCGCTCGCATGAGTTCTGCGGGCAGCTCGTCACGGAGCTGCTCCATGAACCTGTCACGGAGGAACTGGGACGGGATCGAGTCGATGTGACCGCGCAGGGATGTGACGAACCCGAGCGTGTCCGTCTGCGCCTGACGCATCAGTGCGCCGCTCTGGTCGAGCGAGATCCCGGTCTCCATCATTGCCATCTGGAGCGGGTCGAAGCTGTCGCTGAGACCGAGGAACACGCGCCGCTGCGTCTGCGACGCCCTGGCGAAGCGCTCGAACGTGCGCTGGGCGGCCTGGACAGCCTCGGCCATCGTCTTGCCGAACGCCTTGGCGTAGACACCGGCCGTCTGGGAGACGCTCTTCACGATCCCAGCGCCGGAGCCGACCACGGCCTTGCCGAACGAGACTGTGGCGTCCATTGCGCCCTCGATCACGCCCGGGAGCTGCTCCATCATCCCCGGCATTCGGAACGCCGACTGGAACTTGGTGGCATCGTCCAGCGCCCCGACCATCGAGCCACCGAACGTCCGCATAGCGGAATCGGCCTTCGCGATCTCCTGACCAGACACACCATATAGGTCGTTGAGCGCGATGAACGCCTGCTGCTGGTCCTCGGACAGCTCGGTGAGAGAGACACCGGCCGCCGCCAAGCCCTGGGTCATCCGGGTGACTTCGCCAATGCTGAACTGTGTCGTACCGACCAGCTGAAGCATGTCGCTGCGAAGCTCGAACGCGGCCTCGCGCCCCTCGCCGAATCCTGCCGCCATCTTCCGTGACGAGTCCTCCAGTTCGAGGAACGTGTCCCGTTCCCGGCCGAGGAATTCCAGGTTCTCGACGTCCTGCACGAAACCAGAGATCGCCTGGCCGCTCTCCTTCAGCTCCCGGGCGAGTGCGGAGAACGCGGGATGGACCTTCGTGGCCGTACTGAGAAGCTCCCTGAATGAGCCGACCGTCTTCCCGGCCCCGAGCGCAACGCGCTCGAGCGCGTCCATGTTCTCCCACGTCACCGAGGTGAACCGGCCCTGCTCATCCCGGACCTGGCTCATCCACCGGGGCAACCCCTGAAGGTCGGTACCAACCAGGCCCAGCGCCTTGCTGAGGAGACCGGCCGACGCGGTAAACCTGTTGAAGGCCAGCCCTGTCTCGGTGATCTTGATGGTCAGATCCTCGCCACCCTCGGCCGCCTCGTCCATCGCCGGAGCGACGGACCCGCCGACTAACGCGTGGTCGAGTCCCCCAGCCGCCTTCGTCGCCGCCTCGGTCGACGAGGCCAACGACACCAGCGCCGCGTCAACCGATTTGATCGGCTTCGTCGCGTGATCGACAACTGTGAGGCCGATTCCGAGGTTATAGAGTTCCACTTAGACTCCCCAGGCAGCTCCAGCAGATGGCCTCTCTGCGACCGGCTGAGAGGCGTGAGGGCTCAGACCAGTCGAGTATGTCACCTGGCGCTGAGTCCCACCGCCGCCACCCGTCTTCCGCGTTCGGACGATCTCCTCTCGTATTTTCACCAACCGATGCCTTCGTGACGAGGGCATACTCATCACGGCGTCGTACGGCTGATTGTAGGCTTCCATGAGGAACACGATGTCGTGCTCCAGATTCGCCCGGGAACCAAGAGGTAGGAACGCATGGAAGCGCGGTCCTACAACCAGTTCAGCCCCTCGGCCGTAACAGGCTCGGCTCCCGTGTTCGAGAAAAAAGCCTGCCCCAGGTCGAGCGGGAACTCGAACTCGCAGTTGCAGAGGCGGCCCTGGCAGCTGACCTGGACGCTCGTGTCCACGTCGGCCTCCATCGCGTTGTAGACCTCGCGGAGATGGTTCCGGTCGTCCTTCGGGAGCGCCTTCACCAGATCCAGGTCTCGCTTCGGATCGCCGAGCGTGATCATCTGCTTCTGCTTCTGTGGTGGCTGACCGTCAGCCCCAGGAACTTCTGTCTCGACCTCGAGCTGCTCGAGCCTGGCGAGGATCGCGTAGGACCGCAGATCCTTCTGGTTCAGGCTCAGGCCCGTGAGCTTCTCCTCGTGGCTGGCCGTCAGCACGCGCACGATCGCCTTCCGGCCGGACCGGCGGAGCACGACCTCGACGCGGCGCTTCGACACCCGATCCTCGGGGACCTCGGTCATCTCGATCGTCCGCAGGTCGAGCTGCTTGTTCTTGTTCAGGTGGCCGCAGCGCGGGCACGTCCGCTCGAACTTGTAGACGTCACCGCAGGAGCAGCGGCGGAGGAAGATCCGCATCGCCAGCCGGTCCGACGACGTGATCGGCAGACCCGCCTTCAGGTCGTCACCGATGATCGCCTTGATCTTCTCAGGATCGGTCTCGTTGCCGATCTTCTCGCAGCAGGCCGAGAGGAGCATGGTTGTCCGCTCGTGAACAGGCAGCTCGTCATCGTCCATGATGTCTTCCTCCGTGCCGGTCATCTCACGGAGGACGATGGTCTTGTGGACCTTGCCCTGCTCGTCCACGTAACCGCAGGGGAGTTGGTACTGCCCCCTACCACGCCCAAATACTTCAACACCCGGTACGTCTACGATCCCCGGCACGCTTTCCTCCTGACCACGCCTCGCTTGCGTAACTCGTCGTAGACGGTGCCCAACGGAACACCGATCTTCTCTGACACCTCGTTCAGCGACAGCCCCTTCCTGTAGAGCTGTTCCGCTTTGTTTCTCTTCGATGGTGCGAAGCTGGAGTTGAGCAGCTTGGCTTCGGACACACCGCGAACCACACCGGCGATGTGGAGCACACGCAGCACACTCGACTTCGCACGCCCGACCTCGCGTCCAACCTCGATCGCCGACATGCCGCTCTCGTAGAGCTTGATGATCTGCTTGCGCACCGCCCGATTCATGCGCGTGCGGAACCTGTGATCGACTAGCGTCTCCGGTCGTAGGTCCAAGATCCCGCGCCTCTTCAGCTGGGCCTTGCGCCACAGCTTCAATCTGATCTCTGAATGCCTCTCCCGAAAGCGCTCGATCTTCTCGGCACCCTCCGGGGAGAGCCAGCCTTTGACCTCGATCAAGTAGTCGATCTCGCCACCGCTGTTGTAGATCCAGAAGTCCGGCAGGTAGTCGTCGAACTGCTCGACCTCGTAGTCCCAGTTGAACCTGCGCGCATCGAGCCAGGCGGCGGTCTTCGCCTCCCACGAAGATCGGAAGAAGAACACGCGACCCAGCCGATCGCGGAAGGTGAAGCCGCGACACCTGTCTCGTCCGCGAACATCGACACCCTCTTCGAGCAGCACGCGCTTGATCGGGCTCGCCGAGCACTCGAACCACTCGGCCAACCAGTTGACCGACTCCCCGGCCTCGTAGCGACTGACAATCTCGGCCCGCGCGCTCGGATCATCCGCGAACAGATGCCGCTTGCGTGCCGGATGACGGCGCGTGCGCCCCAGCTCGCGACGGACGAGCCAGACGGACAACCCAGTCGCAGCCGAGACCTCATCCAGCGTAGCTCCGGCCTTGTATCGACAGCGCACCTCGGCACGCTTCGCCGCAGACACGTTGGTCCTCGGGCGTCCCATACTACCTCCGCGTTTCCGCAGACATAGTAGCACTTAGTCGCCCCCTCCCAAAGAAGCGAGCTGCTCCTCGGTCACAGCCTGCGTCGCTCGGAGCTTCACCGGACCGGGGTCCGTGGCATCCCAGATGACCTCGATCCGCTGGAACCCGTCATCTCGGTTGGCGCCCTGCTCGGCGACCAGCGCCAGCGCTTCGGGCGACAGGTGGAAGCGAAAGCCGGGGTAGTCCTGGTCCCACTCCCCAGACGGTAGCGAGCTAGCGTCCGGGCCGAACTCGCCCGGCGTGAACGTGAGCACGTACTGCGGCCGATAGGGAATCTCGTAGGCGCGGAGCACGATGTCGCCGTTGTCGTCCCGGGCGTAGTCCTTCATCGCCCACGGCCCTTGCCGAACACCTCTACCCCCGGAACATCAACAATTCCTGGCACTTATGCCTCCTTCTCGAGCGCGTACCTCACCAAGCGCTCGAACCTCTCTGGACTCTCGGCCAGCACCTTGAGACCGTCTGCGACGGTCCATCCCCAACGCTGGCAGAAGACGAACAGCTCGTCGTAGACCCCGGTCGGGAGAGCGACCCGAACGATGGTCGTGCCGTCCCCTCCGTTGCCCCTGTGGGCCACGTAGGAGCGCAGGAGAGCCTCGATCACGGCGGAGATGGTCCCGTGGCCCTCCTCCTTGATTTTGGCCTCCAGAGCGCCCCGGAGGACGTGGGAGAGCTGCATGTTGGTACGTCGACCAGACGGGTGCACACGCGCGGGCGCGGGCAGGCGCCTGTCCCCGTCGAGCCACTCCAGCACGACCTGGCGGATGACCTCACTCTGGGAGCGGCCGGTCTCCTCGCAGTAGGACGCGAGCGTGTCGTCTAAGTCCTCTGGAATGACAAAGTTGAGACGGGGCTTCAAGCTGGCTTCCATGAGGAAGACCTCCTCACTTGAGGAGGCATTCTGCCTCACGCAGCTGGACGGCGCAACCCCCTAGACCTGGGGCACGGGAAGCGGCAGGACCGTGACCCGCTGAACGGAGAGAGTCAGCTCCTCCATCACGACCTCGGAACCCGAGGCGTCCAGGTCGGTCGCGGGCTTCCACGTAGTGGGAATGGCGTCCCGCATCCAGAGCATCCGCTGTGGAATGACCTTCTGGTTCCTCGTCTGCACGACGATGAAGCTCCGCCGGGGCGCGACGCGGCCCCAGACGACCTGCATGAACCAGAGGTACATATCAAGGTTCGTGTTGAAGACCGCGAACCGGAGCGTGCAGTCGCCGCCGGTAACGTAGCCCTGCGGCACCCGGTGCACGTACGGCCAGTTCCCCTCGCGGATGTCCTTCACGTCCATCGTCATCTCGGGGATCGAGATCGACTGGAAGCCGATGTAGCTCCCGTTGTTGATGGCGGACTGGGCGGACTTCAGTGGGAACGCGGTGGGGAAGACGCCAGCGACGGGGACGTCGAGCAGCGCGAAGTTGTGACTCAAGAGCGGGTCTGAGTTCACCGATCTGGCCATGCGCCCATCCTACCGCGTCTTGAGCTTCCGCCGCTTCCTCTTCTTCGGCCGAATGCCCAGGCCGGAGTAGACCTTCCGCTTGAGGTGTTCAGGCGCTCCGGCCAGTTGGCCCTCGACCCACGCCTTCCCCTTCGGGTTCTCTAGCGGTTTGGCGAGAATCTTCGAGGCCATCCGGTGCATCTTCGGCTCGATCTCGGTACGAAACTCGGCGCTGCCCGTGTCGTACGTCCCCTTGTTCTCGATCTCGTAGTAGCGATGGCCGAACTTCTTCTTGTAGGTCTGACCAGCCTTCGCGACCGCCTGATGCGAGGCGACCACGTCCGCATCCGGGACGGTCCGGCCGCGCGCCTGGTTGCGCTCGCGAGCCACTTCGATCGGTGTGACCACCATCACCATCGAGCAGTCGTAGCCGAGGTCTTCGAGCGCCTTCTTGCCTTTCAGGATGTAGGTGGGGTTCTTGGCCGTGCCATCGACGATCACGCCGAGTCGCCCACGCGCGAAGTGCGCGCGCTGATTCATCATCGTGTACCACGAGCGGTCGTGCAGCTCCTTCCCGATCGATGGGAACTTCGGGTTGTCGGTCGGCACCTCGAAGGCCGTCTTGAGATCGAGGCCCTTCTGCTTGACGCGCCAAGCGTAGATCTCATCCACGCTCAGGGTCTTGAGCCCGAAGGCTCCGCCGAGCTGGCTGCCGAGCTTCCCGAACATCGTTCCGGCAGTCCACGATTTGCCGGATCCCATGCCGCCGCCCAGAAAGATCGCTTTCAGGATATGCGGATCGAAGATGCCCTCGTGCAGAAGGCGGGCGTCAGATGGAACGACCCGCTCGAACAGACTCACGACGCCTAGTACTTGTCGTCCTGGGCGTCGGCGCACGCCTCGGCCGCCTTTGCGGCGGCTTTGAGCGCGGAAACGAGGGCGTCGTACTTGGGCTTCATCTTTCCCAGCTCGTCGCCCTTCGCGAAGCGCTTCTTCTCCTTCCACATCCGATCGCACGTGGTCGCCGCATCCTCGAGCGCGTACTGGAGGTCGCGCTTGTTGAGGTAGCGGCGGGGCATCATGCCCATCATCTCGTGCAGCGGGTTCCGGCCGTCGTCCTGATCGCCCTGCTCTTCCTGCTCGGTCAGGCCCGCCAGCTTGTCGAAGTGGCTCATCACGTCCTCTTTCTGGTGTCTGGTCTGCGCTGACCTCGACGCTACGCCGAGATGATCTCCACCTCCAGCTCCTCGACGGTGAGGGTCAGCTCTTGGAGAGCGACCTCGGAGCCGGTGGCGTCCTTGTCCGCCATCGGCTTCACCGTGGAGGGCCAGCACTCGCGCAGGCGCATGATCCGGGAAGGCGACCCGTCGATCCCGAACTCGTCGGTGATGTGGAACTCCATGATCATCAGGTCGGAGCGGTAGGTGTCCGCCGCGCCGTTGATCACGTCGATGAGCCACTTGTAGAAGTCGCTCTCGCGCTGGACGGTGCCCTTCATCAGCTGGCACTCGCCCACCGTCTGGATGCCCGGGTACTTCCGGGTCCAGCGGTACACGCCCTCGCGGTACTCCGCCGGGTCGATGCTGACCTCGGGCGTCGAGACGGTCGAGAACCCGGCGACGGGATCGAGATGCCCCCCGGCCGGATCGACCACGTGAAACCTGTAGTTCAAATACGGATCAGTGGACGCTGCACGAGCCATGTCAGTCTCCTATCTCGTCTGCCCGACCCCTACGAGGTCTGCGTGCCGACCGGCTGCTGGAGGGTGAAGGTGATGAACTCCGCCGGGGTGCCGGGGTTGAATCCGATGTCGATGATCGCCTTGCCCTCCGCCACGGTCGAGGCGTTGTTGTTCGTGGCGTTGCACGTCACGAAGAACGCCTCGTCCTCGTTCTGGCCTGCGAAGTAGCCGAGCCGGAAGAGGCTGCCGTAGTAGCCCTTCAGCGCGGTCTCGATCTTCGCCCAGAGCGGCGGGCCGTTGTTCTCGAACACCGCCCACTGGAGGTTCAGGCTGGTCGCGTACATCAGGAAGTTGTGCAGCGTGCGCGCGTTGATGTAGCGCCAGCGCGTCTCGCGCGAGAGGCTGCGCACTCCCCAGACGGCGATCCCGGTCGCGTCGCTGGAGATGATCGGATTGATCCGCGACTGGTAGAGGTTGTCCCGGTCCGACTTCTCCAGCACGAACTCGGCGGCGACGACGCCAACCGCGTTGAGCGCGCCGTCTTCGACACCGCCCGGAGCCTTCCCGACGTTCTTGGTGTTCGCCGTGCGTGCGTAGACGCCCGCCACGAGCGGAGTGATCGGCACCAGCTCGACCCGATCGGTGAGCGGGTTGACGAAGTAGACGTTGGGGTAGTACATCGCCCCGATCTTCTCGTCCCACGCCTGGTCCACCTGGATGTACTTGATCGCCTCGCTCACGGTCGTCCCGTTGGCGTAGCCCATGATCAGGTAGCGCAGGTCGGGCCGGTTCTTGGCGAACTGCACCATGTCGAACTGGACGAACTCCGAACCCTCGAAGTCGGGCACCACGACGTTGAGCGGCTCCTCGACCAGATCCAGGGCGTAGATGCCCTGCTTGCTGGATTCGAGCGCGGCGGCCGAGATGTCCGCGCGGGTGACGGCAGAGCCGTTGACGCCGCCGGACATCTGCCACTCGACGTCGCTCGCGAGGCCGGTGTAGTTGCCCAGGATGTCGGTGCCCGCCGTGGGTGCGCTGTCCCAGGTGATGTCGTAGGCGCCAGTGTCGTAGTCGATCGTGTTGGTCCCGGCCGCGTCCACATCCCCGACCAGGTTGCCGAGGCCGTCGTCGGTCGCGACCTGGCCCGACTGGTAGTCGGCGTCGATCGTGGTGGCTGCCCTCGGAGCCAGCAGCGTGGTGAGCGCCACGGCGCCGGTGACGTAGTCGGCCGACCCGGCCGCGCCCGCGACACCGCCCAGCTCGGTCAGATCCCCGGCCACGTCGCCGTTCACGATCCCGAGCGGCACGTAGTCCACCAGGATGTTGGTGCCGCTCTGCGGCGGAGTCGAGGTCGTGAAGTCGATCAGGCCGCTCTGGGTAGGCGCCGTGACGCTGTCCACCAGGTCGATCGCGTTCGTGCCCGCGCCGATCGCGCCCGCGAGAGCCACCGCCTGGGCCATGTTGTCGGTGGCCGCCGCCTTGGTGATGATGTCCGACTCATCGTAGGTCACCGTCACCGGGGAGCCACCGGCGAGGCCGCCGCCGAGCGAGCCGAGCGTCTGCCCGGTCATGGCGCCGGTGGTGTAGTCGATGGTCCCGGTGCCGCCCTGGAAGACGAGCGGGTTGATGAGGTTCCCAGCGCCGTCGTCGAGGATGACCTGGGCACCGTCGTCCACAGTCGTCACCGCGATGGCCAGCGTGCCAGGGTGAACCGGAGTGGACGGGGTGACGCCTGGAATCGGCGTGGAGGCGAGGTCGTAGATCTGGCCGGGCGTGGCCGCGCCGATGGGCACCCACGGCGATCCGCCAGCCGGTACCGCGTAGCGGATACGGAAGACGGTGTTCTCCCGGTGGACCGGAGCGGTCAGCGCACCGGCCGCGATCTGGAAGGCCGTGTCGATGCCGTTGACCGTGCCGACCGCGAACGGACCACTGCCGAGGTTGTCGACCTGGTCGCCGACCTTGGCGTAGAACATCCGCAGGCTGCCGTCGAGCACCGGCGTCGTCGGCAGGGTGATCGCGAAGGTCGTCACGATCCCGTCGATCGCCGGTGTCGGCGTCTGCGCCTCGTCGTCCACCTGGGCGTCGGCCGCGACGATCCGCAGCGTGTTGTCCAGGCAGGCGCCCTGGGCGAGCGTCCCGGAGAAGTTGGTGTCGATGCCGTTGACCGAGCCACCGGCCACCAGCACCTCGTCCTCCTCGTAGGAGGGGATCAGCCCGCTGGGCGTGCCGCCCGCGCCCTCGGTGATCTCCACCAGCTGAGACGGCTTCCGGGGATCGGTCAGGACGGTGGTGACGTAGTCGGCCGCGTCCGGGTCGGTGAACTGGACCGCCTCGTAGGTCTCCTCGGAGACGAGGATCGACGCGTCGTACTCCGAAGGACGGAGGACGAGCAGGTCGAACTTCTCCCACTGCTCGGCACCGGCCGTCCGATCGAGGAAGTTGCGGTTCCCTCGGATGTGGATCCGGGTGTCGTTGCCCCAGGTCCCCTCCCCCTTCATGGTGAAGGTCCACTTGGTGGGACCGGGCGTCGGGTCGATGTCCGCCCACGCCGAGATGGCGTCGGACGGGACCACGCGGACGATGTAGGCCCGCTGGCCACCGTTCCCGAAGAAGCCCTGGATCCCGATCGGGACCAGACCTAACGACGAGATCGGTCCGAAGACACGCTCGAACTCGACGGTCGAGCGAACCTCGACTGGCGTATTGCTCGGACCCTCGTCGGTCCAGCCGACGAACCCGGCCTTCGCGGGAGAGATGCCCTCGGGGGCACGGGACGGCTCCTTCTCGAAGCCGTAGACACCTGGGCTGAGGATTTCGAGTTGGGCCACGGCGCTCTCCTAAGCTCTCTTGGCTGATTGCGGACCGAGCACCCTACTTGGGCTCGTCGTCGTCGGTGATCACGATGGGGGTGTCGTCCGGCCTGGCCGCCCTGGTCGGCCGGGCCGGTGAGGTCTTCTTGGGAGCTGGTGCGGGCTTCGGCTTGACCACGGTCGCCTGCTTCGTCGCGCGGAGGGCGTTGGCCTCGCGATCGGACAGCTTGCGGAGGCGCTTCGCGCGCAGGCCGCGCACGACTCCCTTGTTGGAGGGGCTGGCCTCGAAGATCTGGCCGGGACGGTGCGCCTTCGTCACGCCTCCGGGAAAGTCCACCATCCACGGACCGCGCCCGGTGACCTGGTAGTACTGAGTCCTCATTCGTCTCTCCCTATGGCGGTCACCCGCTTGATCGGCTGGCCATCACCGTAGAGGCCGCCGCCTCCCGGATCAGGTCCAGGGTTGTTCGGATCGACCGGCTCGATTGGATCAGGCTGCGTCCCTCCGACGAATCCCGGAACGACCTTGGGCACCTTGTCGAGCGTCAGCTCCCCTTCGACGCGAAGCGACACACTGTACCCGCACACCCGATCGACGAGCGAGTTGATCTCCGTGAGATCCGCTGTCCCCTCCTGAAACGTGTGGTAAGTGCGCTCGACCCCGAGCCCATCCACCACCGTCACATCACCGTAGAGAGGATACCGAACCATGACCATCTGGAGAAGCACCTGGGCGACGGTCCGATGGCGGCTCCAGCACTCGATCGTGTAGGTGAAGTCGTAGGGCCACTCCTTCTCCTTGATCTCGTAGTGAGACCAGCCCAGGTCGGGGCCGACCGAGATCGGAGTGGCTCCCTCGGCGGGAAGGCGGTACGACAGCGTCGGCGACCAGACGCGCTGCTGAGACGGGGTTGCGTCGTCGCGAATGACCAGGACGCATGGCAGCTCCCACTCCTGGTCGGTGGGCTCGGACTGCTTGAACCCGACTAACGCGCGCTCGATCTTGATCGGCGCGTCGTTGCTGTTCTCAGGCTCGACGAAGACGCCCTCGAGCGGAAGGTAGTACTGGTTCTTCTCTGGATCGAGCTGGGCGCCGAGACCTTCGACCACGCCCTGATCGAAGTCGATCAGGTCGATGTGGCCGGTCCGTTCTCCGAACTCGAGCGACGGCATGGGACACATTCTACGGCGGAGGGCCGCTGGCCGCCATAAACTACAGCCAGCTCTCGTCCCGCCGTTTCTCCAGGCGTTTCCTGAGATCCTCGGTCAGTTTGTCCACCTCGTCCAGCCGACCACCGGCCAGCGCTTCTCTGATCTCTCGGCCAGCAGCCGCGACCCATCTCGGGGCCTGGTTCTTCGCCGCCCTAGCCGTCTTCAGCCAGTGCGGAACACGGGGGAAACCGCCCAGGCCGTGCTCCAGGCGCATCTGGAGAAACACGAGGTCGATGAAGACCTTCCCGTTGATCGACGGCTTCACGCCATCGGTCACTGTTGCGCCGAGCTTCGTGATCTTGCTCACGAGGTCAGCGTAGACCTCGCGCAGACGACGGCGATGGCCGTCCATCTCGGCAGGCGAAGCAGGCCGAACCTCCGCCTCAGCTGGGATACCGCCCGAGATCGGCGGGAGCGTGTCCACGGTCCATGGGTTGTGCTTCGCCATCTCGATCGCAATCGGGTTCGAGCCACCGATCTTGATCTGGGTGCTCTCGGCCGGAACCGTGGTCAGCTTCGTTCGTGAAAGACCCGCGATGGCCCACTCGTCCTTCTTGTCGTTCTCGAGGAACTTGATCGCGTCACGGTAGAGGTCGAGCCACTTCTCTCCCTTCGGGATTCTCTCCTGTACGTCCTCCTGAATGCCCTTGGCGATGGCCCGACCGGCAGCTGTGGCCGCAGCTCGCGCGCGCTTGTGCACGTCCCGCCGGAAGGTCTTGGGGATCCCGCCAGTCGTCGTAATCTTTATGAACTTAGCCACTTACGCTCTCGGCGGCGGCGAGTCCGGCGAGAGGTCCCCCGGCGTCGTGTCACCCGTCGACCCGTCAGGCGGCGACTCCGAGAGCTTCCTCTCGGCGAGCTTGCGCTGCGGCTCGTACTTGGAGGACTTCACGAGGATGAGCTTGTAGGAGACGAAGAATCCATCGCCGCCGAAGCGGCCCTCGGTGTCACGATCGACATCCTCCACGTCCATGTACATATCGAGCAGCTTGGTGAACCGGACGATGTCGCCGGGGCGCGGCTGGAGATCCCACTCGCGCTCGCACAACACTCGGGCGAGGAAGTACTCGCACCGGCGGACGTAGATCACGCCGCGCTCGTCCGGCTCCTGCTCGTGCTCGACGTTGTCCACTCGGCCGCGAACGAGGATCGGCTGCAAGTACGGCCAATCCGGCTGGATCTCTCGGCGGGCCGAGTCGAGCCTGCTCTTGATGATTACGCGCTCTCCATAGAGCGCATAGCCCGCGTGCTTCTTCCTCGCGAACGGGTCGTCAGGCTCGGTCTCCGGCGTTGCGATCTTGCTGCGGTGACCGGCGTTCGACAGCGGATGGTCGCCGTCGATCCGCCTGTTCTGGTCCTCGAGCACGTAGTAGTAGGCGTTCATGCCGCGAAGCCGTGTGAGCTGCCGCGAGATGAAGTCCGCGTACGCCTTGTTGCGCGGGCCAATGAACGTGTCTGGAACACCGGCCGTGCCCTTGGTACCAGCGAGGTTCTTGAACTGGCCGTACTCGTAGGAGGGAGGAGTGGGGGGTCGCACGTCAGCCACGGTTCACCTCCCACCAGTTCCGAGAGAACCTCTCGGGCGCATCCTCGTAGAGCCCCTTGGCCCAGCCCCGCACCTTCCTGACCTTGACCGAGAACTTGACGATCGGCGGAGGCCGCTTCCCGCCGCGACGTTTCCTATGCCGGAGCGGCTGCCGTTCGCGCACGAACATCTCGCGCTCGCGCTGCTTCCCCGCGTTCGTCAGCTGGACACGGCTCTCGTCCTGGGCATTCGTCTTGATCCGGGCCTCAGAGCCATCTCGCCTGGGACCGGCAGTGAGCAGGCCCCACGTAACGACGTTGAACGCCTTGACGAAGTCGTCCTCAGTCGGGTCATTGCCGGACGCTTCGCGCATGATGTGCGAGTAGATCCCCGAGATCACCAGCGGCGGCAGACTATCGGGATCACGGATCGCGACGTAGGGATCGAACTTCTCTTGAGGCTCTTTGGCCATCGGCTACCCGGTGATGATCGGAACGGCGCGTTTCCAGTTGAGGATGTCCTGGTTGAGCTTCTCCATGACGGTCTCGGCGTTGGACATCAGGTCGGTGCCGTTCATCGTCCGATCGCCAGCGATCGACGGCCACGAGTCCACAGTCATGCGAATGTTCCCCAGCGTACCCATCGCCTCGGCCAGGAGCTTCCGCCTGAAGAAGCCCGTCTCCTGCGGATCGAGTACGCGCGTGTCGATGTTCCACGACCAGACGGTCACGAGCGCCTGGTCCAGCCCAGAGTTGACGGACGCGGGAGGCGGCATGATCTCGAGCGTGCGCGTCTCCTTCGTCCACTCCCAGTCCCGGTCGGTCGAGAAGATCCGGCCGATCTCTTCGAGGTACTGGAGCCGCTGCACCAGGTCGGAGTAGGGTAGCGGCGCGACGTTCGGGTTCGTCCACTGGCCGAACAGGAGCGAGAAGTACGTGTAGCTGAACTGGTCCGCGTCGAGCGTCGGGAGCTGGTAGTTCGGGTAGTCGATGCGGATCACCTCGATGATGTCGGGCGGCAGCAGGTAGGAGGTCTGCCCGTTGGCGAGAGGGATCTGGAGCACCTTGCGGAAGCCGACTCGCTCGCAGTACCAGCGCTTCGTCTCCTCCATGCAGTCGTCGTAGTGGGTCTCGCCGGGCGGGAACGGCTGGCCGGTGAGCGGGTCGAGATCGCCGGGCGAGGTCAACTCGATGTCCACGATCCCGCCGCCGAGCTTACGGAGCACCCAGCGCCAGTGCTCGGGCTCGCTCTTGCCCTGGCCGGAGATCGCCGGGAGGTCGTCGGGAACGGGGGGCTCTGGAGCTTGGGTCATGGGTTGCTCCTGGGGTCCGCTTCCATCCTAACTTGCGGTGGAGGGCCGGGCTACAGCGCTACTTAGGGGAACGGTGTGAGAATGGCGGGCGAGATTGTTGAGAGGGATGAAAGGAGCCTCATGACCGACCCTGACCTGATCGAGATCCGCGACCTGTGCCGCGACCTGGCCGACGATCGCACCGGCCCCGACTGCCATGGCCTCGTCTTCCGCATCAACAAGTGGCTGCACGTGGACATCAGGACCAGGACCAACTCCTCCGGGCTCCGCCTCTGCACCGCTGGCCGCGCCGCCGCGCGCAACCGCGACCGCTCGTTCAAGCTGACCGGCCGCACGTCGGTGGCGACCCGGATCGCCAAGTGCGCCCGGAGGATCACCGAGGAGACCCGTGCCCAGTCCAACTGACCGCGACGTCTTGAAGACCATCCGGGCGGCCCGCAAGTGGGTCGCTCACTACAAGCCGTTCCACAAGGAGCCGTCGTGCGCCAAGAAGCTGCGCTCGTGGCGGCGCAAGCTGAAGTTCGCGCTGGCCGAGGCCGACGCCCGCCAGCTCGACGTGCCGCCCGATCCCTACGCGCCACCTCCCCCGCCGCCGCCCCCTCCCACCGAGGAGGAGGTCCGGGCGAAGCACCTGGCGGAGCTGCGATGCGACCGTTTCCTGGCCGACTGGTCGGTCTGCAAGGGGACGACCGCCTGGGCCGCGTGGGGCGGCTCCGGCTGGTCGGCCGTCACGATCATCACCCCGGCCCGCGTCTGGGCCACGGCGAAGCGCGTGGATGCGCGGTCAGGCGAGCCCGTGACCGAGAAGACGGCCCACGTGCGAATGGACCGTCTCGTCCGCCGAGACGCCGCCCTGAAGGGCAAGGACAAGCCGACCCTGCTTCCGAGCGAGGTCTTCCCCCAGGAGGATGACGACGGGGAGCAGGAACCGGCCGAGCCCGAGGCGACCGAGACCAGGCCCCCAGAGATCGTCGATGCCGTTCGCAAGCGGCTGCCGAAGCTGATGGACCTGGTCGGCGATGACGCGACCATCGACGACTGGTAGAGCTGGGTAGAACAGTGGCATGAGAGAACTAGAGGTCGGCGACGAGGTCTTCTGGTACGACGACAAGGACGAGCGACGGCGAGGTCGGGTCTGTGACAGCGACGGCGAGCTGGTTGTCCGGCCCTACGATGTGCTCGGTCGGCTCCAGCTCGAGGAGCACGTAGCACTCAGCCCGACCAGGATGAGGCTCGCTTCTGGCGTTGATCAGCTGGCGGAGCTGGCTCCGATCGTCATGCACCTGTCCCACCTGATCGAGTGCTACGAGGGCGGCCGGGGACACCCCAAGGCGACCTACTGCGGCGACTGGAAGATCAACACCGAGCACAAGCCGTGGTCGCTTCACAGCCCAAAGGCCGAGGTCGATCCGCTCCGTGTGCATCAGCGCGGATTCTGCTCCGATGATCCGTGGAAGAAGCTGATCGAGGACACCGCACTGGCCTTGGACTACAGCGACCGCAGCGAGCCGCTCAAGGACCGCGAGCTACCCGACGAAGCCTACGAGAGCGCGGCCGAGCTGAAGCTGTGCCCACGCTGCTTCCGCGCGGCCGTGATGGAGCGCACCTGGCCGCTCGAGCCGGGTCGCCTCTCCGAGGAGGAGCTGAAGAGGTTCGTGCTCGGCTTCCTCGACGGCAGCGTCTACTCGGACCGGCACATTCCGTCCTGGGAGGCCGTGGCCGCCGCCGAAACCGAGGAAGAGGCCCAGCGGGCCGCCGAGCGGTGGGGCCGCGACTGCTCGATGGTCTTCATGTGCCTGATGCTGTCCCCGCCCCCACCGCCGGACTACGCGGAGAAGATCGCGATCGTGTGGGAGTGGTTCGAGAAGCGCGGCCCGCGCTCGATCAACGGTATGCCCGGGTTCTTCTCCCACCACTTCATGCACCGCGATGACTGGAAGCGGGCTGCGCCCGCGATCGAGCGCGAGCTGAAGCGGAGGCGGGAGTTCGAGATCTAGGTGACACCATGAGCGATATGAGAGTCTGGATGCCGCTGTACGCGCAGGCGCCATCTGCTCAAGATCGACAACACCTCTCGGGAATCGGACGACGTGAATCTGCTTCCACATCCCGAACAATCCAACGACGTGCGCTGGACAGCAGACTGAGCGGCAACTCTCTCTGGAATCGGCCGACCGCATCGTCCGCATCTAAGCAGCCACTTCTCGCGATCAGGATGAGTTGCGCGCGCCAGACTCGCCGCCTTGACGTCGGCCGATAATGGAATCATCCCCTCCGGGGTAGATCGTAAGGAGAGCCGTCCAGCCGGACTCTCTGAGAGCCAGCCGTCATCGACGGCGTCATCGACGGCGGTGTCTACCTCGAAGCGGAGATTGTTCGGACACTCATAGCAAACCTCACCGCCACCATCGAACTGGCACCACCGGCCCGACAGCGCGTTGCACAACTCGCTGAAGGTCATCGATCCCCACAGCTCAAGCGTTCGGAAGATGGCCTGTCGGATAGCAAGCTCTCGCTGACGGAGGTAGCCATCATCCACCCCGTGATCGCCGGGTCGCAGTTCAAGCGTGTACCGGCAGTGCGGAAACCTAAAACACCCCCAGAATGCCTTACCATCGCGTCTCCTGTAGCGAACGACCATCCCAGCATCACCACAGCTGGCGCATACCGGAGGAACAACGCCCTCCTTAGTCTCCGTGCTTGATTCGCACCCAACCAGCGCGTGCCGGAAGCGATTCTCCAACATCGTCTTCCTCGTAGAACGAGACGAGACCGACTTCACCGCACTTGCGGTTGCACCACTCGCGGTTGCGAGGCGTATCCGCCCTCTTCCCAAGCCACCACCGGACGTCGATACCCTGCTCGGCGTAGTCATTAGTACGCTCCTCCAGCTCCCCTTGCGTGATCGACGCGAGCTGGACTTCGTGCGCCTGCCACCACCCGGTCGACCATATGCACATGACGTCGGCCACCCGCTTGCGATCCTCGATCGCGTACTCCAGCAGGATGTCTGGTAGGAAATCGGCATATGAACGGCGAAGCAGGGAAACTACAACCTGTTTCGCGATCAGGTGGTCCAACGACTCTGGGTGAAACCTGTAGTCAGAGGAACACGTTCGCGCCAGATGGGCGAAGTGTGGCCGAATGATCTGGCCGCACTTGAGTACCATGTCTCCGCCACAGAGTTGGCACATCACATCCCGACGATCGAGCCTTTGCGGCTCATCGATCTGCGTCAGATCCAAGCGCTTTCCAGAACTACGGCTCTTGGCTACGAATGGCATGTCGAGCTGCCCGCTTTCATCGGTCAGTTCTACCCCGGTCTTCCGACACCTCGCCGGTTTTCTCGGCCTGCACTGAGCGTCCGAAGTGCTGGGTAGAACAGTCTCAAGGAGCGATCTCTATGACTAAGGACGAGGCGATCGATCTCATGCTGGTATTGACCAAGGACAAACCTCAATCGGGACAGACGAATTGGAACGGACTGCGCACCCGCGTCGCCAAGTTCGTGGAAATCATCAATACCGGCAACTGCGAGATGGCGGCCGATGACGATGGTCTCACGATCGCCATGCGAAAACAGAACAACGGCCGTCTGATCTGGTCCATCAAGTTCCTCTGCAACTGCCCGTCAACACAAGGCAGAGTCGTTCTACAATTCGCCCCCGACACCTGGCTCTATGACCACAAGGCAAAGCGCGCGCTCCAAGCTCTCGGACTATGCGACCCAAAGCCGCCCTCACCTAAAGAGCTGTGTCGTAGGCGCCGAGCAAGGGAAGTGCGCGTGCACGAGGGGCGCGCCCGGGGCTCTAACAAGCCCTCATCGCCGCCGCCCGCTTCGGAGTCACCTTCCGCGCCCTGAACCCAGGGACCTTCACGTGGCGGCCGGTCTTGCCCTTGCGGATGTTGGCCAGGCACTCGGGCGTGACCACGTTGCCCAGCTCGTCGGCGAGCTTACGAGCTGAGAGTAGCTTGTCGTCCCTGAACCGTTCTTTGACGAACCTGATCTGCTCGTCCGTCAGCTTCGTGTTCCTCCGGCCGCCGCGCGCCTTCTTCGAGATCCGGCGGCGGGTCTCCGGGTTCTGCATGTTGCTGGTGCGGGTCGTGTCCTTCAGGTGAGCTGGGTTCACGCAGGCGCGGTTCGCGCAGGTGTGGGCGACGTCGTTCTCAGCCATCTTGCCGTTGGCGATCAGGTAGGAGACCAGGTGGGCGCCCCGGACCCGGCCGCAGATGTTGAAGGCGCCGTAGCCCGAGCTGTCCTTCGCGGCCTGCCACTCCCAGCAGTCGTCGGGTCCGGCCTTGGCGACCTTCTTCCAGAAGCGCCTGGTTGTCTTCTCATCTGCCTCGATCGGACTGCTCCTGCCGCGTCTCCTCTTCCCGCGATCCGATCGCGCCTTCTTCGGCACCACTGGTACGTCCTGCCGCTGCCAGGTCCGTCCCAGCTTGATGTCCGACAGGTGAGGCTGGCTGACGCCGAACTCCTCGGCCAGTGCCCGTTGGGACTCCCCCGCTTCCAGCCGGGCGCGGATCTCGTCCACCTTCGCCCAGTCGAGTTTGGCGCGACCGTTCTTCTCCCCACTCTGGTCCGCGAATCGGCCGCGCTCAACCATGTCGGCCGAGTTGTCAGCTGGCGTGCCGAGAACCAGGTGTCGTGGGTTCACGCAGGCCGGGTCGTCGCATGTGTGCCGCACGAGCGCGCCGTCCGGGATCTGACCGTTCGCCTGTACATAGGCCACCCGGTGGGCGAGCAGAGAGCGGTTGTCCAGCCTGAAGACGCCATAGCCGCGCGCGTTCTTGCTCGCCGTCCACAGGACGCAGGCGTCTGGAGCGGCAAGCCGGTCTACGGCCGAGGGCTCGATCTTCTGGTTCCATCGCTCCAGGTCGCGCGGCGAGAACTTGGGGTAGTTGGTGGGCACAGCGAACCTCCACCAACTAATATAGATCGGCGCTCGACGCTTCACAAGCAGAAGGGGCGACGGCCGAAACCGTCGCCCCTCCGTTGAACGTGCGACCTATAAGATCGCCGATCGAACCGTCTTCGGCCTAGAGGAGATTGTCGATCTCCACCCTGGCGAAGAATTCGGCGCGGGTCAGGGTGATCTTGTGCCTGGTCCTGACCGCCCGCCGGAGGCTCAAATCGTTGGGATCGATGAAGTTCGGCGTGATCTCCATCGGGATGTACGGGCTGTAGATCAGGCCCGTGTCGAGGATGCTCGGCCCCTGGTATCCCATGAGGATCTGGTTGGCCGGGAAGAGCGGATCGACGAAGATCAGCCACTTCCTCTTGAGGACGCCCTGCTTGAGGATCCCGCCCTGGTAGACGTGACCCTCCTCGACGGCCGAGAAGCCGTCGATGTTGTCGAGCAGGCTCGCCACCTCGGAGCTGGTGATCGCCCAGTTGCAGGGAGCCCGCTGCGTGCGACGGTGCACGATGTGGCTCGCCCGCGACATGCGGATCACGAGGCTCTTCAGGTGGTCGGGATCGTTGACGCCCGAGGGCGTGGCCCGGTCCCACTTGACGACCGCGATGGGCTCGACCGCGTTGAGCGCCGTTCCGGCGATCTCACGGTCGATCTCCGCCGTCATCTCGTCCGACATCTGCGCGACCAGGTCGGCGTCGATGTCCCTGCCCCACAGAGCGCGGAGGTCGTCGGCCGCCTCGACGCTCGCCAGGCTCTTGAGCTTCCGGCTCTCGGCCTCGATGCTCTGGAGCTGGATGTCGAGCTGGACCTCGGGGATCCGAGCGTTCAGCTCGTTGTCGTAGCGGTACTCGACCAGGATGACGTCGTTCAGCGCCGGAGCGGTGCCGAACGTGAGCGACATCTGGCCCGACGCGTAGTTGACCGTGCCGCTGCCGCCCGCCATCGGGGTGCCCGCCACGACCGTGAACGCGCCAGCGCCGTTGTCGGTCGCGTTGACGACGCCGTTGACCTTCACGACGACGGTGGACTGGCGAGGACGCGGCCACGCCAGGTTCCGGGAGAAGACGGTGGTCCCGCCGTCGCCCGTCCCGAACCGCTCGCCGTCGATGAAGTTCGAGCTGTACCACTTCGACAGAACCTTGTTCATCTCGGTCCCGGCGGCGACGGAGCCCTTGTCCGACGCGTAGCGGGGCCGGTAGAACGCGATGCCGCCGATCGGGCCGGTCATCGGCTGAACGGACGCGATCTGCGTCGCGACCAGGCGGATCGCGGTCCGGCGGATGACGGGCAGGACGTACTTCATGAACGGCCCGACCGAGAGAGCGCGAGTCTCCTCGTTGAGCCGCTTGAGGTGACGCACCTCCTGCTCGATCATCAGGGCGCAGAGGCCCCGAACGTAGTTGACGTGGGAGGGCGCGTAGCCCGGCCCCATCTCCTCGTTGAGACCCCGGAGCATCTTGTGCCACTTGCGCACGTACCGGCTGACGGCCGGTTCGTCCGCGATGGCAGTCGAGTCTCCGAGGTTCTCGGCTAACATGCCTCGAGCCGTGAACATCGGCTACCTCCTCATCAAGCTCGCCGGGTCCTCCCGGCCAAGCGCTGCTGCTCGGTCAAGGACGTTCCCAGGTACTCCAGGTCCCGGGAAGCATCGTCCCCACCGACGAAACCTTGGTTCTCGCTCGCCTCGAACGCGCGTCGCTCGTCCTCGGTGATGTGCTCGCGACCGGCACTCATGGACCGGCGCACCCGCTCCATCGGGCCGCCCGGCTCCTGCGCTCGACGCTCGGTCTCGGAAGCGCGAGCATCGATCTCCTTGATGGACGTCAGCTCGTCGTTCTTCACGTCCTCCATGATCGCGTCGCGGTGCGGGTGACCGACCGTGCGGTCGCTCGCGTAGGCCAGGAGCTTCGCGCGGGTGCCTGCGGTGACCGCCCGCTCCAGCATGTCGGCCTGCTCCTCGATACGGGCACGGGCCGCACCGATCTCCTCGTCCTTGCTCTCGATGGCCGAGGTCAGCTGGGACTCCAGAGCCTCGAACCGCTTGGTGACCTCGGCGCGGTAGCGCTTCTCGCGTGCCTCCGCCTGGGCAAGCGCGATCTCGGCGTCGCTCGCTCGCTCCTCCGCGAGCCGGATCGCAGCCTCGGCCTCCTCGTTCGCTTCGTTCTTCGCCGACATCTGGGCTTCCTCGATCGAGGTCAGCGCAGACTCGACTCGCGTCTTCAGCTCCTCGGCGTTCTTGCACGCGGAGAGGTCGCCGATCAGGTCGCGGACGTTCTCGCGGTCCTCGCGACCGCCGATCATCTGCTCGACGTAGAGCTGGAAGGCCAGCTCGCGCGTCTTCTCCTCGACGCGGACGACGCGCAGCTCGGCATCGCGGGCCTTCTTCTCCTGCTCGTCCGCTGCCTGGGACAGCTCCTCGATCTTGGCGTCCTTCTCGTCCAAGACCTTCTTCTCGTCCGGCGACGGGGCATAGGGGTTGACCATCTCGGCGATCTTCTTGAGGGCCAGCTTGGCGCCAGCCGTCTCGGGGTCGCTCGCGAAGTCGCTGCGGACGTCCTCCTCGACCTTCGTGCGCATCTCGGCCAGCGCGCGGACGAGCTTGGCCGCGAAGTCCTCGCGCAGCTCGTCGATCGCCTTCTTGTAGATCTCCTCCTTCTGGGACTCGACCTCGCCGTTGACCCGGTCGTCGGCGTCCTCGGCCGCCGTCTCCGAGGCCACGCGCATCGCGTGCTGCTCGATCACGCGAACCGCGTCGGGGAAGTGCTGCCGCAGCACCGTCTCGTTGACCTCCTCGGGGTTGACCACGAGCTTGCCGGTGGGCTTGCCCTCGCCGTCCACGTCCTCGGAGATCACGGACGGGTAGGCGTCGTGGCAGGCCGGATCGGCCACGAAGTCCCACGTGTTGAGCTTGAAGTCCTCGCCGACCACGTCCCAGCCCTGGGGGCCGGTGGACGTGGAACCCATGCCCCGGCTGGACATGCCGATGGCCGCACCCCGCCGCAGGAACGCGGCGAGGTTGCGACCCGCGTCGGCCTCCTCAACGACCTCGAACTTGCCGTTGATCGTGCCATCGTCCTCGATCCAGAGACCTCGGACGATGCAGCCACCCTCCCGGATCCGGCTGTTGTGGCTGACGGTGAAGTCGCCCAGCAGGAACCGACCGTCGCCGTCCAGCTCGAACCCGGCGTAGTCGCCGGTTCCGATGGGCGTGACGATAAACCCGGTCCTGAGCGCGTCCTTCCGCTGCTCGCGCAGCTCGGCCTTCTTGCGCTCCAGACGGGTCGGGATCTGCTCCACGTCGCCCCAGATGGTGAGCGTGTGGTAGTCGTCGCTGTAGCCCTGCACCTTGCGCGTGGAGAGCACGGCCTGGAAGCCGAGCGACTTGGCGATCCGGTGCGCGACCTGTGCGTAGTCGGCGCGCTTCTGGGTGATGTAGAAGCAGTTGTGCTGGAGATGCCCGTCGGTGTCGATCAGACCGGCGAGGAACTGGAGACGGGTCTCGCGGCTCCCGCGCACGATCTGATCGGGAACGCGCATGTCCGGCCCGACGAGATCGCGCACAGCGCGGAGCAGGCGGTTGTCCTGCCCCTTGTCAGTGGACAGGTAGAGCGTGACGGCCTCGGTCCCCGTGGTCTTGGGAACCTCGTTGACGCGAACCTCCCACTTGGCGGCGATGTCCTCGCACATCTCCCGGATCTCCGGGTCGATGGTCGTGATCGCCACAGCGCGCACAGCCGACAGACCCATCGTCTCGGGCGCGACGAAGTTGATCTTCGTCTTGGAACCATCACCGAACCAGGCGCCCAGGAAGTAGGGATCGACGCTGGGCGGCTCGGCCTCGTCCTCGAACCGCTCGACGCCGGTGCTGAACAGCTTGTAGCGGCTCTTGTAGTAGATGCTCTTGTCGAGGTAGTCCTCGACCGGGATGTCCACGACCTCGCCGTTGGACGTGTGGACCAGCGTCAGGACGTGCTTGTCGTTGCAGACCCACGGATCGCCCTTCTTGGGGTCAACCCGGTAGAGCGGGCCGGTGCCAGCGGTCGTCGCCAGCACCGTCCGCGCCTTGCCATCCGGTCCCATGAGGCGGTCGCCGGTGACGATCTCCTCGACCGGGAGCACGCGACCGTCGGCCATGAGAACCGGAGTCCCCAGGCCGAGGCACTTGCCATCACCGGGATGATCGACTGCCCCGATGACGGACCCCTGCTCGATCCGGGGCCGGAGTCTTCCGATCTCCCTCTCCATGACCGAGCGGGGGTAGACGCGGTTGTTCGCCGTGGGCTTGTCGACGTGGCCGATCTTGCCCTCGACAACGAGCTTGCCGCCGTCCTTCCCCTCGAGGATCTGCATCTTCATGGGAGGACCGTAGTGGTCGACCAGCACGCGCCTGTTTGTCGTCATCGGTATCTCCGTAAGGCTAGATGTTGAGCGAGTAGGTTACCAGGTCAGCTGGACTACTCGATCCCCTTCATCGCCTCCATCGCATCGTCGAGGTCCGCCGCCAGGGCGCGCAGGTCGTCGGCCGCGTCGTTGATGTCCGCCTCTCCCTCGACGATCCGCTGGGCGACGGCCGCCGAGTCCTCGGCGATCGACTCGAGGTGCCGACCCATCGCCACGCGCGGGTCGTCCTCCTTGTCCTCCTCCTCGATCGACTCGTCGCTGCTGACCTCCTCCGCGATCCGCTCGTAGAAGGTGGTCGCCGTCTCGAAGACGCTCCTGAGCCCGTCGACCAGCTCCTCGGCGGCGGAGTCGTCGCTCTGGACGGCCTCGCGCAGGTCGTTGAGGTGCTGCACCAGCTCGGAGATCGGGCTGCCCTGGGGCTCCACGTCGGCTGCCATCTTCTTGCCGGTGATCCGGGCCTTGACGTCCTTGGAGGTCACGCCCATCTGAGCCTTGAGCCGCTTCTTGAGGGCCTTCCGGCGCCTCGGGCTCGCGCTCCGCATCAGCTTGCGGAACTGGGCGCGGGACGCGGCACCGGCCTTGAACTCGTGGCCGCCGATCATCATCCGGCCGCGCTTCGCGGCCTTGAAGGTCGACCGCTTCATCTTCCCGCGCTTGGCCAGGCGACTCTTCGTCCGGCGGGCCTTGCGGAGGGCGCGGAGACCCATCGTCCGCTTGGTCTCGTCGAGGATCCCGTCCGTGAGGTACTCGAACGCCTCGATCACTCCGACCAGGTCGTCGTAGTTGGGCCTGTCGTCGTCCTCGGTCATGGTCTGGAGATGATCGTAGAACAGGCCGAGCAGATCGGCAGCGGCCTCCATCCTGGGGTCGTCGATCTCGTCTTCGTCCTCCTCGATCTCTTCGTCCTCCTCGTCCTCGTCGATCTCGTCCAGGGCATCGTTCGCCACGAGGGCCTCGACGAAGATGTCCGTGAACTCCTCGCTCTCGAGGGCGTCGTCGACCTGGTCCTCGTCCAGATCGAGCGACTCCATGAACTCGCCGACGATCTCGAAGAACTCGTCCTCGTCGATCTCGTACTCGTCCTCGTCCTCGGCGCGAACCTCGATCTCGGTACGGCCGGTCTCCTCGTCGTACTCGCGCGCCTCGGTCTGTTCCTCCTTGCCCTCGTCCTCGTCCTCGTCGTCGTCATCCCCGTCGCCCTTGCTGGACGGGCAAGTGTCGGCCTCAGCGAGAAGGTGACCCATTCCGAGAGCCTGAAGATCCTCCTCGATCGAAGTCTGGGGTCCTTGGTCTCCCAGCATCATGGTCCTACTCCTTCGTTGCGTTCGCGGTGTCTTGCTCGGCCAGGCTCGCGAGGAACTTGGCACCCATCAGAAGGTGGCTCGCCATGCCGGACACGCCCTCGTAGACGCCTGCCAGCTCGGCTTCGTCGTCACGGCTCGCGGCACCGAGCGCCTGAATGGCGTACTTCATGTCTGCCGCAATGTCCCGGGCCGCTTCCACGATCTCCTTCGTGGCGCGCTCCCCGGGGATCTGCTGCACGACCTCCGCCACGGTCCTCGCGGCCGTCGTCAGCGCCTCTCGGAGATCGTCGATACTCCCCGGCAGGTCGTTCGCGCGAGGAGCAGGGATCTCGATCTGCGCGTCCTCGCCGACTCCCTCGCGCACGACCTTGTGCCACCAGGCGTCCCGCTGGATGGAACGCTTGGACACTTCGGTCGCGACCTGCTCGCCGAGATCGCCTTTGTAGTTGAGCGCGTTGGCAATGCCCGCAACAAGCGGGGTCGCAGCGTCGTAGTCGTCCGCCAGGATCAGGTCGACGGCCGCCTTGGCTGTCTCCATGACCTCGGCACCGACATCCCCCACCTTGTCGGGGATGTCGAACACCTCCACCTCGCCCAACTCGATCTTGCCGTCCTCCTCCTCGACCCGGACGCGCATCAGGATGTCGTTCTTCTCGATGAGCGCGTGGTGCGGGTACGTGGCAAGGAGCTGCGCCGGTCCGGCAGCCCAGTCGGGGCTGGCTAACGCCTCGGCGATCCGCTCCCGCCGGACCTCGAGCGACCCATCCCGCAGACGCGAGAGGACGTCGTCGGCCTGCCTCACGTTGCGCAGGAGACTGATGATGGCTGCGTCGTTCACGACAGGCGCTCCCTTCCTAACTTTCTACGGTCTACATCTATCCTGCGCAACTAGGTTTGCGCCTACCGGCCGTGGAATCTTCGGGACATCGAGAGCAGCTCCTTCCGGGAGAACTTCCCCCCAGGCGGTACAGCGATGCCGCCGCCGTTGGTTCGCCGGAGTAGGCCGCGCACGTCCTCGAAGAACGCACGGCGCTCCCGATCGCGCCTGGCGAAGCCCGGATCATCCTTTGTCAGCTGGCCGAGCTTGTCCATGATCTCGGCGTGCCGCCGGTTCGACTCCCTGTACTTCCACTCCTCGAGCCGCCGCTCATAGTCCCACCGCTTCATCTCCTCCGGCGTCGCCTTCTTCGACTTCCCGACCGCAGGAGCCCTGGGCTTCGGCGCAGGCTTGGGCGCAGGCTTCGGCTTGGGAGTCCCCTCTTCCTCCTCGCCCTCCTTCTCCTCGGGCGCGGGTTCCTCGGGCTCTTCCTCCCCGCCAGGTGGCGGAGCCTCCGGCGGACCTCCCTGGGCACCGCCCATCGCATAGCTGGGCAGGTCGCCGGACTGCTCTTCTTCGGAGTCCTTCTTCTGCTGCTTCTCGATCTCCTTGATCTCCTCCTCCGAGAACTTGAGGATCTTCTCCTGAATCCAGCGGGTACTGACCCACGGCTGGATCCGGCTCGCATAGTCGGCCGCCGCATTGAGGGTCTCGTAGGCCGACAGCTCCCAGATCCCCGAAGGAATGGTCATCTCGATCGTGAACTCGGGCTTCCAGGGATCGCGCACGCCTCGCGCGGCCAGGTGCGTGCGGATGATCCGCTCCCAGCCGATCTTCAGCTCGCGCTGGAGGTTCAAGGTCACCCTGGCCGCCCGCACGTCGTCGTTCGAGAGGATCGACTTCGACGGCGGAGCCTCGTCCTTGCCGAGGTAGGCGCGCGGGACCTTCAGCGTCGCATGGAGCATCTGCTTGAAGTACTCCACGTCATCGACAGCCTGGTAGTCGGGACCGGAGAGGACGTCCACCCGGGCCAGCTCGCGGCCCTCGCGAACGGCGATGAAGAAGTCCTCGTCTCTCGCCAGCGGGTTGTAGCGGAGATCCAGGCGACCGGAGCGGGGGTTGACCATCCGCTTCTTCTTGAGGTCCCTCTTCGCCTTCTGGAGGAACGACCCGACCTGATCGGATGGCACGTCCGTCGTGTCGATGTAGTAGGCGTAGCGAGCTGGCGCGCGTGTGAGCTTGTAGATCAGCACGCTGTCCTCGAGCATCACCAGGCGCTTCCAGATCCAACGGGCGCCCTCGGCGACGGAGACGCCGTAGGGAATGCGCCGCCGCGTCGCGCGCAGTCGGAAGTGGGCGACCTGCCAGTCCTCGAACAGGGCGAGGCTCCTGGGGATCTCGACATTGCCTGCGAGCATCCGCCGCAGCTCTTGGCTGTTCGCGGTGAACTGGCCGGTCACGTCCTGTACGAAGCCGATCAGGCCGCCGTCAAGCCGCTCGACGCGCCTCATCGTGGGCACGGGGAGCGTGTTGGTCCCGACGACGCCGTTCTCGGTGATGAGCAGCTCGAGATAGTCGTTGCCCATCATCCCGAGACCGTACGCCTGCGGCCAGATCTCATCCTCGACCCGCAGCGTCCGATGCATCAGGTCGTCGCCCAGGCCCTTGATCGCACTGTCCTCCGACTGGACCCAGATGCATCGGCCGTCCTTGACCGAGGGCTGAGTCGCGTCATTAGCGAAGTAGTGGAAGGCCGAGTTGATGTCTGGGTACTCCTCCATCGCCTCGTAGTCGGCGAACCGATCCATGAGGGACTGGGAGACGGTGAGCAGGCCGCCGATGTCCTCGCGTCCCCAGACCGTGAACATGCTGGGCACGTGATGCCGCATCGCCGCGACCGAGGGCGAGTCGGCTTTGGCGCGCTCCGCTTGAGGAGCGCCGAACACGTTTCGGAGCGCCTTGACCGCCCTATCGCGGAGGGCCATCTAGTCCTCCAGTCTCCTCGCCGACCCCCAAGAAGACCTCGGTCGCCGCAACGCTCGAGCAGTCTTGTGGAAGGACGTCGTATACATCTTCCTCTTCGATCCAGGGTTCGCAACCGGCGACCTTGTGGTTGCCTGGCATGATCTTCCTCTGGAGATCGAGAAGACGATTGAGCTTGCTGCGGTTCCCCGGCCGTGGGGTCCCGTCGATGTAGAGATTCTTGGGGTGGCAGTTGTCAGGATTGCCGTCCTTGTGCTTCACCCGAAGCCCAGGAACGAGAGCGTCGCCAGAGGCCCATTCATACACCATTCGAGCGACGCTCCGCCATCTTTTCCGGTCGCTGGCGCACGCCGATCGCTTCCAATGATCGCCCACCTGCTTGAAGGTCGGATAGCCACCTTGCTTGATACGACCGAGGTAGAGGGGGAGCAGGCTCGTGCCCGGCTTGAGGTCTATCGCCTGAACGGTCTCAACGCCCTTCGGTTCGCTCTTGGTGAATACCAGGAAGCGCTGGTCGGCGCTGACCCGCAAGCTGCGGCCGTTGTCGAGGACGACGCGATACGTCTGAGCGCGGCACGGTGTCGGCGGAATGTAGATCCGGCCGCCCGCGATCTTCGCCCCGTTCCAGGCGAAGACGTGAACAGCCTTGTCGGTGTTGGCGATGCGAGTGACGGTTTGCGGGCCGGTGAGGGTGTGGATAACCGTGTCGCCCGCAATGCTCACTTCGCATCCTTGCCGCAGACGACGATACCCTCGCAAACGAAGTTGCCCGTCGTGGTGGTGATGTCGAACACACGCGCTTTTCCAGCTGGGACAGGGTCGCCCGCGACCGCCACGCGATTGGCCCTGTTGGCGGTGAACATGAACTGGCCGGGAATGCCCGCTCCGGCAGACGGACTAACGAGCTTGTCGCCCGTCCTCAGGTCCCTGGCTTCGATGAGGCCAACCGTCGTGAGCACCTTGTGGTTCGGCGTGCATCGGAGCTTGTGCATGTTGAAGAGGGTCACCTCCACGATCTCGGCCTCGGTACTGGCCATCCGTGGGTACTGCGCCACAACCTTGACGATCCTGTCCTTCTTCTTGTGGTAGGCGAGAACCTCGGGCTGCTCCCCGGTCTTGGCGAGCTTCTCGATCGACGTTGGCATGATGATCGAACCATCGGCCGCGTAGATGAGCGCTCCTTCTGCCAGACCGTACGGGACCACTACTTCCCCTTCGCGTGCCTGTGGGCGCGGGCTTCGTCCTTCGTCGGGAGCTTGAAGGACGGAAGTGCGGCGAGCTTCACGACATCGGCGATGGACATACCGATCCCCTCGCGCCGGTTCAGGGTCTTGCTGTAGTCGAGCTGGCACGTCGTCGCCGTCTTGATGCCAGCCTTCTTCAGCTTCTTGAGCAACAGGTCGACGTAGCCGCCCCTCTTGATCGAGGTTGCGGATGGCGTGGAGACGCGCGTGTGGAAGACCTCGCCACCTGCCTTGCCGGACCAGGTACCCTCGCGCCGGGTCCAGACTAGGCCGCGCTTGTGGAGCTGGGCGAGCGCCTTCTCTACCTTCTTCTTGCCCTCCGCCGCCTTCACGGTGACGCCCTGCTTGCGCATGGTCTTGATGACTGAACCCGCCGCCTTTCCGCCGATAAACCGGCCCGTGCCACTCACGCTGGGCGTCGCCCGCGCAGCCCTGAGCACCTGGCGCTGGAACTCGGAAAGGTCGGGCGGGTCGTCGTAGCCGCCGCCTTCGACGATGCGATCGTAGAAACTCACGACTGTCCTCCAATTGCGGTCTTGAGCCGGTTGCGGAAGATGTTCAGCGAGCGGTAGAACCACGGCCACAGCATCTCAAGCCGTTTCTCGAGATCCTCATCCGATATCTCCGTGTCGGCGCTGACCTTCTTCCTGAGGTCCCTCACGAAGTCATCGGCCACTCGCTGGGCCAGGAGCTTGTCGCCTGAGAGGACCGGCGAGAGATCGAAGTCGATCGCGGCCTCGCGGATCATCTCGTCGACCAGCTCGGCCTCGGGCGTCTCCGGCGGCGGCGGCCCCATCGCCTTGCGGCGAATGTAGACCATCCGCTTCCTGATCTCTGGCCGCCGGGCCATCGTCTCGTCGAGCGGCTCCCCCATCACTTCACCTTCTTGACGGGTGGCACGGTACGGACGATCTTCCAGAGCCTCTTGCTGTAGCCGGTCTTCTTCCAGGCAGCCCGCTCCGCCATTCGCTCGGCGCTCGCCTTCACCTTCACCGGCTTCTTCACGAATCCGTTGGTGAAGACCACGGTCCACTCGCCCGTGCGCGCAGCGCGCTGCACGCGCGAGCGCATCCCCAGCTCAGTGTAGGAGAACTTGTCGCGCTCCCCAGGGAGCATTGGAAAGCGCGGGTTCGGCATCGCCTCCCTGAGCCAGCTGAGTAGCTCCTCCCGGAAGTGGCGTCCGCCCAGGCCCTTCTTCGACTTCACCCGCTTGCGCGGCGGCAGCTCCTTCTTCGACGCCTGCTGGACCTTCTTGGTGAGCGCCTCGACCTTGTCCAAGAGCGCTGGATCGCCGCCCGAATCGATCCACGCCTGCATCGCGTCCTTGAGCTGCTGGGACATCTTCTCCCACGGGAGTGTCTTCAGCGGCCGACGCTTCAGCACCACGGTCGTCGTCACCAGATCATCTCCAAGCAGCGAGGATAGCAGATTGGCCCGATCGCTACGCCTCTCCGGCCTCCTCGGGCCGGGGCTGGTTGCGGTACTCCTCCCAGTTGTCCGGCTTCTTCCCTCCGTACTGGATCGCCAGCTTCTCCTCGATGAGCACCTCGTTGACGGTCTTCAACGGCTCGTCCGATGCGACACGGCCTAGCGCGGAGACCGCATCGTCAGGGAGGTGGACGTCGGCGATCCACCTGCCGAAGTTGCCGGTCTTGTAGGTGCGGATCATGCACTCGCGGCCCTGGACCAACTCGATCACACGGTCCTTGGACTCTGCCGCGACAGCTCGCTCGGCCTCCTTCTGCTCGGGCGTGCCCCGACGCGGCCTCATCTCGGGCGCGTCCACCCTCGCGAGCCGGAGCCGCTCGACCCGGTAGTTACCGAACCCGCAGTCGATGTGCGCTTCGACGGTGTCACCGTCGATCACTCGGGTGACCACCGCCCGATAGTGCCACAGCCGTGAGTCGGACAGACGTAAGTCCAGCATTGTCGTAACCCCCATGGCCTCGTAGGACCCAGACATCCTACGGCTAGAGGGCATTCCTGGCGAGCACAAGTCCATTCGCGCGAGCTGGGTAGAACCTTCAAAGAGAGGTGTGAGAACCAGACGCCTGGTTGTTGAGAGGGGTGGAAGGAGTCACACAGTGGCACTCAGCAAGAAGACGATCAACAAGCACAACCTGAAGCGCGCCGAGGTGTTCGCGAAGCACGGCCTCGGCGACCACGACGTCGCCTTCGCACACCCCGAGTTCATCGGCTACGAGGACGACGGCGACGACTGCATCCTCTGCGAGCACAAGAACATCAAGTGGCTCTTCGCGATCCACTTCGAGGCGCCCGACACGCCGACCGCGCTCGGCAAGGTCGCGACCGGCCTCGTGCGAACCGAGGAGGTCACCCTCTCCCCGGTCGGGTCCAAGTGCATCACCGACTGGCTGGACGCGGTGCCGGAGTCGGCCGAGAAGCTCGAGGCCCTCAAGCGCTGGGACAAGGAGATGTCCAAGTGCAAGGCCGCGATGAAGGTGAAGGTCTGCGAAGACCTCTGCCTGGAGCTGCTGGAGACGCGCGGTCTCTCGGTCGAGGAGGACAAGACGGCGCGCCAGACGGTCTACGCGCTCTTCCACAAGACCGGCTACAAGGCACGGTCGGTCCTCTCCTGGTACGACCGCAAGGCACTCTCGAAGAACGCCTACAAGGTGCTCGACGGCACCTGCGTGCGGAAGACCGCGCAGGAGTGGATCAAGCGGCTCGAGCCGGTGCTCGACAAGCAGGCCGAGCTGGACGCCCAGAAGGCCAGCGAGCCGGAGCCCGAGACGGTCAAGATGGGCGAGCCCACCCAGCCGGTCCCCGACGACGACCTGGCCGAGCTGGCGGCCGACGACGCCGAACTGATCAACCGCTCCCGGAAGGCGTGGGACGCTGGCGCGAGCAAGCTCGACGACTACGAGCGCAACGCGATCAAGGACATCGCCGCGAAGGTCGTCAAGTTCGGCTCGTTCGCGCCGGGCGGCAAGCAGCGCGGCTTCTTCGAGAAGCTCGTCAACAAGCTGGAGAAGGCCGCAAACGGGACCACCGAGGAGCCCGCGACGGTCGGCGCCTCGGCCATCCCCGGCGACCCGGACTACGTGAGCGCGAGCGGAATCTCTGGGGCGCGCTACTAATGGCCGCTCCGCTCCGCAGGGTCGTGCGACAGTCGAACGACAAGCCGAACGGCGAGTCGGTCATGAGCCAGTTCCGCGTCGAGTACCTGGAGTGCGGTCACTACACGCTGGTCGACGCGAGCAAACCGATCGCGAGACGGCGACGCTGCAAGCGGTGCACGGAGAAGAAGTGACCTACCAGCGGCGATACGTTCCGGTCCCGGACGGGCACAACACCCCGCTCACCAAGGAGGAGTTCCTGTCCCACGTCGCGAGTCTCGGCACCGACCTGTCCCTCGCGCGGTATCGCTACGAGCACACCATCTGCGAAGGGCTGGAGCCCAGGAATTGCCTCGACGAAGAGGAGGAAAGGCTCTGGCAGCTGGCACACGAGTCGGCGAAGAAGTTGTGCGACCGCCACGACATGAGCGCGGTCGAGAAGCTGGCCGAGGTTGCGAAGAAGACCGAGGCCGAGGCAAAGGCCGACGCCGAGCGCGAGGTCGTCTTCTCCCTGGCCGTGGACAAGATCATCGAGGGCTACTCCTCACCAGTCGGCAAGTTCGCGCGAGAGCAGCCTGCGCACGAAGTCGTCCGGCTCGCCATGGCGTTGCTGGAGTACGCGGGGTGCGAAGAGCAAGTACTGCCCATCCTGAAGCTGCTGCACAAGGCGCGCGAGGAGAGCCATCACTACGCCTCGCCGCACGACGCGCCCGTCTGGGCGTGCCCCCGATGCGAGGGCGAGGGGCACATGGGCGGCAGGCCCTACGCGAAGGACGTGTGCAAGCTGTGCGGTGGATGGGGCTACGTGCTCGCCAATGCCGACACCGACTACGACAGCTCGCACGACGGCGACGAGATCGACCTGACATACGAGGGCCGCCAGGCGATCAACAGGGGTGAGACCTGGACACCCGAAGACGAGGCCATCGCCTCCGGCTACGACTCAATCGAGGAAGCGAAGGAAGACGGCTGGCGCGAGCCGGACTGGTTCAAGACGCCCGAGGCCGAAGAGAAGGCAGCGTGACCGAAGAGACCACCGAGACCACCAAGGCTGACGAGAAGCCGGAGATCACTCTGGCCACCCGCACGCGCGGCCTGCGCACGTTCCAGTACTATGGCCTGCGCCACAGGTGGGAGTGGAGGCTCTCCAGTAAGACCCGCGACCTCGTCGCCGCGATGCGCGGGGCCTGGGGAAGTGAGGTCGACATCGTGACGATGCTCGGGGCCGAGCCGCGCGCGCCCTACCAGGACTGGCAGCGCTACGACGCCCAGTTCGAGGTCGTGGACCTCGGCCGAAACAAGGTGAAGGCCGAGGAGATTCTCGAGGAGCTGAAGAAGGAGGCGCAAGCTGAGAAGGCGCTTCGCGAGCACGCGGCCCGCGACCTCGTGAAGGAAATCCGGGACTCGGTGGAAGCCTTCGCCCAGCGCTGCAAGGAGCACCAGGAGGGGATCGCGCGCTCGATCACCAAGAACGGGATCGTCTACACAGCGAAGCACAAGGACATCCGACGTGCGGCCATCGTCGACTTCCAACGCGAGTGGGCCGAGGGGCTGGCCGAAAGGGAGGGCGCTCTGATCGGCCACATTCGGACCGCGCGAACCGAGGCCAAGAGGGAACTGCTCAACGGCAAGACCAAGGGAGACACGAGCTGGAACGCGAACGAGGTCGAACACGCCATCGCGCGAGCCAAGGGCGACGCCCTAGTCCAGTGGAAGAACAAGCTCACCGAGTGGATCAAGTCGTGGACGGCCTGGGAGGAGGCCAAGAAGAAGATCGCAGATCGCAAGCTCCATGTGCTGGCCACCAAGATCACCGAGAAGACCGGCAAGATCAGCTGAGGCCGGGGTAGAACGATCGCATGGCGAAGGACAAGAACTGGAGCAAGGCCAACGAGTTCGAGGCGTGCCCCTGCCCGGCGCCAGGCTGTGACGGCAAGCTGGTCGCGCTCTACAACGTCACCATGTCGGCGCCCTACCCCTGGGAGGGCGTCGGCTTCACGAAGTCCTCGATCAAGACCTCCCGCGTGCAGATCGTGGCCGCCTCCTGGGAGCTGGCCCAGCCGTTCTGTCCGAGCTGCGGCTGGCGATCGAAGGACACGCGGGAGAGCGCCAAGAGCGAGGCGATCCTGCGCCTCATGCGAGCGCTCATCCTGAAGGGCGTCAGCGCAGCCGAGATCCAGGCGATCGTCGGCGACTCGACCAGCACGATCGATGTGCTGGCCGCGACGCACCCTGATCCGAGCGAGAGCTAGCTGCCGCCGTAGAGCTTCCAGATCGGGTAGCTCTTGTAGCTGGTCTGCTTCTTCGGCGGCGGCCACTGCTTCAGCGGCGTGTGCTTCTGCGACTGCTTCGTGGCCGGTGTAATCACGATCCGGCTCGGGCCGATCGGTTTGCCCGATGGCTTGCCGACCGGCATCGTCTTCGGCTTGGGCGTCCGCAGCGCCGAGATCGGCAGCGGCTTCTTCGCCTCGCCGGTCGGCTTCCACATCCGCCTGATCACCGGGAAGAGCTTCGTGACGACCTCCTCCATCCGATAGCTGCGCTTGAACGCGTCGCGCAGCGATACCCACTCGGAGCGGGCCATCTCGTGATCGGTGCCAGACCCCGGCGAGCCGCCGGTGTGCTTCATCACGTAGTAGTGGGTCTCATTCTCCCAGGAGAAGAACATCCCCTTGATCTCCTCAGCCTGGGACTCGATGAACTTGGCCTCCTTGGGGTACTGCTCCTTCATCAGCTTCAGGATGAGCGGAAGGTCGTACTTGCCACGGTCACCGAACTTGCTCTTGGTAACGTGCGCCTGGTTGTTCGCGACCTTCGCACGAACACCGCTCTCCTCCTTGACCTCGCGAGCCGCCCCCTTGTGCAGGCTCTCGCCAATGTCGAGACCACCCTTCGGGAACACCCAGTAGGTGCCGTACTTGGGCGCGACCTGGCAGGCCAGCACCGGCAGATCCCAGAGATCGGGACCCTCGAACGTCTTGAAGACGATGCCACCGGCCGCCGTACGCGGGATGTGCGACATCTTCTTCTTGAAGCCGCTCACCAGATCTCGGAGCTTCTGCTGCTCGGGCGTGAGCTTCGGCTTCGGCTTCGGGAGCCGCTTCGATGCCTTCTTGCCGCCGCCCACGCCCCACCAGCCGGTCTGCTGGAGTTTGTCCTCGTCTCCCCAGCTGGCTCCCGCGAACGGGTCGGCCGAGAGCGCCTTCCCCATCGACTTCGAGACCGACTTCGCCTTCTCCTTCTCCTTCGACTTCCGGCCCTTCTTGCGGTAGTGACGAACGCCTAACTTGAGCAGGAGCTTCATCCGCTCCTTGTCCGTACCGACCCATGCGGCCGTGTGCGGGAGATCTCCCTTGCGGCCAGATCGCTGGAGGTGGTGCTCGAGATTCGAGTCGCTGATGTAGACCCGATCGAGCGCCCAGCGGCCGATCTCAACCTCCACATGGCTCGGGACGCGGAGCTTCTTCGGCCTGGGCTTGCCTGTACCGCCACCGAACTTGCCGCCTGCCTGCATCCAGTCCTTCCAGGTGACGCCCTCGGGCTTGACGCCCTTCTTGAGCATCTCCTTGGTGATCTTGATGGGCTTGGCGGACTTCTTCTCGCGCCTGGCCGATGTCTTGTGACGCGGAGCCGTCTTGAGCGGACGGCGGCGGCCGGAGCGGCCCATCCTGCCTCGACGGGCCTCGAGCAGCAGTGCGGTCAGCGTGGTCATGACCGCGATTCTAACGATCAGCGGGCGCGCGTGCGATCGTCTAGCCCCAGCGCTTCTTGAGGTGCTTGTTCATCTCGTGCTCGATTGACGTCTTCAGCAGACGTCCCACGCCGCTCCCTTCCCACTTGGAGCCACGACGGGTGCGAAGGAGACGGCCGTTCAGATCGGCAGCGATCTGGGCGTGAGTCCACCCCTTCTTCTTCCCCTTCAGGATCCACTTCATGACGTCCTGCTCCTCCTTGGCGCGCACGACGCGCTCGCCGTGTCGACGCCAACCGAAGGGCAGGGTTCCGAAGGGCACGACGCCCTCGGGCCAGGGCTTCTCGGCGTGGGCCTGAGTGGGAGGCGAACAGGTCTCCTCGGCCTTGGGCTCCTCGGGTACGCCCTCGCTGCTCGCCACGTGGTGCTCGTCCGACCCAGCAACCACGAAGTTCTCAGGTAGATGGGGGACCATCGGCAGGATCGTGCCAAGGCGCAAGCGGAGATCGTGGCACACGGTGTCGTCCGGCAGGTGGAGCAGGATCAACTCCATCTCGTCTGCGTCGAGCCTCACGAAAGGCATGGGTAACCACCTCCTGATGTGGTTCTACCCAGCGTTTCCGTGCTCCTTGGACTCGATCTGCATCATCGCCCGGAGAACAGGCGAGGAGCGCCGCACGGGGTCCAGGCCATCGCGTAGGATCCTGAGCGCGACGATCCTGGTCTTGGCATCCCCGTGAGCGAAGACCTCGTCCCGGAAGAACTGGGGCGTCTTCTCGTGAAGGTCCGTCAGGGCGATCAGGTAGTCCGGCAGCATGGCTCTCCTGTTCCTACCCTAGACGTCCGACATCTAGTACGCTCGTCGCACGATCGCAAGTTGGGCTACAATGGGAGCTTACGACTTCTCCTCGTCAGATAATCCACGACGCGGCCACGGTCGCCGGAGCGCTTCGAGGATCGAATCCCGGTCAGCCAGGAGACCCTCGTGCTCCGGCTCCGGCCCGGGTTCCGGCCCGAAGGCTGGAGACGGCTCCCTGGGATGCTCCTTGTGGATTGGCCGAGCTGCGGCCTCGTACTCCTCCCACGTGTAGCTTCTCTGGTGGATCACGCGTAAGAACTCGATGTAGATCGACCCCCGCCGCTTCTTCCTGTACTTCTCCCAGATGCGCGTGCACTGCTCGTTGACGGCGTACTCGCCGTAGGCCCGCCGCGCGATGAGTTCCTTCTCCCGATCTGTCATCCCAGGGGGTCGATCCCGACCTCGCCGAAGCGTGTGCCGACGAACCCGTCGCTTCCGCGCGTGAGCGCCTCTCGCTCCTCGCGCCTGAGGAGATCGCCAAGACGATCCACGACGCTCGCATCGGGGTCCGGGATGATGGTGAGGCCAATCTGGAGGTAGATCTCGCCACTCCGCTCGTCAGCCGATCCGCACTGCAAGTAGACCTCGCCCTCCGGCTTGACCTCCGAACCGAACAGCATTCGCACCAGCTCGCGGATGGTGGCGCTCGGCGAGAACGACTTCGGCTTTAGCCTTGGCTCCGGTCGCGTCGGAACTAGGTGCCTGCGCTTCGCCTTCTTCCTACGAGCCATCAAGGAAGATCGCCTTCAGGGCCTTGCCCACGTCTTCCTGGGCAGCGCTGACCTGCTGCTGCGCCGCGAGGACCGACCCCTGCGCCCGCTTCACGAGCCCGAGGATGCGGAAGGTGGGGCGCAGCGCAGGCGCTCGCTCAACGGCTGACCGGAATTCGCGGATGGCCGCTCGATCTCCCTGGCTGAGGTTCTTCCACCTGGTTAGACGATCGACCTCGTCCCAGACAACCATCCAGTCGCCAGGCGGCAGCTCCCTCGCTTCCTCCTGCTGCCGACCTACAGCCGCCATCGCGGAGAACATGGCGCGCTTCTCCCGCTTGCGCTCCTCCTCGCTCCATCCCATCGGCGGCTCGGCATCAAGCTGATATGCGTTTTGGAAGACGAGCAGCAGCCTCTCCCAGGTGATCAGCGGTAGCCCGATCGTGACAGCCTCGGCGGTCACGCGTCGCCTTCCAGCCCAGCCAGCTGGGCCTTGATCGCCTTCATGTACCAGAGATTCTGGATCTCGTCGTCGGTGATCTTTCGGACCTGCTCCGGGTCCTTGATCGGCCCCCAGAACGAGCCGCAGCCGAAGATGAGCTTGCCGAGAGCGGGCACGAAGATCGCCGGGTTGCCGTGCCCAGCGCACACGTGAAGCTGACCCGTCTCGTCGTCATAGCTGATGCCGACGCTGATCGGCAGATCGCCGATGAGGATGCCGAAGTAGGTCTTGCCCTCGTACTCGTCGCCGCATGGCCGGACGCTGACGAACGTGCCCGGCTTGCGCCAGTTGAGCCTGTTCTCTTCGAGCCACTCGAGCAGGCCCGATCCACGGACGTCGGTGATCTCGATCGGGTACTTGAGCTTGGACGGCGGCAGACGGCCGATCTCGATCAGATCCTCGGCCATGCCGTCGAGGCCCTCGCTGTCCGCCAGCCTCTCGCAGAGCGCACGGTGCTCCTCCTCGACTTGTCGTAGTCGGGCGAGGCTAGCCTTCAGCAGCTCGCGCGGCGAGAGCTTCTCCTCGGAGAAGACCTCGTCCTCCGCTTGGCACAGAGGACACCGCTCATCCTTCGTCGGCTCCTCGCATCCCTCGCTCGCACAGGTACGCATCTCGCCCCCAGACATCGGACCTCCTGATCTGACGCTCGCTCATGGTGACGTTCTACCCAGCTCTCCGAGCAGATCTACGGCCGAGTCGATCTCCGTACGGAGCCTGCGTATCTCCGCGCGCAGTTCGTCGCTTTCGACCTTCGCTGTCGGCTTCCAGTGGGTGCCGCAGTCGGCACAGACCTCGTCCTCACTACTGACTCCTCCAGGCCCGGTGACGATCACGTGCTGCTGAATCACGTTCATCGCCCCGATGACCGCGCTGTTGCCAGCGAGTAGAGAGCCGGGCGGAGCTGCGGCCTCCCGACGACGTTGCTCGATCCTCTTCTTCCGCTCCTCCAGCGAGTCGCGCAGCATCATGAGCGCGCGCATGGACACGCGCGAGCCACAGGACGGGCACGGCGGGCCGGGCGTGAGCGGAACAAGAGGATCGTTCAGCGATCGTCTCCCTCCCCGTGCAGGACGCCGCGCTCCTTCCGGGATGCCAGCTTGGCGACGTTGCCCTCGAGCACGTCGTTGACCTTGAAGCCCAGCTCGGTGCAGGTCTCCGAGAAATACCAGGCGATGTCGCCCAGCTCCTTCGCGAACCGCTGGTCACCCTTGATCGAGGCGAGCGTCTTCCCGCCGCGCAGGGTCTTCTTGACCTTCTCGGCCAGCTCGCCCAGCTCGCCCATCATGCCGAACATCGTGTAGACGATCCTGGCCTCCTCCTGCGAGATCGGCTGGACCGTTTCCACGTAGATCGCGGTCGTCCTGGTCTTCTCCTGATAGGCGTTGCCGTCCATACTCAGTCCTCTACTGGTGTCAGCGCACCCAGCGCGTCGATCGCGTCCAGGTGCTCGGTGAGTCCGATCTTGAGAATGCGCTCCAGCTCGTCCGCGAACTCGTCACGGTACCGCCTGGCGAAGAAGCGGAAAGCGTCGAGCGTAGCCTCCATGCACCGCTGTAGGTGCGGGATCGACCGCCTCTGGATCTCCTCCACACTGAGATCCACGTGCGCGTAGCGCGGCCTCGTCGGGTGGTAGCCGCCGCGCACACGATGGGTCTTCGGCTCGGCCGCGAGCCTCATCGTGTGGAGAGCTGTTCGCACCGTGGCCGCGTTCCACTGGACATCGTCGTAGCCCAGCTCCCGGCCGCGCACGCCGAGGTAGCCGCCGATGCCATCGAACACGGCCGCGAGCTTCTTCCAGCTCACGCCGCGTGCGACACACTTGTCGAAGAGTCCCTGTAGGCCGACGATACGGTCTTCCACACCGAGGTTCTACCCAGCTCGCCAGACACCCGAGCCACGTCGAGCATCTCGACGCGGTTGGTGAGTTCTAAACGACTTACGGGCGCGGCGTCTTCAGCTTCCGCCGCTTCGCGGGCGGCGGCAGCGCTTCCCCCGGGTCTTCGACGGGAGCAGTCCCCACGCCCGTGCGCGAGGAGCCCTGGGCAGGCGAGCTGTAGCGGTGAGGGAAGTCCACAGCCTCGGCCGTCAGGAACGCCCCGGCTGCCCACCCGCGCCAGTACTCGGCCGCGTCGCTGTGCCCCTCCTCGTCATCCTTCTCGGCCCAGTCGCGCGCGCGGAGCGCGAGACGATGAGTGCTCTTGCTGCCCGGGTCGTCGCCCTTGCCCTTCTTGGCCGTCAGGAACGAACCGACAGCCCACCCGCGCCAATACTCGGCCGCGTCGTCGTGACCGTCCCTGGCATCGATCCTGGCGCGCCTCCTGGCGAGCAGCGCCAGCGGATGCACCCATTTGCTGCCCCCTCCGGTCTTGCTGCCCTCGGCCTCGCAGAGCGCGCAGCAGACGCCCAGGGTCACCACCTCGCGCCGCTCGAGCACCGACGAGAGGCCATCGCCGAACAGCTCCTCGTCCTCGCGCAGGTCCACGCGCTTGTCGGGCGCCATGAACGTACGGAAGCGGTCCATGATGTCCTTCGTGAGCTTGTAGCGACTCTGGATCTTGTGCCCCTTGCCGATGTAGGCCGCGAAGATCTCGGCGAAGTCCTCGTAGCGCTTCGTCGCCCCGTAGGAGCTGGGGAAGTCGCCGTGCTTCTTCCCCTTCTCGGTTGGCTTCTTCGCGAGCCCGAAGTACCAGGCGTAGGTCTTCCTGCGCGCGCGAGGGATCTCCCGATAGTAGTAGTGGTGTCCCATCTCGTGGACCATCGTGGTCATGATCTTGGCCGGAGTCTGCTTCGCGCCGATCGTGTTCACGAAGATCTCGACGATCTTCGTCTTCATGTCGTAGTTTCCCAGCGCCGTGCCGGTGCGGAGGTGCATCGTCACGTTCGGCAGCATGAAGCCGAAGCCGCGCTTCTTGAGCAGGTCCATCGAGTCCTTGCAGGCCGTCGCGTAGCGGTCCCAGGTCTCCTGGTCCACGCCCAGGTCGTTGAACAGCATGATGCCATTCACCTTCGCCTGCTTGGGGCCAGGCTCGCCGACTGCCCACGGCTTCATCTTGGGCTTCTTCCCGGCCTTCGCGATCTGCACGTGGTGCTCGGGAGGCTTCTTACCCTTGGTCTTCTCCGACTTCATCGAAGCCAGCGCGCCAGCGAGGGTCGCGCCGTCGCCCCGGTAGCGATAGTGCGGCTTCGGTTGTCCCTGGAGCTTGACCGTGAACGAGCCATCCGGGCGAAGCCGGATCTTGAACCGGCCACCGCTCTTGAACGAGTAGTCGAATCCCTTCCCAAGCGTCGTCGAGTGCTTGTCGACCTTGAGCGGCTTGCCAGCGAGCTTGCTGGCGGCTTCCTCCACGTCCTTGAGGAATGCCTTGGACCCCTTGGGCTTCTTCGCCTTCTTCTTCGCCTTCTTCTTGGTCGCCTTGTAGTCCTCGGTCACGGTCGCACCGAGCGGCACCCGATACTTCTCGTGGCCCCACAGCTCCAGGTCGGTCACCTTCCAGCTCCCTTCGGGCCTGTGGCCCTTGTAGGCCGGTTCGCCCGGGTTGATGTAGGCCAGCGTCGCGTGCGCCTTGAACTGTTCGGCGTAGCCCTTCTTCTTGTCTTCGTTTGGTCCATACGTGTGCGCGATCGGAACACCGGCCTGCTCGGCCGCCTTGCGGATAGCCGCGTGCAGATCGTTGAGGCTCGCCTTCTCGGGCCAGGCGTTGCCGATCATGTGCGGGATCGTCTGGCCGTTGTTGTTCGTGAACTCGCCGTAGCCGCCCATCCGCATCAGGAAGGGCTCGTGCTTCCGAGCGACCTTGCCGACCACATCGACCAGCTTCCCGTAGTCAGCTGGCGAGAGATCACCGGCGTAGAGCACCGTGAAGTGCGGGACCGAGTCGTCCTCCTCGCTCTTGTCCGGGAAGTAGCGAGCCAGGTTCGACGGCACCGGCAGGAAGACGCCGCAGGACATCGTGCCGTCCTTGTTGACCTCGCGCCCCTCTCGAAGAGGCGCGTAGACGTCCAGACCAGACAACCGCTCGATCTTGCCGCGCATGGCCAGCCTACTGGCCGCCTTGACGACGGTTCCTCGCGCTCGACCGATCTTCCTGGCCAGCGCGGTCGCGCTGATGGTGTTCCCTCCGGTCAGCGCGTTCACCTCGGCCAGCACCAGATCCGCAGTCGTCTCCTTCCCCTCGACGACCGGCCCAGACCCCTTCCACGAGACGCCGAGCTTGGCGAGCTTGGTCTGGCGAATGTCGGCCTTGCGCGACTGGTAGCCCCACATCCCCGGCTCGCCCAGCCCGCCGCCGTGCACGTACAGCTCCCAGACGCGGTTCGCCGTCGCCTGATCGCCCTTCGCCAGCGCGGCCTTGATCTGCTCGGCCGCCTGGGCCGCGTTCTTGGGCATCTTGACGCTGGCCGCAGCCTTCTTCTTCGCGACCAGCTTCTTCTTGGAGACCTTCCGTCGGCCCTTGGTGAAGTCGGCACCCTCATCGAGGACCCCGACAACA